AGATCGGGGTCAGCGTCCGGCGCCGTGCCGACGAGGCCGATCACGTTGGACTTGACGGTCTCGACCGGGCCGGAGGGGCTATCGAGCTCGATCGTCTCGATGCCGTGGAGATATTGAACAGTCACGTAGGGTTCTCCCAAACGAAAAAAGCCGCCCGGTTAGGGGCGGCCGAAGGGGTGGATGTTGATGGTTACGGGCGGAGGATCAGGTCAGAGCGATGCGGCCAAGCGGAAGAGAGCCACGAGGTCGTCGTGAGACTTTCCGAGCGCCGTCATTCCTGCTTCCCAGAACGGGTTGTCGAACTCGAACGAAGAGGCGTACTGCCAAGCGTCCTGGACGTCTTGATCCTGGCTGCTGACGAAGTCTTCGACGGCCTGCCTGAGACCAGTCGCTGTCAGCGCCTTCCGGATCTGCCAAGGGGTGACGGACGGAGGCGGAAGGTCTTCAAGGGTCAGAACGTGCTCGACCTTGCCTTGCGCATTGCGGGCGAAGGTTTCGCTGACCAGCCGTTTGTCTGACGGGACCGGGGCGCGCTCGACTCGGTAGATGCTCTCTACCGCGAGATCGTCATCACTCCAGAGTTCAGTGATCTGCCACGGGTGCAAAACATCGCCATTGACGATGGTTGCGCCCCACGGCAGCTCCTCAAAGACATTGGGTGAGGTCTCGCGGACAACTATGATTTCCACGTTAGCTCCATGTGAGTCTGGCGGAAGCATTTGAACCGCCGGGGCCGTTCAGCTGCCCGTTAACATCGTAGATTCCGCCAGCGCCGCCCGCCTGACAGACAAGGCTGTAGGCAGCTGCGACGACCGGCGCACCTGGCTGGCCCCAGGTCCACGTCTTTCTGACGTAGCCGCCGTAACCGCCCGCTCCTCCGAAGAAGGAGTCGTTATAAATAGCTCCGGCGCCACCAGGATTGCCGGCGCCAGCGGTGTTGATGTCGCCGCCGCTTGCACCACCAGGAGCGCCCGGAATACCATGCTCATCGCTACCAGCGCCGTCGCCGCCGCCCTGTCCGCCAAAAGCGTAGATCGTCCCCGATGGTCCGGCGAAATAACTTGTTCCGCCAGCCGTTGCGACGCTTCCGGGCCCAAAGGAGGCTCTGCCGCCGCCTCCGCCTGCACCCCAGATCTCCAACACCAGAGTGTTGTATTCCTGGATGACAGGAGCATAGGAGCCATAGCCGAAGCTCTGACTGCCAGGGAAAACCTGCGGCTTCAGTGACCCGACCCGAAGACGGTTGAGGAATGGAAGCAGCATCAGTTGACCTTCCACCCCGCGGCGAGCCACCGCGTATTGATCGCCGTGTAGATGGCCGTGAAGATGAGCGCGTAGGCACTAGCCGCCGTGTACACGGTAGGGACCACCCCGTTCGGAAACTGAATGCTCCCGTTCCAACTCAACGTGCGAGAGCCAGTGGGGTCTTGGATGAAGTGGACATCGACGGTCTGACCGTCCTTCGCGTTGATGAAATTCACCGTCACGTTGCCAGTCAGGAAGACCCTGAAACGACTACCCTGGCTACAGTCGATGTTCAGGTTGCCCGAACCACTGTTTCCAAGTTCGACGAAGCCAGCCGCAGCCCATGCTCCATCGACAGTCACAGCACCAGCGTTTGTGTTGTTGCGGATTTCAGCGGTGGTAGCGACGTTCTTCGTCGAGATCGTGCCGAGCCCAAGGTTGGTCCGGCCATTCCCCTGTTGGGTCGTGGTCAGGCCCTGCGTGTTGACGTCGACGCGAAGCCGATTGCCAAGCGATGCCGTGATGGTTGCAGAGAAGCTTGCGTCCCCGCCGAGTGCGTCAGACAGCTCTTTGAGCGTGTCGAGTGCGGCAGGGGCCGCATTGATCAGGTTGGCGATCTTGCCGTCGACATACGTCTTGTTCGCGTAGTTGGTCGGATCGAACGTCCCGGCATTGTCGGCCGCCAGCTGCGCCGCATCGCGAGCCGCGAGGGTGTCAGCCTTCATTTGGGCGATGTCAGTCTTATCAGCCGAAGTGAGACCGGCGTTCGTACTGGCCTGATCGCGATAACCGAGCGCTGCGTCACGCGCGGCTTTAGCCTGGGTCAGAGCGTCAGCAACAGCCTGAGAGACTGCCGTTCCGACATAGATGATCCAGTCCGAGAACGGGCCTGCGGCGCCATAGATCTGCAGCGGCTGAACGACGAGCTGGCCACTGTTCCTGTCCCATGACAGAAGCTTGGCGAACGCATAGTCCGTCATGCTTCCTTCCCGGCAGATCGTCAGATACGGCGACGGCGCAAACAGCTCGCGCTCGGCGGCGTTGCTGATTGCAAACGTCTGCGACGTGGCAAGGTCGAGCGTTACCGTGGAGCTGGAGTGAGCGAGCAGGAATCCCTGCTCGGACACCAACGTGATCTTGTCGAGGGCCGGCGCCAGGACGAGATCGAGGCGGTTAAGGGCGAGACCCTCAATGTACGCCGTCAATCCGTCGATGGCGTCGAGCCCATCTTCGTTGAAAGAAACTCGACGATCGATATCCTCGAAACGCCGGTTCCAATAGTCGGGGTCGCCGAGGTTATCCCTCGGCTTTACCCGGTAGTACTGATCGTACCGGCGCGCCATGGCTTAGACCTCTTCGAAGCTGGTGATTGCGTCCCCGTGCTGGGCGATCTCGGAGCCCTTGAGGGTGACCTCGTTGCCGGGGCGCGCCCAAATCTTGGGAGCGACCTCGACCGCGCGAGCCAGCTTGATGCGATACTGCTTGTCCGGATCGATCTGCGGGGTCGTTTGGGTGTCTGCCATGGTGGCCTCTTACTTGGTGTAGAAGGTCCGCTCGGCGACGTGGTACGTCACCTGCGGAGAGTTGGTGGTTCCCGTCTGCGAGACCGTGAACTGCGTGGTGCCGCCGGGAAGACTGAACGTGTAGGTCTTCTCGTAGCGCTTCGCCGTCGTGTCCTTGACCTTCGAAACGGTCGTGACGGGGCTGTAATCCGTCGATCCGACTCGAACCGTGATGCCGTAGGTGTGCGGCGTCGGATCGAACATTTCGAGCAAGTTGACGAAGGTCAGGTTGTTCGCGACGGCAGACATCGCCGGCACGGTCATCGTGGTCGAGACGTGCTTGAACGCCGTCTTCGGCCGCGACACGCTGACGCGCGATCCGGTCAGATGCAGGATCGGCATCATGTCGGTGGTGCCGACGAAGCGAGCCCTGAACTGAGCGAGCGGCGGAGCGACTGCGAGAACTCCGGCATTGTCGGAGATCAGAGGCTGCCACTGACCGGTACCGTTCGGCCGCATTTCGTAGATCAGCTCGCACGATCCGGGCACCCACTGTTCAGCCAGGATGTCGATATCCCGGAAGCCGCCATCGAGGTTGATCGGAGCGAACTCGATCGCGACCTGAGACGAAGCGAACTGAGCGCCGTAGACCTGGAGCATCATGTCCTTGGTCAGGTCGCCCATGTAGTAGATGCCATCGGTCGAGTAGAAGAACGTGCCGTCCAGATAGGACTGACCCGAGGTCATGCCGATCTGGTGGTTCGCGTTCGAAATGAACACGAAGGCGTACCGCTTGCCCTTCGCGAGGAAGGTCGGCTGGATCGGGCACAGGTTCCAACCCGTGACGATGTTTGCCTGAGCGTAGGTCGTCTTCAGACAGACCTTTTCGAGGTCAGGCTGACCGGCAGTCACTTCGCACAGCGCGATGTGGATGTCTTCGTTCGCGGCCTTGGCCGAGATGTAGAAGCCGATCTGGGTCGCGATGATGTCGTTCGAGACCAGGAAGGTCTGAGCAACCTGGGCGCCCGTGATGTTGAGGTTCGTGGTGACCTCGTACATGAACGGCTCTTGCCAGGTGTCGAGCCAGTAGTAGTCGGTGCGAGACCAGGCGTAGGGATGATCCCAGGTCGCGCCGTTGTTCTGAACCGTCGAGAACTCCACCGAGGAGAAGTCGTACAAATTGGTCGCCGGGACAGCTTCACCGGGCGTGCCGTAGCTGTTGCCGTTGGTGCAGACCGTGTAGCTGCCGCCGTAGCGGATGCGCGAGCGGGCCATGTAGCCCACCTTCATCGAATGCACCTGGTAGCCGTACTGCGCGATGCCGAGCGACTCGGTGTAGGAACCGGTCTGGATCTTCAGCACGTTGCTGTACTTCGGCATCAGATAGCCGCCGGCCGCCGCCGCGTTCGGGTCGTTCGCCGAGAACAGCGAAATTTCGAACTGGTTGGCGTTGGCATCGTTGAAGCGAATGCCCTCCTGGACCTTCGCGTCGTATCCGAGCAGCTTGGTGTTGTTGTAGTCCGACTTGTTCGGCAGCAGGAAGAAGTCAGCGTCGAAGCCGGAAGCGTCGTCCGGATAGCGCAGGCTCTCCTTCACGCGCGCCAGATCGAGATACACGCGGGACAGATCGGATTGGCTGCTCAGGCCGGTGACGCGGTTGGCGAGGTCCGCAAGATCGGACGCAAGCGAGGTAACGCGCGGCTCGATGATGGAGCGGAAGGCCTCCAGCAGATCGGTGCGGAGGTCGAGAGCGTCGGTCGAAACGACCGCGTTCTGGTCCTGCATGTCAATCGAGATGACCTGCGTGGTGTCCAGCATCACATTGGCGATCACGACGTGGGTCGCGGGAATTGCCGGGGGGACCGGGTCAGCAGCCTCTGCGCCGGCCGTGAAGACCAACTGGACGTCGCGGGAGTCCGTCATGGACACAGCGCGCGGCTCAACCGTGCCGGTGTCGACGTCGGTCAGGTAGTCGCGCGTCTCGATGTCCGTCTCCGTTTCCTGGCCAAAGGCCGAGACGGTGACGATGCGGCGGGCAGCGGCGGCCACGTAGGTGGCGAGCGACTGCGTCAGGACAGAGCGGCGTCCGTAGACTGCGCCCATGTCGTAAATGCGACCTGCACCGATGGTGACTTCGACCTGGCCGGTCTTGGAGACCATCAGGCCGGAATACTTCCGGCTGGCGCTCACCGCGTCGGAAACGATGTTGTCCATCGCCGCCTGCACGTAGTCCTGCAGGTTATTGTGGTCGGTCGCGACCTGCTCCTGATAGTCGCGGAAGATTACTTTGCGGTCCATTGAAGGTCTCTCGTTGCGCACGAAGACGCCCACCCTCCCCCGCGGAAGGATGGGCCTATGTGCATCGGTTTATGATCAGATGACGATGGGATCGCCCGCCCAGCGAGGCAGGCCGGCGATAAACCCAGGCTTGGTGTTGGTGTCGAGCACGATCTGGTCGGAGAGGCGCTTGGCGGCGATGATCGCCTGCCTGTTCTTCGCCATCAGCGTTCCATCATGCGGAGTCCAGAAGCGGGACCTGGGCACGAAGGTGTCGTTGAGGCGAGCCTTGTACCGGCTCCACTTCGTTGACATCGCGACCTTCAACTCGGCCGTCTTCGGCTTGATGCCGTATCGGCCAACGCCCATGAACTGGATCGAGGGTCGTTTTGCCGGGTATTCGACCGAAGCGTCGTACACCGGGTAGCGCAGGAAAACGCGGGTGCCGGCGCGAGACGGGACAAAATGCTTCTTGTAGTTCACCCTGTTGGAGTAAACTGCGACCCCGGTGTCGTGACCGGGCTGCGTGACCATTTCGGCTTGCGCCTGGACCGGCTCCAATTGAGGGCCGACCGTGCTGCGCCATGGTGCCGTTTGGATCGGCTCGATCGTCACCACCCGCTTGAAAGCGGTGGACGGGATCGGGAACTTCTTCTTCTGCCGCATTGGAGTGTTGCAGAAGAGAGAGTAAGGCAACCGGGTCTTGATGAAGAGCCGGAAGTAGGCCCCGAAATTGTCGACCTTGGTGTCTGTCTCTGTGCCGTTAACGACCCAACGCGCTCGGCGAGCGGCGCGGCTTTCAGCTCCATTCGGATATGGGAACTTGCCGTTCAGGAAGCGATGGGCGCGTTGACCGCCCATGAACAACCGATAACCGTCAGTCGAATTTTCGTACTCATTCCACACCCTCACCTGCGGCAGCTTGGCGAGCCAGGCTTCGCGCTGATCTTTCGTCAGCGACGGGCCGGAGAACAGCGTGGCCGGCGGCGTGGTTGCTTTCAGCAGCTTGCTGTCCACGAGATCGAGATAGGTCTCAATGCCCTGCAGCGTGCCCTTCAGGCGATGATGCTTGATGGCGTTCGCGACGACGCTTCGACGTTTGGTGATCGGCCAAGAAGAGTCCCAGAGATCGACCGAGAGAGCCCATGCCAGATAAGGCAGCAGGTGCTCCGGACATTCCCAAGGGTTCCAAAGGAGCCGGATCGGAATGTTCAGATCGAGCAGACGATCGACCTGAGAAGCCAGCGTGCGCTCGTACTCGGTAGCGTTCGGCGCCAGGATGTGATCCATCCGGCGCGTCGGAAACGTCGCCATGACTTACTCCACCCTGAGCTGAAGCGGCGTAATCGCGGCGCTCTCGATGAGGGTGCACTGGTCAGTGTCGATCACGACGTTTTCGGCCGGCGAGATCAGATCGACGGACTGAACGCCCTCCTGGTTGAGGGCTGAAATGACTGCGGACCGGGTGAGATCGCGGCCGATCAGCGAGACGTTGGCGCGCACCTTGCTCAGGGCGGTGCCGATGTCTGCCATGACCAATGCTGCGTCCGGGCCGGGATAGAGCGAGATGTTCGCGACGATCTTTGTACGGATCACCTTGACCGGCACGACGCTGATCACGTCGGTGAGCGGCTTGATGCCCTTCGAATTGAGGCGGTCGCGGACCTTCAGGATGACGTCGGTGGCCGGCACCGGATTGCTTCCGGAGGCCATTACGCAGATCCTGACGCCGCCCTTGTCGTTCATCTTGACCGCGGTGATGTCCCGAACATTGACGGGATCGGCGGTCAGGCCCTGAAAGATGTAGGCACCTTCCGAGCCGGCGGTCGTGAAGGCCTCAGGGGCCATCTGCGCGCGGCGGCGGAGGCTGTCGTCAGTCTCGCCCGCGGCGCGCTCGACGCCGAAGAATGCGGAAAGATTGTCGAGGTCTGCCCCCTTGGAGAAGGCCAGCATGACGGCGCGAGCCGCCGCGTTGACGCGGGCCCGCACCAGCATTTCGCCGTAGGCCTCAGCCTCCAGGATGATGTTGGTGGGTGACTGCTCCAGGTTCAGAGCCGCCGCGAGCTTGCTGTTCTTGGCGAGGACCTGGTCCTTATAGGTTTGGACCAGGCTCTCGTATTCGATCGTCTCAATGACGTCCGGGGGCGGCAGTCGCGCGAAGTCGATGTACAGCGCGGGCGACGTGTAGTTGGGCATTGGACCCTCGCTAGATGTTTACTTTGACCCGCTTGAGTGCGGCATCAACGAGGTCGACACCCTCGATGGTGATCGTGATCTCCCCTGAAGCATCGAACTCATCGATCGAGACCCGCGTCACCTTGAACTCGGGCTCATAGCTGTTGATCGCGGCAATCGCCGCCATCATGCCGGCCATGAGGACTTCCTGGTTGCCAGGCTTGTCCTGCATGTCGATGAACTTCGATCCCCACCACTGGCGCATCAACCTGGTGCGCAGCCTGGTGGTGAGGATGACGTAAATGCTTTGGCTGATACGATCCCAGCCTTGGATCAACGCCCCTGTGAAGCGGTCGACGTCGATGAGGTGCTCAGTTGACGTTGTCGTCGCCATTGGCCGGCGCCTCCTCCACAACAACAGCCGTGGAGGGCTTGCGCTTGACTGGCTTGGCCTCGGCAGCGGGAGCGGCAGGCTCCGAGGATGCGGTCGTCTGCTCCTCGGTTAGCGCGTGCGCCCGGTACTTGGCTTCCTTGGGGAAGAGCCAGATAACGGAGTCCTTCGCGAGAAGGATGCCGTCGTGCCAAAACGGCGCAGCGACCACGTACTTTTTCTTTTTCTTGATCATTGGTCTCTTTCGTTAGGAGATGTTGGCCCAGACCCTTTCGGATGGACCACCCTCCGTCATGACCTTGAATTGAGCCTGCTCTTTCGGGCCGCTCACTCCGAGATTGACTCGCGTTTGACTGATGTTGACCCAGCGACCGTCCACGCCGACAGCGCACTCATTGGCGCCCTTCACTTCGACGTATTCCTGCTGGATCGTGACCCGTGAGGCGTCCTTGCCCTGGGTGATGACGATCTCCTCGTCGGACAGTTTGATGTTCGACTGGTCTTCGCCGTAGGTGACGTTCAGCTGGTCCTCTTTCCAGGTGACGACGGCCTTCTTGTCCTTGAACTGGATCTTGACCTGGTTCTCGTCCATGAGAATGTCGGCCTTGGCCTTGTCCTCACCGAACCGAATGTGGACCAGCTTCTCGTCCTGCCGGTAGTACGACTTGCTCTTGCCGACCGTCTTGAGGATGAACTCCTTTGTCGACTTGATCTGCGTGACGCCGTCGTCGCCCTCTTCCGGCACTTCGGGAAGCTTGGGTGCGTCTTCTTTCTGCTGGCCGCCCATCGCCGCCGGGACGCCGGCACCGCCACCAGCGCCGCCGCCAATCATGCTCCCGACCGAACCTAGAAGGTTGCCGGAAGTGACTTGGCTTGCGATGCCCTGGATGTTGCCGAGCTGGGCGAGGTCGGGGAGGCCCGACATTTTCGCGATGTTGCCGATGCTGGCGATGTTGGTGAGCTGCGACAGATTGCCGAGCTGCGGCACAACACTCGCCAGCTGAGAGAGGTTCGCCAGGCTCGAGATATCGAGGTTCGCGAGGTTGCCCAGGCTGGAAAGCGAGGCGATGTTGCCAAGCGCACTGAGGTCCAGGCCGCCGAGGCCGCTGAGCATGCTGGAGAAGTCCATGCCGCTCAGGCCTGCCAGCTGACCCATGCCGGCCAGGTCACCGAGCCCGCCGATGTCGCCCAGGCCGCCAATGCCGCCGGACTTCTTCTTGGACTTGATGATGAGGTGGTGCGTGTCTTTGGTCTGGTGCTGCCAGTGCTGCTGATCCTCTTTCTCGTGGATCAGGCCGACAGTCTCGTCCTGCTTGCCGTGCGGGGACGGGGTCTTCGGACCGTAGTGGAAGGGCTCGACGGTCGATAGCTCAGCCTGTCCGCCGACAGACCGCATCAGGACTTCCTGACCAACCTTCGGGGGCACGGAGAACTTCATGGTGCCGTGAGAGAAGCTCTGCCACGGCTGCCAGTCGCTGCGGACAGTGCCCTCGCCGCCCATGGGGTCAGCGTTGGACTGAGACCCGCTCGGGGTCTGGTCCTGGCCGTCATTCATTTTGACGTACCAGCGGTCCTTCTCGTACTTGACTTGGACGACCTTACCGAGGCGCTCCTTGTTCTCGAACTTGCGTTCGAGATCCTGCATGCGTCGCTCGATCGACAGAAGTGCCCTCATTGTTACTCCTCGACAGTGAAGTCCGTCTGCTCGTCGTTCTGCTTGCCGTCCGCCATGTGGACGTGGCCGCGCGTGTGATTGGACCGCGGCAGCTGGTTGATGCGCTGTCCGGTGGCAGGGTCGTAGAAAAAGTCGCGGGCGAGGACTCGGTTATGGCCGATGGTGAGATCGCTCTCCCATTCCACGACGCCGATCGACACGCCTTCGCGGCGGAGGACTGGCTGGCTGAGCCTGCGGAACTTGACCATGGTTGCCGGCGCCGCATTCGGGTCGCCGAATTTATTGAGGTTCGCCTCGATGGCGATGGTCTCGACGTATTCCCAGGCACGGGCGTCGCCATCAAGGGCGACAAACCTGTTCTCGTCGATGATGACGATCACGACACGGAGCCGCGCGTTCAACTCTCCGGTAACCTCGTGGTCTCCGGTCGAGTTCATCACAGCGACACGGGCGGACGGCGTCTTTACCGTCCACTCTGCGATGTCGTGCTCGTCGAATTGGCCGTCGTACCAGTCGACATCCATGTCGGGGTACAGGGCCTTGACAAAGTCGATGATCCGGTTGCGGAAGTCGACGATCTTGCTCATCAGTCGCCTCCATGCGCCAGATAATCGCGGATCATCTTGGAGATCCGTCGCTTGTTCTCGTCCGAGAAGCCCATGAACGGGCGCGGCGGGATCCGCTTGCCCTTGATCATGCCTCGCGTCCGCTTCACACCGTCCTGCAGGTAGGACGAGTAGGACTCGCCTTGCTTGTTCAGGGCCGTGGAGCTGAGCACGAAGCCGTCGTGGCTGATGTCTTGGATCTGAATGCCCCTGGACAACTCACCGCTGTCGAACAGGACGCTGTCGCTTCCGTTCCGGAGCTTGATGGTGACGTCGCGGAGCGCCGCCCAACGTTCGCCGTCAGGCCCGGTCTTGCTCCGCACGATGCGGTTGACCGTTGATCGCTTCATGTACTCGGCAGCTGCTGCGTAGACTTCCTCCAGGTGGAGCGTGTCATGCAGCAGGCCGGCGATCCGCTTGTTGAGCTTGCGGAGGTCGCCGGAGTCGATCTTGACTTGCAGGTCGGCCATCAGGCCCTCCCGCAGTCGAACGAGCCTCCCGAGCGCTTGACGTTCGGATCGGTCGTTGTGGTCGTGCCGTCGCCATTGTCGACGGTCGTCGGCGGCAGGCCGAGGCCAACCTTGCCGGTTGAAATCTTCTCCAGCAGAGCCAGAGCGTCCTCATATCGCACCCGCATCTCGTCGGTGCGGCTGGTGCGGCCCAGCGCCATCTTGTAGATGGCGATGTCGATCGCACAGTTCCTCACCACGCCGGGCGTGGGGACGACTGGGATCGTATACTGAGCGGACAGATAGGCGTCGCAAATCTCGTCGGCGCCCTCCAGCCCCTTCGCCACAACGGCAGGGTCCGGCGTTCCGTCTCGGTCGTAATCGGCTACGCGCACTAGGAGGTCGGTGCCGTAAAGCTCGTCGATGTCCTCTTTGGTCGCGTAGCCCATCACAGGTCCTTACTTCTTGGCCTTGCCTTTGGCCTTCTTCTTCTTCGAAGCGGTCGTCTTGGACTTGTCGGCGCCGGCATCAGCCTCGCCTTCGTCTTCGTCCCCGTCTTCGTCGCCAGCCTCGTCACCGGTTTCGTCACCAGCTTCGTCACCAGCTTCGTCGGCGTTCTCGTCGCCGGCCACTTCGTCAGTGGTGTCGGTCTGCTCGGGCTGATCGGTCGCTTCCACGACCTCGGCCGTTTTGGGTTCGACCGGCTCAGCGGCGGGCGCTGCCGTCGCTTCAGACTGCTCGACATTGCCGTGCAGGTTGGCGAAGCGGGCCTCTCTGACCTCTTCCGAAGTCAGCCGATGCGTTCGGTTCTTGCGATACGCAGCTGCCTCGCGGGTGCGAAAACCCTTCGTTCCAATCATGAATGTCTCCAGAGTCACAAAGAGCCCTCCCCGGTCTCCCGAGGAGGGTCTTGTGTTTCAGCTAACCGTCAGAGACGATTACGACGCCAGCATGTGCTTGAAGGCGACGATGCGGACGATCTTCGGATCGTAGACGCGCTGCCAGTTGGTCGTGGTCGCCAGCTCGGCGTTGGACGGCGTCACGCCGGCCTGGGTGCCGCCCAGCCACTTCACGCCGCGGGGATGCATGACCCACTGACGGCGGTTCACGATGTACTCCTGGCCCATGCCCTTCAGAGCCTGGCGCTCGACCTCCACCGGAACCTTCGGGGAGCGCTCGCCGTAGCCGATCGCGCCGGGGCCGAAGATGTAGGAGGTGAACACGCGGGTCGCGCCCGAACCCGAGACGGGCATGCCGTCGTCGACGATGACAGTCTTGCCGAGGTAGGTCGGGACCGTCAGCTTGCCCTGGCTGTCGGGCACGAAGTCGATCAGGTCGGCCTTCACCATCGCCTTGAGGGTCAGGGAGTGGACCGCGACGGCGTTCAGACCGCCCTGCTCGTCACCGAGCAAGAAGGCCGCGTCGATGAAGGAGTCGGCGTCGAAGTACTGGGCACCACCGGTCAGCGCGGAGATGTCGTTGACGTTCGCAGCCATGCCGGCCGAGCCCATCGCGCCCGTGAGGGTCGAGAGCAGAGCGGTCTGCATGCGCTTGTTCCACCAGTCGGCGAAACGGTTCGCGATGGCATCGATCGGGTCGGCGCCGGACAGGTCGGCCGCCAGGTCGGTCGAGCCGAAGGCCTTACCGCGCAGCAGCTTCACGGCCACGTCCTGGCCGGTCGTCATGTGACCAACGGTCAGGTCGGTGGTGTCGTCGAGCACCTGCTCGGCGTCGGAGGCGTCGAGGTCGTTGAAGAACGGCATGTTGACCGTCTTGCCTTCGATCTCGGCGTCGATGACGCTGGACAGGTCGGTGATGATCCCCGACGTGAACAGTTCCGACTTCTGCGTCGAAAGAACCTGGACGTACTTGTTGAACTTGGTCGGGACGATCATGTCCGCGAGAGCAGTTGCAGTCATTTCTCACTCTTGTTGTTGTGGACTGGCTGCAGCTTTTGCATTCAAGCAAACGCCCGGACAGAATCCGGGCGCCTGCATGTTGGGAAGGCGGGAGGACTTAGTCCTTCACGCCGGCCGCTGCTTTGAGCTGCTTGGCCAATTCGGGTTTGGTGTTTTCCAGCAACATTTGCTGGGTCATGTTTCGGGTCTCCGCGGCCCAGGGGTTCACGACCCCACCTGCCGGCGGATTGGTCCCCGAACCGGGGTTGGTCCCCAGACCGCGCTTCTCGTCAGGCTTGAAGAGACCTGCGCGGCTCTCGCGGATCTCAGCGACGAGATCGGCGACTTCGAACGCGGCGCCCGTGTGGTCCTTGATGCGGGGGACGCCGTTCTGGTCAATGACCTCGACGACGACCTTCCCGTCCTTCATGGACGTACGGACGTACTTGCTCACCAGAAGCTCGACGGCATCCCGCGCGTCGTCCAGTGGGTTGGATTTGGCGACTTCGGACTTGATCTGGCCATCGGCCATCACCGTCTGAAGCTGCCCCGTCAGGCTTTCGATCGTCGCCTTCTGGCCGTTGACCTGTCCGACCAGCTCGGTCTCACGCAGATTGAACTGCGCGGTGAGCTGACCCTTCAGGGTCTCGACCTTGGTGGCAGCGATCGTCTCAGCCTCTTTCGTGGGATCGAGAGCTGACAGTCGTTGTGCCGTTTCGAGCGCCGTCTTGGCGGCCTCGGGCGTGATTTCACCGAAAGCGCCGATACGCTCGATCGCGGTGCGAGCCGCGGTAGCGTCCAGGCCTTCATACGGCTTGAGCTGCTCCTTGAGGATCGAGACGTTGTTACGCTCGTTGCCCAAGGCGGTTTTCAGGCCGGTGGTGTTGTCGAGTTGGAAACCGTCGACCGCCGTCACGTTCAGGAAGAACTGGTTGTCCTTCTGCACGTAATAGCCGCGGAGGCCCTCATCGAGTTCATTGAGATCTTTAACGACTGCTTTGAGCATACCCATCCCGGGAAATGCGGGGCATCCCGCCCCTCGTGATAAAAGGCCCGTCCAAGCGTCCCGCCTGGTGGGCCGGTGATATCCCCGAGGACTCGGGGAATCAGAGTTGCCGGCAGCGACCGTCCGAAGCCGTCCCGGCGTCGGTTGGTCATTGCTGGCGAATTGGTGTTGGTGGCTGAAGAGGCAGGATTCGAACCTGCGGTAGGCGCAGTAACAGTGCGCTGCCTTACCTACTTGGCTACTCTCCAAAGGAATTGTTCAGCGGTGGCGCGGGCGTGCGGCGCGCTCTTCGGTATCTCTGTTCGTCTTGTGCGGGATGCGAACTGAGACCGCTGAAACCGCGCTCTACCGAAGTGGGAGCGCGATTGGATAGGGTTCTCGGCCGCAGCCACGAAGGCGCAGGCCCAAAGAAAAACCCGCCCAGGACGGTCCTGAGCGGGCTCTGTAGGGGAAGCAGCGCCTTGCGACGGTGCTGTCAGTGTGTGGTCACGCGGCGGCTTTGAGCTGCTCGGACGTGAAGGGTTCGAAGTCTCGTTCGAACGTCTCGGGCTTTTCGAACCCGATGGAATTGTCGGCAAACAGGAGCACGTAGTCTCCTGCGGCGCTCTCTTGCACACCCCACTGCGTGTGCATGGTCATGCCGCCCAGGCGATTGATCGCCAGATCACCCGTTTGCAGTCGCGAGATCAGCCAATGTGGCGGAACCTCCTCAGCCGCCTGACCCCAAAGAGGCAGGTGAAATGCTTCGGCGAGGGCGCTGCGGCGGGTGAAGAGCTTCACGGTCACTCCATTTGCATTCAAGCAAATGATTAAGCACAGGTACCCCCCTTCTGTCAACCCCTCTCTTCAAGAAAATGCAAATGGGCCGGTTCGGCCCCTTCAGGAGCGGAGGAACCAGATCACTAAGCCCGCGACCAGGACCAGCGTTATGACAGGAGCCAGAGCTTGGGCCAGGTAGACCTTAGCCGCCAGACGAACGACGGGATCGGTCTGCGGCGCAAGCGACTGAGCCGGCATCGGCGGGGGGATGTCACTTGACGACATGGATCCGTTCCTTGCCGCGTCCTCCAGCTCCAGAATCCTCTGCCACCTTGGCTTTTGCACTGACCGGCTTCCTCGTCTTCACGTCGAACTTGGGCTCGAAGCAGATCGGGCAACAGAAATACTCCGGCCCTACCAGCTTCCCGAAAACCACAACCGACTTGGGGATCATCCGCACGAGTTCCCGCACGGGCGTGCCCTGCTGCAACGTGCAGGGTTCGCACCGGTATTCGGTCGCTTCGAGCTTCAGGGTCAGGTCGGCCATGGGACGGGGCTGGTAGCATGATCGTTTGCACTGAGTCAACGATATTTGCTTTCGCAGTGCAAACTTGGTGGAAACGAAGCTAGATCTGCTTCGTGGGCCGGGTCTGGCCGTTCGGGAAGTCGAACGTCTTGGGAGCGGCCGGAGTTCCGGTGCCCTTTGCATTTGCAGGGGTCGCGGGTGTCGATCCGCCAGCCGGCTCCTTCGTCGGGTCGGCCTGGGTCCACCGGCCGGGCAGCATGCCGTCCGCCGCGGACATATTCGCCTCGTCGACGACCTTCCAGAATGCCAGCTCGTCCTGCAGATTGAAGTCGTCGCCCAAGAGGTTGCGATTGCGAACCTCGGTGAGCAGCACTTCACGGGACAGACCGCGCTCCTCCCACATTTTGACCAGCTGAGCGACTTCGAGCAGGCGGTCCTTTGTGTTCGAGAACTCGGTGTTCAGGATGGCCTTGACCTGGCTGTAGTCGGAGCCAGTCCACTGCCCCATGAACTGGATGCAGCGTTCGAGCGCGTCCTGGCAGCCGATCGCCAAGTCGTGGACGACCGAGTGAACGCGGGTCTCCTGGATGTCTCGCTCGTTCTGCGGAACGTACTGACGGTGCGTGCCCGTGACCGGGTTGAGCGCCATCATGTCCATCTGCATTTCGAGCCGGTCGAGATCCTTGAAGCCGCTCTCGATCGCCGTGCCGCGGGGCTCGACGTAATACCAGCGACCATTGGCCTCCGGCGAGTAGAGCACCTTGTACGGTCCGATCGCGAACTGCGACTCTTCATCGGGGTCGATCTGCACGCCCGAGCAAGCGAGCATCGGGAAGCGCGCAGCCGAGAGGATCGAACGTTGGTCCGAGGAAGAGATCCAGTGCTCGATCTGCTTGTAGGCGAGATCGATGAAGGTCGGCCGGACCTGATAGTCGGCTTCCTTTTCACCGGCAAACATGGTCACGAACGGCACTTCCGCCATGTTCGGCAGAGGGGTCTCTTCGACGAAGTCCCAGTTCGAACCACCCGAGGTAGCCTTCTGCTCCCAGAGCTGCACGATGCCGGACGTCTTTCCGGGGTCAATCTCGATCACTCGGATCTGATTGTAGAGGACCTCCTTGAAGCCCTCGCGGTCAGCGCGCTGGCTGCGGATGCGGACGTGGACGGTCTTGGTGTCGCCGCCGACATACATGTCATAGGCAGCGGCCACATCGTCGACCTTGTACATCTTCATGAACGGGCGAGCGCCGGACGCCTTCTGATCGGCGAGGCTCTTCATGTTGTAGGTATCCGGATGGTCCACCATGATGTGGCACATGCCGTCGAGCAGAGCGTTGTTGAAGAATTGGTGGGCAAAGACGTGCAGGTGATTGCCCTGCAAGTCGATGTCCTGCACCCAGGCGTCGAGGTTCTGGTCGGTGTTGTCGACCAGCTTGAGCAGCGTGCGGAACGGCTTCGCCGACGCCGCGTCGACGGCCTCACGCAGCTTGTTCAACGCGAAGGTCGAAGCCAGGCGCGCAGCGTATCGGGTGTCCGACTCCTTCTCGTACTGCGGAAGGAACTCTGCGCCCTTTGCACGCATGGTCTCGGTGCCGCCATAGACGGCACGCAGCATGGCGGTCCGCGTCTGCATCGTGTCGGCAGCCGAAGACAAAATGCCGGGGTTACCCGTCTTGGGGGACGGGGTGTATTTGATCTGTTGGGTAGCAGCCATTTGGCGGGGTGGTCCTGACGTTACCAGTCAAGGACCGCGGCCTTGCGCGGACCGAGGAGTGCGTTGAATGCGTCGGCGGCTGCATCCACTTGGTCGTCATTGACACCAAGCGGAAACGTCTCCAGCTCATCGGTGAAACAGTCGTTCCAACGAGCCTTCACCATCTTCACGTTCTTTGCCTCGCACTGCGCAGCGAATGCGGCAGCACGGGTTTCCTTCGGTCCGGTAGGGCGGACGGCCTTGACGATGTAGCCGGCGAGCCGGCGAATGAAGCTCTGCACCTGGGCTTTGCCAGCCTGGCCAGGGTCTTGCGGGAGGATGATCTGGACAGACCGGCCGTCGTTCTTGGCGGTGTCGAAGATCAGTTTCTCGACTTCGAGTGGGGTGCCGCGCATGCGGACCACGTTCTCGATGTAGAAGATGCCGTTGGAGTCCTTCGACATCAGGACGCCGACCGTGTAGTCGCCATCAGCTGATGCCGCCAAATCCCACGCACGCACGCGGACACGCTTGGCGGGCAGCTCAGCCGGGTTCTCGAACCACGCGGCGTTGAACATGCCGCCGTCGTCAGCCATCGGCTTCTGCTGATACAGCGCAGCGAATGACCTCTCGCCAAGAACGTCCTGGCGGTCCATCAGCGCGTTGTAGGAGAAGCGTCGCGGCGCGAGCGGCTCCTTCGGCTTTCGGCCGAGAGGATCACCGGGGACCGTACCGTCCTCGTTGAGGATCAGATCTTCAGTGCCATCTTCGCGTTTGATCTTCGTGGTGTAGGGCAGCGCCGGCAGATACAGGATTTCCCATGGGAGACCCTTCTTGTCGTTCATCAGCTCGATGAGGCGACCGGCGATGTCGTCGTAGTGCCACCGCGTCAGCGTGAGGACGATTGCGGCGTCCTCTTCCAGACGGGTGTAGACGACGTCGCGGTACCAGTCCCACTGGTCCTGACGGAAGTTGGCGGAGTTGACCTCTTTGCGGTCCTTGATCGGATCGTCGATCAGGAAGAGATGGGCGCCCTTACCAGTGGTGCCGGTGCCGACGCCGACCGCGAAGTATTTGCCGCCCTGCTCCAGCTCCCACTCGTCAGCAGCGCGGTTGTCGCTGCGGATCTTGGTGTCCGGAAAGAGTGTCGCGAACTCCTTGCCCTTGACGATGTTGCGGACGTCGCGTCCGAACGTGGTCGCGAAGTCGCCGTTGTACGACGCCGAGATCACGTTCTTGTCTGGGTTCCTGGCCATGAAGTAGGCCGGGAAACGCCTGGTCGACAGTTCCGACTTGCCGTGCCGCGGCGGAGCGAACAGCATCAGCCGCTTGATCTCGCCGCGCTCGACGGCCTCAAGCTTGTCGGCAACGAGATTGTGGAAGGGGTCAGCCTTGTATTTGGGTAGCGTGTATTCTGTGAAGGGGATGAGGCGTTCGCGGCCCCTCCTACGACGCAGGATTTCGGCCGCCGCATCCTCAGGGGACACGTCGATTAGGTCGTTCACAATGATTTCCGGAGTTTAGACTCCGGTCGAGGCGCTGCGCGCTAATGCCCCCGAAGCGGCAACTCGACCAGAGTGAAAAAGGATCAGTACTTGAAGCCCGGGGCCTGGATCTCCAGGTCCACCTGGTTGTCAGAGCGCATCACGATCTCGGCGAACGCAGTGGGCGCGCCGTTGGTGATGGGATCGCCATAGAAGCGGATGGTGCGAACCCAGACGCCATCCGTGCCCTGAACCAGGTCAGACACGGTGATCAGTCGGGCGTCGTCGATCTGCATCTTTTGGTACTGCGTCGTCAGCGTTGACATGCTCTTTGTTCTTCTTGTTGTTGGGTGTGACTGGAGACGCGGGCCGGAGTCGAACCAGCCTCCGCGGGGTTGCAATCCGCTGCCTGGCCGCTCGGCCACCGCGTCAGTTTGAGGGCTGTCCCACAGGAGCAGCCCACGGGCTTTCACCCGTGCGTGCGCCGAAGCGCGAAAAGGAGGACCCCACGCCCGCTGGCCTAGCGGATCGTCCTGTTAATTCAGGACTTGGTGTTGCGGTCGACCGCCACCGGGTAACTTGCGCTTCCGGCTGCCGCGGTCGATCCCGTCAGGGGGCTTGTTCTCGTTAAGGCTTAAGCGATGTTCAGCTTGGCCGTATCGTATTGGGCGAACACGCCCTTCAGCCAGTGACCGACCTTGCCCTTCATCACGAAGGAGTCTCCGCTCTTGGCGTAGCCGGCGAATGAGGTCGCGTCGGTCAGGCCCTTCTCGACTGCGGCGTCCACGTACTCGGTGGCGCGGGGGTCGAGCTTCGGGATGTCGATCAGAGCTGTGCCGATCTTCAGAGCTTCGGTCGACACGTTGAGGCCGTCGAAGAACGCGGCGTCGTTCGAGTGGTTCTTGACGATGAAGTGGCGCGAGCCGGCGATGATCTTGGCGGCGCCTTCGATCTCGCTGAGCGACTGCACCGTGCTGCCGATGACGTGCATCACGGTCACATTCATCTTGCCGTCCTGGACCATGGACAGCAGACCGATCTCGCTGAGCAGGGTCAGCGTCGGCGAGAGCAAGCCCGCCTGGATGTCGATCACGGTGACGGCATGTTTGCCAAGAGAGTCGAAGACCTTGATCTGGCCGTCTGAGCTGGCCAGGTCGATAACCTCGGTGACGGCGGGGTAGCGGCGGATCAGATTGCCAGCGGGCATCTGGGTGTCGATCGCGCGAGCGTCCACGCCCTGTGCGGCGAAGTAGCCGAGAACGGTGTCAGAAACGGTGGTCTTGCCAACGCCGCCTTTGTCAGCGCCGACGATAACGAGATGGGGGAGACCCATGGTGAATTTTTCCTCTTTCGGTGGTTCGACCTCGACGAGGTCTGGTTCGGGTAGCTCCGACTCCGGTGCAGGCGCGGGCGCCGGATCAACCGGAACCTCACGCTTGCCCTCAGAGAAGTTTTTCGACTGCCAAAGGCGTTGCTCAATCACCCCCTGGCGTTGTCTTCGGATATCCTCGATCATTGCGCGGGACCGCTTCTGGTCTTTGATCATCGGTCAGTCCCTTGCATTGTCAGTGGACGCGCTCCGTCTTGGTCTCAGGCTTGGACGGCGGCGCCGAGCCAGACTTGCGCATGGCGATTTCCATCAGCTCCGCTTCGCTCATTTCCGCGACGGGCTTGGAGATGTTCATGTTGGTGGTGCTCTCGTCCTTCTGGCCGAGGTAGTTCTTGCCGAGGAAGATCGCGGCCGGCGCGTTCTTGTCGGCGAGCGCGAGCTGCTTGCGGCGCAGCGAGACCTTGGCGTGCATCAGGCCGTCATCCCAAACGTCACGAGCCTCTTGGCACTCCGAGATGAACGTCTGGAATGTCCGCCGGGACACGCCGAGCACCGCGGCAACTTCCTCTTGGGTACAGAACAACTTGCCAAGCTCGCCGATGGTGCGGAGCGTTTCGTCGTCCGGCTGGATCCTCGCCTGCGGGGCGCGGCGCTTGATTGGTTGGGCGAGAACATCGTCCAGGAACTCAGTTTCCTGAGCGTCCTTTTCGGACTTCGCCTTGACTGCAGCCTCGCGGGCAGCCTTCTCCTCATTCGTCGGCCGTCCTCGGCGACGCGGCGGTAAATCGGTCATTGTTCTTCTTCTTGTTTGTTAGGCCGTTCCGGTGCGGTCGATCACCGCGTTGATGTCGTCCATCAGCATGACGAAGACCAACCCATCGGGCGGCATCTTGATGAGGATTTCCTCAGCTTCATCGGGGTCGTCGGTTTCCATGTCGAACCGGTCGATCATGCCGACGATCGGAACCGAGAAGCCGCCCTCGTAGACGATCGACATCGACTCGAAGTCGACGACGAACCTCTCCCTGTGCTCAGCGGTCATCTCTTAGGCCTGGAATTGCCTGACGTAGCCACTGCACGATTTCCTGCTTGGAAGCGGAGCCGACGCGCTTGGCCAGGACTGTTCTGTTTGCGACCACCAAAAGAGCCGGGATTTGGGAGACCTGCAGCAGCTGTGCCACGCTCTGGCAATGCTCCACGTTGGCCGTGAAGAATGGAACGCGCTGGCCGTATTCCTTCTCGATGTCGAGGAGGACGGGAGTCATTGCCTTGCATGGCGCACACCACTTTGCTTCGAACTTGATGACCACAGGCCTTCCGGCCTCGAATACGTCGGAGACCGCGGTGGAGTCGGTGATGGCTTTCATCGGGAGAAAATCTTCTTGATTGACGCGACCCCGGCGACGCCGCAGATCGTCATCACGATGTTGTACTGCATGTCGGCATACAGGCCCGGCAGCTTGGCGACCTGCCAGCTTCCGACCTCGTGACCGAACAGAGGGATGCTATCGAACACGACAGCGGCGATGTGGATGATGAAGATCGAGAAGGCGCACGGCACCATCCACGCGGTGAACCAGTGCTCGCGATCGTCCTTGCGCATGTCGGCCGCCATCCGGGCGATCTCGACTTTGTAGCGCAGCTCGGCAACGTTCAGCTGGACGTCGCCGCCGATCGTGGCCTTGATTTTCTCGAGTTCGTTGTCGGACCGCTTACCCAGATAGTCGACAAACCACGACCCGAGCTTGGGCACGAGGCCCAGCAGGATAGAGAAAAACATGACGGTCCTGAATGTTGGCGCCGGTGTAGGGAGTTGAACCCTCGGACCTTGGTTTTGGAGACCAGGCCACCCCCGCGGGCTCACCGACGCAAGTTGAATTTGTCCCCACCCGATTTCTTCAAGCGACGGACTGACCAGTCGTCGGGACGCGGGGAGCGTGCGCCTTGCGGCTTAGATGCGGCCGGCGCCCATACGGTGCGCCTTTTTCCATCCCCCAGGCAGAGCCTATCGGGGAGCCGTAGATGGTGCCGGGGGCAAGAGTTGAACTTGCGACATGCGGATTATGACCCCGCTGCTCTACCACTGAGCTACCCAGGCAGATCGTAGTGTTTCTCCCAGTCGTACCAGGAGTCGAAGATGTTCTCTTCGTCGGGGAGGAGAGCCTCTTCGACGAGTTTTGCTTCGAAGCGCTTTATGAGCTTCGTGCGATCGATGCCGAGGCAGTGAGCGCACTTGCATCGATAGCGTCCGCGGGCTCTGCGCCCCATGAGATGTCTCCTGAATTGGTGCCCGTCACCGGAATACGATGACGGGCGATGCTCGCTCGCGCGAGCGCTCGGTTGGACGCATGGCTCCTGTTTAACCAGCCACCCCTATGTCATCAGGTGACGTTTGGCTGGACCGAGGAAAGTAGCGCGCCGTCCGCGCTTTGGTCCCCTGCCCTTACGGTCGCTGGGGATGCCTGCTACGGACGGCGCTGAGGTGGGGATGATCCAATCCAGAAGTCGATCATCCTATGCCTCGACCGCATGCGTTCCGAGGATCAGTCGGGTTTGCGCGGGTGCGGAATTACGAGGACTACGGGACTGCTGGCTTACCCGTTAGAGCGGACATCCGTTACCGGAGCCGTATGCCACCTATTAGTTTGGCGTCCCGTAGTACGGGTCCACCTTGACGATTGCGATGCCGCGGCCAGCCGGAGAAGCCGCCTGCCCGTAGCACGAGATGTAGGCGTATCCGGCCTTGACCTTCAGACCCATCGCCGCGTCCAGGTCAGTTCCAGGCACAGCGCCCCTATTGATCTCGATGAGCTGAATTGCGGCCTCATTGCTGATGTTGAACAGCGAGAAGCTGTCACCGGCTTCGGAGGCCGCATACAGATACTTCTCGTCAGGCGAGAGCACCATTCCGCGACCGCCTGCAAGATATCCGGGCGTGCCGCTGGCAGTGCCGACGTACGCCGAGATTTGTGTTGGACTGTTCTGCTTGGCGCCCGAGATATCCCAGATGCCGATCGAACCCTTCCAACCAAGGCCTGCGGTGCTCGGACCCATGGTGTAGAGCCTGGTCCCGGCCGCGTTCATGGTGATGCCGCGTGCAAACGTGCCGTAAGCCGCGTCAGTGACGGTTCGGACCAGCACCGGAGCAGCCGGGTTCGTGATGTCGACCACGCCCATGACGCCGGACGAGTCGCAGGTCACGTACGCCGTCTTCTCATCCTTCGAGAGGTAGACGTCACGGGCGCCGTTGAGGCCGGTCACTTCAGCGAGCCAGGTTGGAACTGCCGGGTTTGAGACGTTGATCAGAGCGAGCGAGTTGCGGGTGATCGTAGTCACAAGGCACAGCGTGCCGGCGGCGTTCAGGCGAAGGTTTGATGCACCAGCGAGCGAGGTGCCGGGAGTCGGGCCGCGCTGGGTGGCAACGAACGTTGGCGCAGCCTTGTTGCTGACGTTCCAGACAGTCATCGAGGCGCCGGCTTCGTTGCTCACGTAGGCACGAGTGCCGTCCGGCGAGACGCGGACGCCGCCTGCTCCATTCAGGTTAGTGGTGTCGGTCACTGATCCCACGAGCGTCGGGTTTGCCGGCGTCGAGAGATCATAGATCAGCAGCTTCTTGTTCTGGTTGATCGTGTAGAGATAGTTCCCCACGATATCCAGGTTGACGGACGGCGCAGCCGGGCTGTCCTGTAGGCGCGTCATGTAGGTGAGTGCGACAGCCGGTGCCAGATTGCCTGCGCTCCGGGATATCCCAAAGTTCGGCAAGATGATCATGCCGTCGCCCCTTCGATGGACCAAACTGCAGAGGCGCCGTCCGCGTTGCCGAGGACGCGAACCATCACCTCGCCATGCTGCTCGGCGACCTTGGTGTGTGCGCTCCGGGACGCTGGAAGAACCTTGGTGGCTCCGCTCTCAAGCGCGAAGGAAACATCGCCGGCCCCGGCGCGGCGGATGACGCACCCGTCGCCCTCTTTCCAATCCTTCGGGAGAGTGGCGACAACAGCCGAGGCGCTGTTGAAGATGAGTATGGCGCCCTTGTCCGATCCGACAGTCGGACTCGCCAAGGTGTGGTTTGCGGAGTAGCGATTGATCGGCGGTCGCGCGTTCCGGACGGTCGATCCCTTGAAGTCGTATTCCGGAGCCTGCTCTGCCGGGGGGATGACAACGGGCGGAGAAGCGTCATCGAGAACAAGCCAGCCACGATCGACGTAATCCTGCGCCACTTCTGGCAGCAAGCTGATGCGGCGCTTCCCCTCGGCGTCCTTCAGGATCGAGAAGATCCAGCGATTGGCAATGGATGGACCTGCAACAGGAGTGATGAGGTATTGGAGTTTCATTGGCCCTGGGCCTTTCGTGCATGTGAAATGAAAAGTGGCCCGACGTTTTGCAGCTTGCTGATTTGTCGTCGGGCGCCAGCGGGAAGGAAAGGAGGGAAACTCCCCGCTGGCAACCGGGCCTAGCAGACGGTCAGGGCTTCATTACCCTGCTCCCTGTTCTGTACTCCGGGATGGTGTGGTTAGCCGGCCGCGGCTTTGCGCTTGCGTCGCCGCTTGCGCTCAAGCCGCAGCTCGGTCAGCTTGGTGTTCTTAGACACCTGCTTGACGTGCTTCTGCTTCTTGGCCATTGCCGTTAGGCGAGCTGCCCGGAAATCTGGACAACCGGCGCGGAGCCGGGGTTGCTCAAGACTTCCAGTTCGATCTTGGCGTACTGGCCGGCAGTCTTCGTCAGACCCGAGTAGCTCACGATCGAGCCACCGTTGACCAGCGCAGGCGTAATCTGTCCTGTGCCGCCCTGGATGATCGTTACCTTGAACCCGACCGGAGCGTCCTGACGAACGTAGACCTTGGCCGCGGCTGCCACGGTCACGTTGACCGTGTTGGCATCGTCAGCCAGCTGCAGCGTGTAGGGCGCGGTCTGGTTGTTAACCGTCCGTCGACGCGGAGCTGACGGGCGGATGAACCACTCGTTGCCCAGCGTCACCGTGCAGGTGAAGCCCGTGCCCGAACCAGTCGTCGCGGACTGCGCGACGGTTCCGGTCGGTCCAGTCCAGTAATTGCCCATCGTGTAGGGAACGATGCCGGTGATCACACCGCCACTGACGCTCGTCACCTTGCCCTGTGCGGCCACGCCGTTCAGAGCCAGAAGGCCGCCGCCGATCGTCACGATATCGTTGACAGCGTGACCGCTGCCGCCGTTGACGATCGTGATGCCTGCGACACCGTAGTTCACCACGGTCGCGATCACTGACGTGTTCGTACCATCGGTCGAGGTGACGCCAGCCGCAGCCGTAACTGTCGCTCCGGCCGCCCCGACCCAGCTCACCGAGCCAAGATAGCCCTGCCACAGCTCGGCTTCGAAACCGGCCAGGAAGGTTGACGGCAGCGTGACGACAATCGGAGCAGATTCCGACACCAGGAAGATGGTTGCGCCGGTTCCTGCACCGGAGCTGGTCGTTGCAGCCGGGTTGGCAGGCAACGCAGTGTAGTTTCCGGGGCTGAGGACAGCCGTCTCGGTCACGACTCCAGCAGAAACCGTCTTGACCACGAGGGTCGCAGCCGTACCGCCAGAAGCAAGCGTGCCTCCGACAACAGTCAGAATGTCTCCGGCCGAATGACCGGTTCCACCAGATCCCAAGCCGCCACCTGCGACCTGCACCGATGCGCTGTTCAGGCGCTTGATCTTGCCGCGGTCATTGCTGACGAGCGTATAGGAAACGCCGCCCTGGATTTCGACCGTTCGCGGCCTGCCGTTGATGGACGACGTTCCGCGGTAGCCCTTTCCGACAGACAGCTGTCCGCCGGTTCGATACGCGACCACACGACCGTCGCCCATGTTCTGGGCGTTGGCGAGACAGCCGCCGACCTCGGTCAGCTTGTGGAGCGTCTGAAGTGACGACGGACCACCCGGGAAGTACGGCAGATCCTCGCCCTCCTCCGCCGCGATCGTCGAGATGTTGATCGCGCTGGTCGGGCTGGTCGCGGTGATGCGGCACATTCCCAAGAATGGGGTGGTGTCGCTCTCGCGCGCCGGCTTGGCGCCGTTGAAGACCTCGGTCAGGGCGTGACCGGCCACAACAGGGTTGCCGTTGTAGACGCTGTAGAAGCGGCCCTTCCAGCAGCCGACGCTGCCGTCACCATGGGTGTGCTCGACCACCATGCGCTTCAGGTTCGAGTCGGTCGAAGCGCGGAAGATCTGCTGCGCAGCCATGGTCAGATTGAAGGTCGCACCGGTTCCCGCTCCAGAGCTGGTGCCCTGGCCCGACGTTGCTGCCGGCGAAGCGGAGTAGTTTCCGTTGCTGAGCACGGAGATGCCGGTGATGACGCCCGCGGTGACGCTGGTCACCTTCAGGGTCGCAACCGTGGCCGCCGAATAAGGCGTACCGCCCGCGATGGGCAGCACGTCTCCAACGGCGTGGCCTGAACCTCCGTTTGCGACAGTGGCGTAAAGAACTGCCTGGCCGGAGTTGGTCGCGCTCGTGATCAGGGCTTCGACATCGCCCGTGATCTTGCTCTCACCATACATCGTGCCGGTGACGTCGATCAGCGGCCTGGTGCAACCCGTCGCTTCCCACTTCGTCACGTTCTCAAAGACCGTGCCATTGAGGTTGCAAACGAGAATGAAGCAGCGATCGTAGCCGGGCAGACGCAGAGAATCGCTCCAGCCCGGCAGCGTCAGGTGCTTGAAGCTGCACTTGTCGATGGTCGAGGTGTTGGTCGATCCGTAGGCGCGGATATTGTCGTCCCAGATGAAGGCATTGCCGACGTTCTCGGTGAACAGGCTGTCGGCCTGAAGTCCGGACAGGAAGCTCGACTGGGGTACCGGCATGCCGGACGCCCAGTTGGACGGCGTCGCCTCCTTGAAGAAGACGAACGGCGAGGTGCCGAAGAACGGCCGGCCCTGGATGTGCCAGGTACCCATCGCGCCGCCGTAGGCAAAACCAACACAAGCGAACCGATTGTTGGCATTCGAGAACTTGTTGCCGATGGTCAAGTCGCCGTAGAGGTACGGCGAGTTGTGGTTCATATAGATGCCGTAATAGTTGCGATTGAGCTGAACGTGGTTCAGCGCAGTGTGATCGCCAACGATATCGAGGCCGGCATAGAACCAAGAGATCTTCACATCGATCAGCATGCGGTGAGACGCCCAGCAGATGGCGCTCATGTTGCATCCGGTCTGACCGACTCGATGAACACCGCCGAGGAGCGTGTAAGCCGGGCCGACCAGCGAGATACCGCTGAACCAACCAGAGCTGACGTTCGCGTTGGTGGTACCGTACCGGCTATCAGCCTGCAAATTGCTGGGATCACCCGCCTGCTGACCGCACATGACGGCGTAAGCAGAGTTCGGCGTCGAGCCCATGTCCTGCGTCCACTGGAGGACAGAGACCAGATCTCCGTCGCCCATCCAGTTGACCTGGGCGTTGTTCGAACCGTACGCCGTGAGCGCTTCGTCCCTCGAAAGGGGGAACTTCAGCGGCCCGGGACAGGGCGACATGATGTACTTGCCGCGAGGCGTATACAGATTACCGCCCGTATCAGAGGTGGCAGCGTCGATCGCCTTCTGGTGAGCGTGCCAATCGATCGACTCCGTCAGAGCGGTAGCCCTCGGATAGTCTACCTGCGCGAGGGAAAGCGTCGCATATCGCTCGCTGAGCGGATGTGCCGCGCCGTCGCCGATGGCGCCATATCGCTTTGCGTTGTAGATGGTCTGGAAGTCGGTGCGCCACTGACGACCGGCGAGCCCGGTCGCATCATGCCCGACCACATAGTCGAGCGAGCGAACCGGAAGCAGTTCGATTTCACCTGTCATTTTTTTCCTGAAATCTTCGTGTAGGTGTTGTCAGAGGTCTTGCCCCTGAAGATTGTTGCGGAGCCGTCCGCATTCCTCCCGACCAGGAACACGCGCCCGACTGGGGCGACTGGGTTCTGGTCGGGGATGGGGAATGGGTATTTCAGCTGGTAGAACTGCAGCTGCATCGGCCTGCCCGGACTGCGAAAGGCGACGTCAAGCGACTTCTTGCGATATGTCGCGTGCGTCGGATCGAGCTGCGTCGACAGCTTCACCCGAGATCGAGAGCTCATTGGTGCCCGACCAGGGTGAAGTAGGTGCCGTCAGTGGCCTTTCCGCGCAGGATTACTTTCGTCCCCTCGCTGGGGCTCACGTACAGTGAGAAGTGCCCAACCGGTGGCGTTGGCGCGATGGCCGCACGGCGCTTTTGGTTATGTTCGTGGATCCGCATCGCGGTCCACATGCGACGGGTCCACTTCTTCGCCATGGCTTAGGCGAACCGCTTGCGGACACCGAAGCGTCGAACACGGACGGTTGCCGACCCAATGCCAGCGCCGACGACCTTGACATGGGCGGTGACCCAGCTCTTCACGTCGTAGTTCGGAACCAAGAGCTTCTCGGTCGAGTAGTTGAGCTTGAAGCCCTCGGTGGTCGTGACACCATGCTGCGTGCCGTTGACGTAACCGTCCATCGCGGTGGTAGCGACGCTCGAACCGCCAATCGTGCCGTTAGCCTGCAGGTAGAGGTAGGCACCACAGAGGTTCACACTGCCGGCGTCGACGACGACTTCCGCGTGAGACTGAAGGACATCGCCCGCGTTCCAAAGAGTGGTCGGGATATCCTGGTGGAGGTTGACCTCGTCGCCGGCCGCCGCGAACGTACACTGCAGCACTTGCTCCCAGAGACCGGAGCCGTCATTGGACAGCGCCACAGATCCGACAGCAGTCGCCGCGCCAGATCGAGCGCCGACGAAGCTTGTCGCGATCTTGCCGGTGAACCCAGTGCCGACCGTGCCGGTCTCTCCGCCCGTGAACATCGGATTGGCGGTCAGGTTGATGAGCGAGGTGGTCGGGTTCTCGACAGCACTGCGGAAGCCGTGCGGTCGCGGGGGCATGATCGCCATCAAGATCTGGGCGAACAACTTCCCGCCGAGATAGCCGCCAAGGCTGCCCTCATGGACGCCGTCGATCGTGCCAATCAGGGCCAGCGCAGTCGTCGACGTGGCGGCCATGTTGTAGATCGCAGACGGCAGGTCGAAGAGGACCATGTGCGGGCAGATCTCAGCGTACTCTCGCAGCAACTCCTGCAAGATGTAGAGCTGGGCGATCTGGGCCGGCGTCATGTTGTTGGCGCCGGGATCCAGGACGACGAGCGGCAGCATGCCGTTCGAGACGCCAGCGTCGATCATCGTCTTGATGTTCGCGAAGGCGGTGACACCGGACGTGGTCGCGGTCGGATAGTTCTGGGCGATGTCGTTGACGCCAGCGATGATGTAGAGGACGTAGGCGCCAGTATCGATCGCCGGCTTGAGCCGGGTGAGGATCTGGTCGGAGCGATCGCCGCTGACGCCGAAATTCTTCAGAAGAATGGCGCGGTTGCCGGCCAGCGCGTTGCCCACACTGAAGTGGTTGTAGCCGGACTTGTTCTTGAAGATGCCATCCGCATGGATCTGGGCGGCGCGGCTATCGCCGAGGGCGACGACAGTGTTCGGATGACGGCGCAAGTTGGTAGGAACGCCAAGGCGGCCGAGCCGCTTGACGAGGTCGCGAGCTTTGCTGGTCACGTCTGTTCTTTCTTTTTTTTGATTAGTCGACGTGCTCTTGCGGGATCTTCCAGTGCGGGGGCACCGTGGTCACCGTCAGGCACAGGTTTGGGACGAGACTCCCCAACACCCAGTCGCAGTGCGACTTCTCGACGCCCTCGCTTGGGCGGATGAGTTTGGCGTGGCCGAAGAGTTGCTTGATCGGCTGGCCGTACGTGACGGCCTGCCATTCGTGCGGGTTGAGTTTGAGCAGGGCAATCATCGCCTCTGCTTGCCGCTTGGTGGCGGCAACCATTGCGTTGAGCATGGTCAGTCTTTCTGGGCGATAGCCCGGTCGATCCAGGCGTAGATTTCCGGGTTGTCGCGGCGCGCCATGATCATGATGGGCGTCAGACGGAGGACGACTTCTTCTTCCGTCTCTTCGTCACCGAGAGAGGCTGCATGCCAGCAGCCATGGTTGATCTCGTGTTCAAGGGTCTCGGCGAACGAAGAGTCCGGCAGATCTGACCGGACTGAGATTTTCAGCGTCATGCGGTTGCAGAGGCCGAAGACCTCCTTCTCTTCCGCCACGACTGGATCAAGGTGGATCAGTTCGTACTCGTGGACCCCGATCTTGATGATCTTCGGAAGCTTGGTTCGATCACGCAGCTTCCGGCTCACGATAAGTCTCCCGGTTCGCAGTAACGCACGCCGGCCTTGTGCAACTGGCGAGGGCCGACGTAGACGATCTGCGGGTGCGCGAGGTTGGGATCGTCACCGTTCCAGCCGATGCGCTTGATGAGCGCGCGGATGTTGCCGGGGTAGATGTTCCACATCAGCTCCGAGAACTCGGCGGCGTGAGTGTATTTGGCGGTGCCATCCGACTGAGGCACCTTGAGCGACGCCGTGTGGAAGCCAAGCTTCGCATTCAGCGTGATGCAATAATTCTTCGGCGGAACGAGGCCGAGGAAGAGCGTGCAGGACGAGTCGCACTCGCCGTCGACAACAACCTTCTCTCCGCTGTCTCGGATGTCTGCATACTTCTTGACGAAGTTGACGATGACACCGCCGGGATCGTCTGTGATGACCAGTGCGTGTGATGGCGACACAGCAGAGATCATCACCAGGCCCGCAAGGGCCAGTGCTTTGAGAGCCTTCATTTTCGTGCTCGGGTTTTTTGGGAGCCGGCTGGTCGTCAGGTAAAGAGGTGCGCCATCGCAACGAGGAAGATGACGAACAGCACGGGCACCAGGACTAGATCAAAGGTTCTTGTCCTCATAGCGCACCTCGAACGGGTTCAAATCGAAAGCCCGCTCGATGGACGCCTGCCAGATGGCATAGCTGAACATCAGGAAGCAGAAGGGAAACGGCATTCAGTCCTCGTCATCCATGGCGTCCCATCGCTCGAAGAGGTCTTCGGCGAAGTCGCACACGACGTTCTCGATGGTGTTGGAGATGATCGCCGACGCGGCGATGATGGCGGCAACGATGAGTATTGCGTCCCAGCTAATCACGGCCAAAAGCCGAGCCAGATGCCCCAGCCGTGGATCACGCCGATCGGAAAGGCGATGGCACCCGCGATGAGCAGCAGGAAGCGACCTGACTGGATGCAGGTGACGACGTGGGTCAGCCAGGCGCAGAACGCGACCATCATGCAGCTGAACTGAAAGAGAAGAACGCGAGCGCGAAACGGCATTGGATGTCCTTTACCAACCCGGCGGCAGGCCGTGAGGCGATGTGGTCAGTTCCCACCAAGCGGTGGCGACGACGAAGAAGATGGTCGCAGCTGCGAGTGCGACCGTGATGTAGATGCAGGCCAGGCGCAGCATCAGATGAGCTTGAAGACGCTGTCGGTGACCGTGGCGCATCGCCAGTCATCCACACGCATCTCGAAGTCGATTGCTTCAGACACAGACTGCGCCCAGTGCGGTCGCATCATCACGATGCGCTGCCACCACTTGCCTGGAAGACGCTCGCCATATCCAAGACAGGCCCACTGGCTGGCGTCGAGGTTGAACGCCTCGCGGTACTGGATCGCGACGTCGCGGCTGTAGGCGACGATGACGTTCGGCTTTGCCCGCTCAAGGCGGACGTAGTCGTATTCACCCATGTTCGGTTCCTTTGGAGCGAGGGGTGGGGTTCGAACCCACGACCAACGGATTGGAAATCCGGCGCTCTACCATCTGAGCTACCCCAGCAATTTCAGCGTCGGGTCTTCGGCGGCAGCCATGGCTCGCCGAAAACGCCCTTCTCCATCGCGACCGCCTGGACGGCACGGCGCACCTCGTCGATCCGGCCATCCTTGATTGCCGTGACAGGGGTCGTGCCGCCGAGGAGGTCGTTGCTGCGCTGCATGAAGAATGCGGCCTCAGCAACACCGACGAGCGGGTCCAGAATTTTCATCAGCTCGAAGGCGATCATGGCCTTCGGGCTGGTTGAGATCGGGTCAGTAACCATCAGTCGCGGTACAGGTACCGGGCGGTGAAGCGCTTCGAGAGCGCCTTACCCTCGAACTCCAGGAAGTCCGCCTGCTTGCGCATCCACTCGGCGATCTGGCGCCGGCCGCGCTTGGTCATCTCCGGCGCATCCTTGATCGTAATGATGGCGGCGGACTTCTCAGCAATTTTCTTGGGCATGTCTCAGGCCTCCCCGGCAACGATGACCATGAAAGCGATCGAGATCGCGATACTGATCAGGATTTGGGCGATCTCAGGCGGCATCGAAGTCTTTCTCGAAGATGATGAAGTCGACTTCGCGCTCGATTTCGTCGAGGTAGAAGTCCACGAGGCGCTTGCTCTGCAGGTTCTTGCGAAGCTGGTTCTGGGCGCGGACGATGTTTCCACGGCGCCAGCTACTGGCGTACATCCGCGATGCGGCGTGGGCCGCGCTGAAGAGCTGCTCCATTAGCGGTACGCCTCCATGATGATGTCGGCGATGGCGCGGTGTTGAAACCGTTCCCACTCGCTCTCGGGATAGCCGTAGAGCCGGCAGTACATCTGCGCCCGCTGGACGTAGCGTGGCATTTCCAGAGCCTCTGCCAGCTTGTCCGTGAAACGGATCTGGCGAGGCTCGTCGAGCCACAGCCGCCATGTGGCGTAGAGCGTGGCGACGCCGAGCGAGAAGCAGGCGAGCCCGATGAACTCGATCACGACTTGGCCTTTCGCTTGCGCGGCTTCGGCGCCGGCACTGCGAGCGAGATGGCACCGATGACGGCCTCAATGGCCTTCTCCATCGCGAAGCGGACGATCATGTCGTCGGCGAGAGCGGCCGGCACGTCGTGGCAGACGATCTCCTGTTCCATCGCTTGAGCGGTGATCTCTGCCGGGCCCGGCATGTCGGGGCACCGCATCAGGCGGATGTATCCCGGAGCCCAAGGCACGCGCCGCCAGCGCTTGACTTCGTCGTCGAGATGTTCGAGCGCGAGGTCAACGAGCTGGTCGGGCACGATCTTGGACATTCCGGCCTCGAAAGGGTGAGCCGTGCTGCCTGGGGCAGACCACGGGCTCTGGTTAAACTTTGGCGCCTGCCGCACGCAGGCTTTGTTCGTATTCACTGGACGCGCCGCAGAGCTGGCGGAGCAGATCTTCCTCGATCCGCTTGGCCCACCAATCGCAGAGCTTCTGCTCTGTCTCGCTGAGCGGCTCGATCGGCTCGTCGATCGCGAGCTGGGTCGTGTAGGTGACCTCAGTGATCGCGCCGGTCACGACGTCGATCTCGTTGACGAAGAGCTTCGTCGGGATGCTGTCGAGCGGCTTGCCGTCGACCAGCAGCGTGAAGTCGCGGCCGAAGAGCGTCATGCTGTCAGCGTGCTGTTCGATGTCTCGCCACTTCCCAGGGTTCTCGCTCACCGCATCAGCCCCTTGGCTTTTGCGATCGAGTCATCGAGACAGACCGCCATGCGAGCCGTGGAGGCGCGCACCTTGCAGGTGTCACGACCCGGTCCGATGAAGGCGCCGCAGATGTAGCCGATGATCAGGCCGGCGACGCAGCCGAGCACCACACCTTGCAGGTAGCGGTACAGCGGGCCCCAGTCGGGAGCTGTTTGGTTTGTCTCTGGCGCGGAGCGCCCGCGTCGCTCACGCAGCGCCTGCTCGGCGGCAGCGATGATTTCGTCTGCGCGGTCAGTCATCGAGGCACCCAAAGAGCTTCAGGATGAGGATCACGACCAGGATCGTTGCGATGGCGCCGCCGCTCAGGATCATCAATGCGAGGATGGCTCTGCTGAGCACGGCGAGAAATTCGATGTCAGCAGTCATGGCCAGACGATCTCCTTCAGGGATCGGACGCACCAGAACAGGCCGAGGACGGCAAAGCCGACTGCAGGGGTCAGGACGATCGCGGCCACATAGGCGAGATACTGGATCAGCTCATGGCTCACGCGCGTTCCTCCGTTTGCATTCAAGCAAGCCCCTGGACACGCCGAACTCCTATCGCCTGGCCGGGCGCCGCCGCCTGAGGCGGGGGTCGCAGCATGGGGTTAGTGGGTCCGGGCACCGCCCAATGTCCCGGCTGATTGTCCGGGCCGCATCCTGGGGGCTTGGTTACGTTTGCACGAATGCTAACGCTACAGCAAGTCCTACAGTAGGTACCCCCGTTCTGTCAACCCCTCTCTGGTTGTTCCCTGCAAAAATGCAAATGGGTTCCCGGTTTCAACACCTGGGCACCTTTTCCGCCCGAACTGTGGAAACTTGCCGGCTGGAGTTCCTGACCGGAACCTGCGGCCGAAGCCAAAAGCCAGCGCCTCGGCCCGAAAAGGGACGAGAGTCTAAGAGTTGGTGGTTCAAGTGGTGGTTATAGTGGTGGTTTAAGGTGTCAACTCGGATGACACCCCTGTCAACTCGGATGACACCCCTGTCAACCAGGATTACACCCCCCCTGTCATCCTGGTTGACACCCCCCTCACGAGGCCGATTTCGTGCTCAGCCTGCGACCGATCGGACGCCGCGACTATTCCGTGCTCGACGACAAGCAGATGGTCGGCCGGATCAGATACGCTAGCGAGCGCACGCCCGGGATCTGGATCTGGAACGTCATCGTCCACCTCACCGGAGGTCTCCCCATCGGCACGGCCGGCAGCCTCGACCAGGCGAAGGTCGACTTCAAGACGGCCTGGGAAGCCCTGAAAGCCAGGACGCCTCCGGACCAGCTGCTCAAGGCCTACAAAGCGATGAACCTCCGCGACGGGTGACGCCGCGGGCGGTTTGGTTATGACTCTGGCGCGAAGCGCCCGCCGGCCCCGCGAATATTTGCATCGCATTTGCATTCGTGCTAGTCAAGCCGGATGCTTTTCCTCGACCATCTGATCTTCGGCAACGGCCACGGACTCGCGTCGCCCTACTTCGACGACCGGTTCTACTGGCTGAGCGGCCGGCTCTACACCTGGATCGGTGGCTTCGGCGCCCAACTCAGCAGCCGCCAGTGGCGACATCCCCTCCCCGGTGAGCAGCGCAAGATCCGTGGCCGGACCTTCCGTCCGTTCCAGAGCCGCCGCCAGTTCCTCTGGCTCTTCCGCATGATCCCGACGCCGATCGCTCGAGTCTCGGTGTCGTGGGCGACCGACCTGCCGGCCGATCTCAACGAGGCGAACGCCTTCCTGCGCGAGTTCAAGCGTAACCTGGGAGACCACATGTGAGCGACCTCGTCGACGAGTCCTACATCAACCGGCTCTCGATCGCGGAGCTGCGCCGCGAGCTGGTCGACGCTCTCGAGTTCCAGTTCGGACTCATGGCGGCCCTCAGGGATGCTCCCGAGCTGGCGCGGCCCTTCGTGCTTCACCGGCTGAGCCAGGGAGCCACCTGGCGGGACGGCGATCACGACACCGGCAAGCTGCTTCAGCGCAAGCACGGCCTCGATGCAGTGCCGCCAGTCTCGGAATGCGAGAGCGGGGCCGGCCTGTGGTGGCGGATCCGACAAGGCCTGCTGACCAAGCGGCCCACGGAGCTGCCGTGATGGCGATCAGGACCGCTGCCTTCACCGGCATCGTCGTGGCGCTGGCGCTGATCGGCAGCCTCGTCATCGCCAACAACACTGGCCTCCTCCGCAAGGCGGCCGACTGGTATTTCTCCGGAGAGTGACCTGATGAACGCCGCCCTGCCCCGCCACGAAATCCTGATGCGCCAGATGATCGAGGTCGCCCCGATCCGTGTCGGCAGCCGCGTGACCGTGTCGCCGGCCGCCCAGTATGCCGCGGAGTGGCCCGCCGAGTACGTCGTCGTGTCCATGGTCTGGGAATACCAGGACGGCAGCGGCCACGAGATCAACGTCGGCATCGCCAGCGACGACGAGATCGTCAATCGGCACGGCTGGACGGACGGCTTCTCGGTCGACGACCTGATCGTGGTGCGGCTGTGATCAGTGTCAAGCGCGTAGGCCCGCGCACCATCCGGGTGACAGTGTACCCGATCGGCTTGATCTGGATCGTGGCCGCGGTCCTGTGTGTTCTTCTCTAGCGCGGAGCGCTCGCTACCCATGGACGATGACGACTATATCCCCTTCGAGGGACCACTGTGGGAAAGCCGCGGCCCGCGCCAGGTCAGTGAGGCCGAGGCGGCCCAGCTGCAGGAAACCCTGCGGAAGATCCGCGAGCGCCAGGCTGAGCGCCATCAGGCGGCCAAGGAACGGGTGGCGAAGGAAGACCGCGTGCGCGAGCTGGTGCTGAAGCTGCGGCTCAACGAGCCCGGCCGCCTGCGCCGCCCGAGCCGAGGAGAAGGCCAATGAAGCGACACGTCCTGCTATGCAACAGAGGCGTCGCCGGCAGCACGGCCGAGCAGATCCTCCGCGACATCGAAGCGAAGAAGCCGGTCTGCACCGCGGAGCAGCCGGCCCCGAAGGGAGAGCCCATCTTCCCGGGCGCCCGCTACGCGCACACGGCCCGCAAGGACTGGCGGCACCCAGACGTCGACACCAACATCAGCGTCGTCAGCGGCGGTCTGTACGAGGACCCGGATCATCCGATCAAGGACGCCTTCATGCCGGTCGAGCACCGCCAGTGCCGACACTGCGGTGGCAATCTATGAGTCTAGCGCGGAGCGCTCGCCGGCCATGACTTTCGAGACCCCACCGGCAGCTCGTGAGCTGCTCCACCTCCTCCGCACCCGGATCGCGGCCGAGGAGATCAAGATGCGCCGAGCCATGGACCGGTCCCGTGACCAGGACGAGGCGGCCCGGATCTGGCGCGACTTCAACGTGGCGGTCCGCCCGATGCACGACGAGGTCCGCCACATCATCCGCCAGCTCGCGACGATCGCCGCGGCGACGATGCCGATCCGGATAGTCGTGCCGGTCAGCGCGTAGCGCTCGCTACCCACGCCTGCATCTGACCCGGGCATCTGGTCATATGTGACCTGCTGCTCCGTTGAAGTGGTCGTATGCGACCGGTTGATCCATGGGCGGGCCGCCAGGGGCCACATGGTCTGTCTGTAGATCAGGGCGGAGCCCTCGCTACCCACGGGCGCCGTCAGCGCATGTTCCGATAGGCGTTGTTGGTCCGCTCTCGATCGTTCGACCCGCGCATGATGAGGTCGACCGTGCATGATCCAACGCCTGGGCTGTTGCCGTACTCCTTGCGGCAGGCCTGCTCAGCTCGTGTGGCGAGGTCGGGCGGGTTCATCGTCGTGAAGAGCAGATAGGTGGCCCCGAATGCCGCCAGCACGGCGGCCAGCACGATGTAGCGTTTGTCCAATTGTCCCTCCCGGCACGGTTGGCGTTTGCACTACCAGCGCGGAGCGCTCGCTGCAATTACCCTTTTGCATTATGCGGCGCGCAGGTGGGGCCCCAAAACAGGGCCGCCCGATTTCCGAGGCCACCCCCTGTAAGAAATCTGCGCCGGATCTCTTACGCCAGGCCTGTCCCGAGTTTGTATACGTTTTGCGGACAGCCCTCCCCGATGCAAACGGCCAGGGAAGCCCCAGGAGCGGCCTGCCAGTCCAGGCTCCCGATGCACGGGCCGCCCGTTTTAACGCACACAGCCCCTGTGCCTCCCTGATGCCGAGGGGTTTCGCCCCATGTCCCTGCCCTCGTTGGGAAAAGGCCCTTTTAGCGGTTCGAAGTTTTGAGGGGTCAGCCGACATGGGGGGCCTATGCAATAAAAAATTATTCTCTTTTTTTGGAAACAAAGGAAGAAAATTCTCCGCTTGATGAATGATTGTCTTAGACTAAAGGATGAGAACAGAGAGTGAAACAAGGGCTTGACAAGGTGATTCGCTAGGAGACTTCGGATTTTCCTGCATCATTTCGGGAAGGCCGAAGACAGACTCGTTTGCATTCCTGCTAAGCCATTGAAAACACAGCGTTTTTCGTGCTCGATTTCCAAGGCCTCGATTTTGATTTCGGATTTTCGATGTATGTAAGTTATTGAAATCATTGATGAATTTATTTCTCACCCAACGATGTTTGTATTGAGTATGTTGTGGGTACTGGAAATGCAAACGGAGGTTTTGGAACTGCTCTCTTCTCACGCGCGAGTCTTCTGACTCGTGAAGTCTCTGGAACCAAGTGTTCCCAGAGCACGGGAGAGCCGTGTTCAAATCTCCAAAAACCTCCGGGCCTCCGGAAAACTGAAAAGGAACCGACCAAATGACTACCGCAACTGCAACCACGGCAAAGACACTGGGCGAAATTGCCCTTTCCGCCGCGATCAAGGCGGTTAAAGAGGACGATAGCGCGGCTTTCACCGCGACCGTTGCCCTTGGACTCGTCATGGCAAACCGCCAAGTCGAGCGCGCCGAAACCGACAAGGAAATTACGGAAAAGGCGAATAAGGCCACCTTCCGCCACTTCCTGAAAAAGTATGCCGTCAAGGGCAACACTGTGTGGCGCGACTCGGATGATATCCTTGGACGCTGCATGGCGCAAAAGGGCAAGGACCGCGAAAAGGCCATTTCGGACTATGTCGACGGCGGCAAAACTGCCAACGCGGACTTTGCCAAGCCCGACAAGGCGCGACTCGTCGACGGGCTGGCCAAGCTCCGGACATGGTCCTTCCGCCTCATGTCGGACGTCTGCACCAATCATGCCGGTGCAATCCGCGACATTCTGGCATTGAAGGCCAGCGGCGCGGACGGGCAGGCACAAGCGGAACACTTCCGCGAATTTGTGAAGGCCACCTATGGCGACTCGTTCGCCAAGCTGACACAGCGGCTTTCCAAGCCCGCGACCGAAAAGGAAAAGGCGGACGTGGTTGACGGCATGGTCAAAAAGGCCATGGACTTGACCGATGCGGAACTCACTCTCTTGATCGCCAAGCTGGAAGGCGTGCGACTCGAGCGGGCAAGCGTCGCGGCGGACGTCGATGAAGCATTCGGCGAAACCACGGCGGAAGCTGCCACCCTGATCCCGGCGGAACTGGAGGAAATGGCGGAGGCGGCGTAAGCCCCTCTCGCCTACCCCTCAACCACCCAACGGCCTGAGACCTCCCGGGTAATCCCCGGGGGGCCTTTCGGCTGGCTTTTTTTCGGCTTTTCTCCGGGCGCCCGGACGTGAGCGCGCCTCGACAAAATCCGACCTTCGCCCTCAGGGCAAAACACCCCCACCCCTATCTTGAGAGATTTTGCGATGGCCAAGCGCTTCATCGAACGCCCAACTGCGCGCCAAATCATGACCGAGGCCGAGCGCCGGGTCCTCCGCGAGATCCGGCAGAACGACTACGACGCCAAGCGTGAGAGCGCCGACAGCTGGCTGGCTGGCAACTTCGCCCCAGTGCCCAAGGTGCCGGCCATGCATGAGCGCCTGTCTGTCTCTGACCTCCGCGACAAAGCCGAGTACGCCCAGTTCAAGCGCTTCGAGGCCATGGACGACCACAACGAGACCCCGGACCCGCTGGGCAAGACCGGCCACTATGAGCCGAAGTCGATCTACGACCCCGCGCCACCCTCCCGCATCCGCCGTGAGGCGCCGAAGAAGCGCAAGGGACGCGACCCCTACGCAGTCAGCGACGACTGCGAGCTGCCCGAGTACCGCACCACCAAGACCTACACGATCGAGGATGCCCATGGCCGAGCCGTGGGCGCCATCGAGGTCAATCAGTTCAGTAAGCGCATCCGCGTCGGCGGGTCCGGCCTGATCGATCGCCCCGATCGCCTCCGCCATCTGCCCAAGTAACCCACACCCCACATCGCGAGAACCACCATGTCGATCACCCTCACCGAGGCTCGTCAGCGCCTGGCCATGTCCGCAATGCGGATCAGCCGCAAAGACCGCGAGTTCCGCGTCTCATACGCCGAGCTTGGCTACGCCGCAGCCGAGCCGAGTGCCTACTACACCGACGACCTCGAGGACGCCGTCATCACCGGCTCCCGTATGAGGGCAACCATGCCGCTCGACGTCACCGTTCGTCGTGCCTTTGGCTTTGCATGAATGCAACCCGGGATCAACCCGGGGCATGGGGAGCCGGACCCCCGCCTGAGCGTCCGGATGGCGATCAACCCCAGGGACCAAACAGTAAACAGGAGTACGTCATGAGAAGACTGTCGAGCATCATCATCCCCCTCCCCGTCGCGTTTGTTTTTCTTTGTGCGTTTGCATGGGCTGGCTGGCATCTCGCCGGCAAAGCCTCGGCATCCGGTCTGGAGATGCAAATCTCCCGGCTCGAAGCCCTCACCAGATAGGTGTCCGTCGTCCTCGGACCAAGGACAAAATCAATATCTAGTAGGTCCCACCTCATTTCAGGTGTCTAGACCCCCCTTTTGGGGTCATTTTGGGCCTCTTGGGCACTACATATGGTGTTCTGAGAGGCCCGTTTGGTCGATTTCAGTCCGAAATTGGAAATTTGCTTTTATGGGAAGCGAAAGGTCGAAACGACGAACTTTCATGGTTCTGGCCTCGATCTGGTGGTTTTGACCGGCTGTAGGCGCCCTCTGTGTGCCTCAGGCGATCGTCTGGAGAGGATACGAGATCAGGCTCAAGCACTGGCTCGTCCTCTCTCCCCCTCTCTCTGTACCCCCTAGCGTAGTTCAATCTTGAGGGTGTGCCTAACCGGCGGCCCACGAATGGAGGAGCGCGTCTGATGTCTGGATTTGTAGGGTTTGGCGTCACTCTGGCCATGCGGCCCGGGAACGCTCGGGACCGGCTAAGGGTCCTCTATGCCGCCCATCAGGGGCGTACCGGCCTGACCGTGAAGCAGGCGGCGATCCTGGCCGAGTCGTTCTCGGTCCTCTTCTCCCCCCGTGTCTCGGTCGACGTGATCGAAGCCACGATCGTCGAGCTGGAGGCGGCCTTCGAAATTCGAAAACCGGGACCGATAAATCCCCCGGCGGCCAATATTCCGGGAATTATTCTGGAATTTCCCCGACCCTGATGTCGCGGTATGCCTGTACCAGATGCGCTGCGAAAATGGCGGCGCTGAGGGCGGCAAGAAGGCCCGCGATCTGGGCCGGAGACGGGATATCCATTGGCTTTTCTATAGCACAAATGCAAATGGAAATCAAGGGGTTGCCCCCTTGGATGGCGTGATGGCTGCACGGTAGCTCAGCTGGTAGAGCGCACCGGCAGACCCGGTGGACGTGAAATTATTTCACTAAAGGGGTGGGTTCGAGGCCCACTCGTGCAGCCATCTCATCATCCGCAGTTCTACGGACATGGCAATTTGCGCTTGCCTTTGTCCTTGCTTGAATGCAAACAGCGCAAACGCAAACGGAGTCGACCATGACGGTCTCCAAGTTCTTCGACCACACGATCTACCACAGACCGGACCACGGGAAGTCGACGGTCGGCATCACGTTCAAGCCGGCACCGAGCATGACCCGCGCCGAGCTGCACGACCTGATCGCGGACCTGCTGCTGGTCGCCCACGACATGGCCGACAAGAGCGCCGAGGTGCGGCAATGAGGACGCTGTCCTTCCTGTCCGCCGAGCAGATCTCCGAACTGCATCAGCGCCTCGCTCGCCGTTGGCGCGCCTGCACCGACCAGCACGCCCAGCGTCGCTTCTACCGCATGATGTGCCGCGTCCTGTTCCTGGTCCGGCCGGTCCGCGAGGTGCAGTCGTGAGACGAGTCCCTCGCCCGATCCCCACCCTGTTCATCGTCCTGCGTGACGGGACGGTCAACAAGGTCCGCATGCGCTCGCTGCGGATCGCCCGGGAAGCAGCCTTCTCCCTCAACCAAGTCGCGGACGGCGGCAACTACCGCGCCGTCTTCGCAATGTGGAGGTGAGCCATGGGCCTGCAGCCGCCGAAGCCACTGACCGAGCCGGAAGCATTTAGCACCGGCTTCGTTCGGATCGTCGCCATCCCCAACCCCTACACGCTGAGCATCAAGGTCCAGCGTCCCGAGAACGACATCCAATTCGCCCTCAGCAGGGACGAGTGCGCCCAGTTCGCGGGGCTCCTGCTCCGTTTCGCCGCAACCGAGTAGGTGACCCCATGAAGTGCCTGAAACATCTCCTCACCGACGAGGTGATCCGCGTCTCCGACGAGAAGGCGGAAGCCATCCGCGCCGAGGACACGCTCGAACCGAAGTGCTGGCAGTACTGCCCGAAGCACGAATGGAAGGCCAAATCCTAATGCCACACGTTTTCGACCACACTCCGACCAAGCAGGAAATCTTCGACGTCGCCTGCGTCTACTTCGCCACCACCGAAGGCCCCTCCGCCCAGAAGAAGTCCTATGGCGACGCCTGTCAGTATCGCCAGAAGCAGACCGGCCGCGAGTGCATCGCCGGGCACTTCATCCCGGACGATAGCTACGATCCCGCGATGGATCAGCTGAGCCTGCTCCACCATTACAAGGGCGGCGGCTCCGGCATCCAAAACCTGCTCGTCTACTTCAGCGACAAGCTGCCGGCTTGGTTCGGCCAGCACCTGGCTTTGCTCAAGTCGCTGCAAGCGATCCACGACGGCACCCACAACTGGACCATGGACCACCAAGGCTGGAACTACGGTGCCGTGGCGGACATGCTGTCTCGCATCGCCACTTCTCTCGAACTCAACCCGTGGGCTGTCGAGCAGGTCAAGGCACGTCATGTGCCGTCCGGCTGGCAGTCGGTGGAAGGCGGCGTGTCGTGAAGCGCACCAAGAAGCAGAAGGACATCGACGCTACCCGCATCCAGCGGGCGGTGACCGGCATCCTGATCCCCATGACCTCGATCACGAGGGTCTACGCCCACGCCGAGAAGTTGATCGAGAACGGCGCGGACGACATCGAGCTGGTGAATGGCATTCGCGCCATCCTCACCCCTGAAACCACCACCCTGCACGTCGGGAGGCGTTGATGCTGACATCTCTTCCATTCCATCCCGCAGACCCGTTCCAGACCGACCCGACCATCATCGAAAGCCAGCACCGGGCTGCGAAGATGACGCGGACGTTCTGCGAGAGCGGCATGGATGCGTTCGAGTTCAAGGACGACGGTGGCCGGCACTACGTGGTCAACCGGGCAACTGCCGCCCGTTGCATGCTGTTCGACACCTTCGTCGCCTTCACGTCGGCGCACATGGTTCGCGCGCTCGATCTGCACTGGTGCGAGGTGGGTCGTGCCTAGCGTCGCCCAGATCATCGTGATCGTGCTGATCATCAATATGCTCGCGGTCCTGACCGGCATCGCATGGAGCGAACTCAAGAGGCGGCGCCGATGAAGTTCAAGGTCAAGCAGTGGGTGCGGTCTGCCCGTTACAAGGAGAAGGGCTCCTTCGTCGGGCAGATCGTCGGCACCAGCAAGGGCGAATACATTGTCCGCGATGGTGACCGCGTGAAGTGGCTCCGCACCGAGGACCAGCTGACACTCGTCGAAGCGAAGGAAGCCGCATGACCTCGCCATCCCGCATCCGTCGACGAGGTCGTGAAGCGTTCTTCCGTGGCGGCGATCCCGAACTCATCAATCCGTATGCTCCGGACTCATACGATCGCCGGGCCTGGACCGAAGGTTGGGAGCAGGCCAAGCGCGACGACGACATCCTCATCGCCAACGAGGCGCAGGCTGAACTCGATGACTTCGACAAGGTCCAGGAGTTCGCCCGTCTCTACAATCTCGCCAAGGAACAAGGTCTGATTACATGATCCTCACCGCAAAGACAGACGAGGCCTACCGCTGCGCCGCCAGACTGCCCTGCTCGCTCCCCATGGGCGGCCTGAAGGTCGATATCGATCCGGACTTCATTGGCCTGATCGACAAGGAGGACTACGTCGAGACGTCGGCCAGCAACGACAACCGCGAGGCGGAGCGTGCTCGCATCAACCACTGGCGGCTGTGATGCCTCCGTGGTTCACGATCGAGTCAGCGCCTCCCAATGTGCCCGTCATGACCAAGATCGATGACGAGAACGGCGTCCGCAATACTCAGGTGCTGATCCGCAAGGGTCGGCTCTGGTGGCACGAAGACGAGTCCACCTACGTCTACTACACGCCGACGCACTGGAGGCACTTGGGATGAGCCGAGAGCACGAAGAGATGCTGGCCCGGGTCCGGGTCAGCGACCGCCAGTGGTGCGAGTCCGATCTCTACTATCGGACCAATCGCTGGGTGGAGGATGGCCGCTCTCAGGATGCCTCCGACTCCTTCGCGGCGGTGAAGATGGCGGACTTCGCCATCGTCGTCGGCCGGGAGAATGTCGGGCGCAGCACGGTCATCGAAGCCTTCAATCAGCGGGTCGCCCAGGATATCCGGCGGAAGCTGCTCGACAGCAAATACACGACGCTTTGAGGTCCCGGTGGTGCAGTAAAGCGGTCTGCACCTGAAGGCAGGGAAAATCCGCAGGGCCACTCATCAAACGGCTTAGCTATAGGCGCCCATGGTCCGCGCCTGGCCAGGATAGCCACCCATGACAGGACTGGTGCGTTTGCGTCCCGGGAGAAATCGGGAATCATATTTGGTTGCTGCGACCCGAACGCAGTGGCGAGGCCGGCGCTATCCGGCCAACTCATTTCAAGGAGTCTCAGACATGAAGAAGCGAAAGAAGCTGAGCAGGCGCTCGCCGATCGCCCGTGATCTGCGGACGCCGAAGTACAAGCCTCGCATTGTGCCGAACAAGAAGCACAAGGCGAAGGTCCCGAGCTTCAACGATGGAGATGCCCCAATGAAGTAACCCGAGACGGCTTTAACCCCTGTGATCAACGACCGAGGACTTTTCTTTTTGGACCGGTGAAGCCGCGAGCGACCGGACGCACTGCACGACCAGCGGCGTGCCAACAAATCCGCTGGAGCTTTTCGTCCCCCGCCGTGTAGCGCCTGCCTTGCGTGATACGGCACGCCGCACATGCGGACACGGTGGGGGATGTTTCAGGAGACGATAGTGACGAACCGCTACAATGTGGCCATCCTCTTCGCCAACGGATCATGGGGCATCCACGACTTCCGATCCTTCGTGGACGCGCAGGACTTCTACCGCAACGGCATCAGCTACAGCGGCGGACGAGTGCAGCGCGTCACGGTGTTGGAGAACGGCAACCAGCTGCGGGCCGTGTGGGATGAGTCCTGGGACGACCAGAGCAAGTACGCCGGCCTGAACAACTGAACCGATCAACCCCATGCCCGAGGTGTGCCTTGGGCCTTGCTTGAAGGCAAATGCAAATGGACAGCGAAACGCTCGAAGCCCTGAGGATCGTCCTCGATCTCGGACGGCAGAACGTCATCAGCGAGCACGATGACATCGACGAGCACAATCGTCAGGTCGAGGCCTGCAACAAGGTTGAGACCCTCATCTACTTCAACAGCAAGGCGTGAGGGATGAACCCGTTCGAGTTCTACGACGCTGGTTATGCAGCTGGCCTGGAGGGTGACGATGCATGCCCGCATCTCCCCTTCACCTTCCAGTGGGTGTGGTGGCAGTTCGGCCAAACGGTCGGCCACCACACCCTCTGCTCACAACTCGAAGCAATCGCCCTCCTTTTTCCGCAGGACTGATCATGGAAAACGTCACCGAGATCCTCGAAGGCATGATCGACCGGCACGGCCTGACGCATCTCGTCACCGGCCTGTCGCTGATCTGCTCCGAGAAGGCCGAGCACATCCGGCACAGCTGGCAGGACGGCATCACCGCCAAGGCATGGGATGCCGACGCCAAGACGCTCGAAAAGGCCGCCCACATGATCTGCTCGGACGCCAAATGAGCAAGGTCCCACCGCAGTGGAAGCGGCTCAGCCGCGACATCATCATCAACTTCCAGGACATTCATCGCCTGGCAGTTAAGGCCGGCACCCGCGTGGAGAAGCGCACCACAGGATACGGTCCCCGCTACACGGTGCATCGGCACAGCGTGGAGCTGTTGACCAGCACGCAGGCGCTGTTTCTTCACGACAGCACCTACCACTACATCTGGGTGAGCGACGACGTTCTGGAGGACATCCCCAATGGGTGATGCCGCGGACGACGCCTTCAATGCAGCGCTGAGCGACGAGATCACCGCATCCCTGATGCGTGAGGCCGGCTGTCGGCGCTGCACTCAGCACCACACAGTCGACGAATGCCCGGTCTGCCTGGACCTGGGTTGGATCGATAGCAATGGGGAGCCCTGCGAACCATGACCACGAAGTTCGCCGAGATGAGCTGGTTCGAGCAGCAGAAGCGGATGCGCAACAACAAGGACGGCTATCCCGAGGACAAGGGTCTGAAGGATGGTCACTGCAACCGGTCCGGCTGCCTGCGTCCCCTCGAAGGCCAGAGGCAGTTCTACATGCGGGACCACGAGTTCTTCACCGACGCGCGTCTCTACTACTGCAGGGACTGCGCCCGAGCATTCACCCGTGCGGACAAGCAATTCGCCATGCCGATCCGCTGCACTGAGGATACCGTCAATGCCTAAGCGACAGGACAACATCGCGTTCGTCCGCGACCTGATGAACCACAGCCAGTACGGCGCCCTCGCCCAGCTGTTCGTGCTCGATGCACTCGACAAGTGGTCGGAGAAGGTCTCAAAGGCCGCTCCGAATGAGGTCGACACCGGGCTGATCAGCGGCCAGGCCTGGGTTGGCGTCGCCAAGGAGATCCAAGACAAGCTGAACGCGAGGATGGGCTGATGGCGCTCAAGAAGACACACGCCCAGTTCCGCCAAGCCGCGGCTTTCTTCGACGAGACGCACCGCTCGCCGTCCATCACGCCGGACCCGTTCGCAACAAAGCGAGCGCTAGACCTCTCCTGGTGGTTCATCGAGAACGTCGGCCCGGACGACCCAGCTCGCAACGAAATCTTCTTCGAGCTGCGTGAGATCGTCCGGAATGCGCAAGGAAACTGACTTATGAAGACGCCCGAGATCATCACCACCAACTACCTCATCATCGAGACCGCGCTGGCTGCCTACGCGGTTCTAGAAGACACCCGGCTCATCATCGGCACCACGCTGCCCGACGATCATCCCTTCAAGGATGCCGAGCGGCAGATGACCAAATACGGCGAGGACTACGGCGCTCGCGGAATGCGCAGTGCGGCGTGGCAGATGGCGCCGATCATCGAGGACGTCTGGAGCGGCATGACCGAGGACGAGAAGGACGGCGAGGTCTGCTGGGACTTCGAGTTCGTTCCGCAGTTCATGCTCTATTGCCTCAACTTCACCGACGAAGACATCAAGCCGGTGGTCGAGGGCTCCGACAAGCTCCGCGCTCTGTACCGAACGTCTCGAGATCGGTGCAAAGCGTTCGTCAGCAAGTGTCCGCCCTCCACGAGGGAGCGCGACAGCTTCATCCAGGACTGCCGCGACGAAGCCGAGGAGCAGTGGTGCTACGCTGATCTGATCAGCGACCACCAGGAAGCGGTGCAGCGGGCCTTCGAGGCGAAGGAAAAGCCGGCCGAGTTCGTCAAGGCGCTTGGCGAGGAACTTGAGCTACTCGACTTCGGACCTACCAAATGAGGTCGGGTCGTCTCGTTGCCGCCAGCGAGGAAGAGCTGAGCGATCTGGCGGCGTGGCTTCACGACCATCCCGACGACGTTACGCTCGAAGTCCGCTTCGAAGCCATCGACTTCCTCCTGGAGACCATGGAGGCAGTCGAGACCTACCCCGCCACGGTCTACGTCCCCACGCCTCTGGTCGATGCACTGGTTGGCGTAATCGAGGACTGGGCGGAAGTTCTCGGCGCCCACAACGAAAGCCTTTCGACAACAATGATGGTGATCCAATGAGCAAGGAATACGTTTCCCCCACCGGCTCGCCGATCCTCGGCACCAAGGAGCTGCTGACCGGCCGCGCCGAGATCACGGGCATCGAGGACAACGGCGAGCCCGTCTACCAGGGAAGCACCGAGATCTTCTACGACGACCAGGTCACCGAGACGCTGGAAGGCAAGATGATCTTCCTCGACGAGAACGGCGCCGAGTGGACGTTCGATCAGCTCAAGCCGGCTGACGACGAAGAAGAGGAGGACGGCGATGAAAGTCTGGATAGTTGAGGGTGAGCACCACGCGGTGCCCGGCATCATCGTCAAGGTGTGCGCTTCCAAGACGCTCGCCGACCTCGAAGCATCCGACTTGGTGGGCATCATCGTGAATGATGTCGCGGGCGGATGCGAAGGCATTGCGCCTGACAACTGGGAGCGACGGCTTGAAGAGGCTGTCGTCGAATACGCAGACCTCTTTAACTCCATGCCTCGCGTCGAAGTGAGCGAGCACAAGGTGATCGGGTCATGAGGGAATATGTTTCCGGTTTCGTCTCATCGCAAGCCCTTGACTACACCGACGAGGAACGGGTCGCGCTTGCACTCATCGGTCCGCGGGGTGGCGGCAGGTACTCCATGCTCACCCCCCTCCAGGCCCGCAACCTGCGAGACAATCTCGACCAGGCGTTGCTGAAATTCGCGGACGCTCGGTCTCGCGTCCCGATGTTCGTCGTGGTGCAAAATGCGGGCTTCGAGGGCGAGAAGGATGTCTTCGAGTCCAAAAGCTACGACCAGTCCGTGGCCTGGATGAACCGAACATACAGCGCGCCGGAGATCAGCGAGTTGCACGTTGCTGTCGCCCGCGATGTCGCCGGACAGAGGAGCTACGAGCTATGAGCCCGACCGACAAGGAGCTGGCCAAGCTGCAACAACGTAGGCAGAACCTCCTGAACCCACCTGACGACGAGGCCGAGCCGGTGTGCGAGGCTGAGGATATTGGCTGCCAATGCACCGAGGCCGGCATTGAGTCGGAATGGGACTGGAGCGCCGAACAGAGCGTCTACGTCTGCAACGGATGCGGAGATGTCCAATGACCAAAGACGAAGCAATCGAGCGCTTCAAGCGGCTGGTTGCCCGATACGGCATCCACTGGACGGCCTCGGTCCCTCGCGAGGCGCACATCGAAATGGCCGAGATTAACAAGGTCTTGAACGAAGCTGATCGCCGCGAGGCGCTCGGCCTCTCCCGCTAACCTTCGAACCCCACCACAAGGACTACGACTATGAAACTGCACGCCATCATGGCGTCGGCGGTGACGCTGGCGCTTGCCTTCTCCTCTCCTGCCGAGGCCTTCAACAAGACCGACTCGGACTTCGTCAATCTCGAATCCATCGCATTCGTGGTCGCGATGAAGTGCGACAAATACGACTTCATCGACGGCGGAGCCCAACAGGCCGCCGATCAGGTCGGTGCCGACTTCGATACTCTGGCCCCGGCCATCCAGGCTGCGATCCAGGTGACGTTCGGCCTGGAGTACGACCGCACCAAGCTCATTCCAGCCGTGACACAGCGGGTCCGGACCAACTTGGAGGTCCTGCTGGACGAACTCAAAAAGGGCAACGGCTTCTTCTGTCAGAAGTACGGCACCACGATGATCAACGTCGGCTTCATGAAGAAGAAGTGAGGAACCCCATGGACAAGAATCTCTACATCTCCGAGCGATCCGCACGTTCCGCCGCCCAGAAGGCAGTGGAGGAGAAGCGAGCCGACGCCTTCCGTGTCAAGCCGCGGCGTCAGCGCAACGACGACCGGACCTTCGACTTCGGGTTCGTCGCAATCCTCATGAAGTCTGGCGAGGTCGCAGGTTTCGCCTGATCGTCCCCACCAGCATCATCAACAAGGAAAGCAACATGCTCCAGGCTCCAGCGACCGAGTTCATCCGCGCAAAGACAGTAGTGACCGCTCTGGCGATCTCGGCGCTGGTCTGGTGTGCCATAATCTTTGCTTGAATGCAACTGACTTTCGTGCAAGGATTACGCAAATGAAGCCCAGCAACTCCCTCTCCGTGCCCCAGGTCGTCGATCGGTTCCGCGCCTATCGCGAGGCCAATCCTTCCTGGGGCGCGCTCCACGTCGTCCTCGACGACGGCAATGTCCGCGACGTCCACGTCAAGGGCTGCATCGAGAGCGCACTCGAACGCGGTGACACCGAGGGCCACGAACTAGCCTGCCTGCTGCTCGGCATGAGCACCACGCAGCGCCGCAAACTGATGAGGATCTGATGTTCGCATTCGTAACCGGCCCCGAGTACCGGCTCCCGTTCGAGACCTTCGTGGTCCACCAGTTCAAGCACATTCACACCCACCGCGACTACGCCGGCTTCTCCTGGAAGGAACCGATGCAACTCAGCATCAGCGTCCCCTCCATGAGCCTGGATGAAGTCCGCGCCGCCAACAACGACAACCAGAGAGCCGCCTGATGGACCTCGGACTGATCCACGCCGCTAAGGACTTCGCAATCAAGGCGCACGGCGACCAGAAGCGCGACTACGGCGACATCCCCTATTGGCACCACCTTGAGGAGGTCGCTTCCATTCTCCTGCGATACTCGGCGACCGCAGACGTGGTTGCTGCTGGGTGGTTGCACGACGTCCTCGAAGACACCGATAGCGATTACAACGCTGTCTCCCGCGAGTTCGGGAACGACATCGCCGAGATGGTGCTGGAGGTGACGGACGTCAGCCGGCCAGAGCATGGCCTTCGCGGCAGGCGGAAGCGGCTCGATCGGCAATACCTGGCCGGCGCGTCCTGGCGCGGTCAAATGGTCAAGTGTGCCGACACCATCAGCAACACCCGCGACATCGTCGCGAACAACCCCAGCTTTGCGCGCAAGCTCTACATCCCTGAGAAGCTGTTGCTGATGCCGGTGCTCACGAACGTCCGCCAGTACTGCTTCGGCATCTGGCAGGAGGCCTGGGAAGGCGTTGCCAGAGCCGAGCAGGAGCTGATGAATGCCGCGAAGTAAGAAGAAGGGCCAGCTCGGCTACGCCATCGTCAACAAACGCGGGACGATCCAGGTGGACTCGGTCTGCATCACGAAGCGCGATGCTCAATTCTACATTACCGAATACCACCAGCTTCGCAGCCACACCGTCAAGCGCGTTCGGGTAATTTTGGAGGACTGATGTCTGAGCAACGAGAGTGGCCGAGCAACGGCGTCGAGTTCAACCGCTGGTACACCGGTCTCGGCCGCTTCATCAGCGTATTGAAGCATTTCGCCTGGATCAAGAAGGCGGAGTTCAAATACGTCAACATCCGGATCGACACCCGAAACGGCAACTTCATCGTCATGTCCGACGAGAAGGACGGCGAGCGGCGTCGCGTCGACCCGAACGAGATTGCTCAGCACGTCGACATGAAACTCGTGGACGAGCCAGAGCGAGAGCGTCGGACAGGAGAATACCTCCTGAAGGTCGCGCGGTCTCTGGGCTGGAACGACGATGGCGAAGGCGCCTACGAGTTCATGATGCGGCGCTGCCGCGAGGTGGCCTTCGAGGACTGCGGACGTGATCCGTCGAAGGATCTGCGTCGCGTCCTGGAGCAAATGAAGAAGCTCTACCGAGAGACCGCGACGTACGAAGGCGGTTACGCGATCACCACGGGCGCCCTGCTCGACTTCATCAAGGAGATCGAGAAATGCCTTACGAGCAAGACGTAAAGCAGCTGGCCTACACGATCGATCCACCGTGTTGGGTCAGCTACAGCGGCAAGGGCATCAACTTCAAGTCGGCGATGGAGTTTCGTCGCAAGAAGTCGCTGACCGAGGCACAGAAGCAGATCGACCAGGTCAAAGCGCGTAGGTGCAGGGCAAGGCGCGACGCCGTTCTGCAGCTTCCGCATCCCGACCTGCTCGCTGCCACCGTCTCGTGTACCGGCACCGAGATCACCATCCAGTGCGACGATCACGACGTGAAGGATCGTCTCATGGACTTCTTAACCGGCAACTGAGGAAGACATGGCGCAGAAAGAGATCGACCGGATCAACGCCAACGGCTGGGCTCGCGGCTGGCACGCCACAATGCTGCAACGAGAAGCGAACCAGACCGGCCGCACCATGGCCACGCTCCACCTGGAGAGGGTCGCCAATGTCTCGGCGTTCAACGTCCCGGCTGAGGCAACTCTGATCCGCGGCAGTCGCGTCCACTATCGCTTCCTCGACGGCAGCGAGTGCAGTCACCCTTACGTCAAGCGGCAGCGTTAGGCGTGCTCACTGCAATACGGCGATCCGACGGTTCCGTTCCTTCTTCACCTTGTCGAGCATTTCGACATGGGTGAAAGTCGGGATGCCGGCCTTATCCGTGGCGAGGCGCAGCGTTTGCTTGGCGAGTTCTGGTGTCACATCGAACCAGTCCCCAATCAGCCTGCGCTTCGCCTTGTCGAGGATGGCAGTCATATCACTGACCGTCCGCATGGCCACGAGGTCGCCAGACATCCAGGCAACGTCATGGACCTGGAGTGCATTCCAGTTGCCGCCCTGAAGCTCGATCAGCTTCTCCCGGAACTGACGTGACCAGCTGATCTTAAGCGGCCGACCCCCGGAAGGGCCGACCGCATAGACACAAGCGAAGCCGAGTTCCTTGAAGATTTTGAGTTCCGGCTTCGTCTGAAGCCAAGGGAGTCCGTAAAAAATCTCGGTTCGCTGCATGCCACATGCTCTAGCAGATAATTTGCATTCCTGCAAATTTGTGCTTGCAGTTCCTGCAAACGCCCTCTATTCGAGGCGAGCCCAACACGGAGATTTTGAGATGAGCAACGACAGAGAGTTTCTTCCGGCGGCAGCCCTGGAGATCACGTCCGGCGAGCATCGGGCGCTGCTGGAGGTCCGTGAGCTGTTCGCAAAGGGCACGTTCAAACACGACCCGAACAGCGACGTCGAGCATCCGGACGGTTTCAACATGAATTTCGCCGAGAAGGCGTCCAAGTGCGGCACGACCTGCTGCATCGGCGGCTGGGTCTGGCACGTCATGAGCCGGGACCGCACGACGACGAGCCCGAGCGCTGGTCGCTATGTCAACGAAGGCTACGCCGACGCGCTCAAGCCGCTCTACTACCCCGATCTCGAACAGATCGACGACATGGCGTACGACGACATCACGCCGGGCGCCGCGCTCGCCGCGATCGACATGTTCCTGACAACCGGCGAGGTCAACTGGGCCACCGCCTGCGGCCTGGACCAAGTCCGCCTGGCGTAGCCATGCCTTCTCGCTTGCTTGAATGCAAGCCTTTGCACACCCCCGTTCTGAACCCGCGCGCCGCCCTCACGAACGGGGGTGAGTTTCAACCGGCCCGCAACCACCGAAGGAAACTAGATGAGCGATCCCAGCCAAGACCGTCCCTACCTCTACGCCGCCACCGCAATCGCCGCGGCACCGATCGAAGATCAGCAGCCGGCGCCGACTCCTGAGCCCCAGCCCGAGCCCGTCGTCTTCGTGGCTGTGAATGACGAGGCTCCGCTGAACGGTGAGATCCTCCCGCCCGAAGTGGCGCTGGCCCTCCCCGCTCCCGAGACCCCGCCGACCATCCCGCAGTACCCGATCGGCCTGATCGACTTCAACCTGCCGATCGTCGTGCTCGACAGCGCGGACTACAACGACGAGGCCTTCGACGAAGCCAAGATCGTCACCGTGCTGAAGGGCAGCCTGCATCCGGTCGTAATCACCTTCTGGAAGCACGGCGAGCAGTGCATCGACCAGTTCGACACGGACGGCGACTCGGCTTCCGGCGATCACAAGGTCGAGCAGGACCAGCCGTATCCGCGGACCATCTACGTGGTCATCGGCCGCGACGGTCGCAAGCTGACCATCGACGAGGAGCTGTACGCCTCCGAGGATGCAGCCCGTGCTGAAACCGACGTCGACGAAGTTGCCGGCGTATTCGCGCTGGTGATCGAGGCGCCGAAGGTTGCCGAGCCGATCGCTTCGGAAGATATCGGCCAGCTCGCAGAAGCTCTCGACGGCAACAACGAGGACGGTGATGAGGAGCAGGAGGACGAGGTGGCTTCGGTCGCCCCGGTCGCTGCGCCCTCCACCGACGCTCCGACCGAGATGTACGTCGCCGGCCAGACCCGCCGCGTCGGTCAGACCGTCTACGCCTCGCGTCAGGGCTTCGGCATCCGCGCCTGCACGATCGTGAAGCTGCGTCGTGACAGCCAGAAGTCGCTGTACCTCGATCCGAGGGACGGCAACGGCCCCTACTGGGCGCTGAACAAGAACGTCCGTTACGGCTGAGCCAGCAAAGCGGCCCGTCTCCTTCGGGGGACGGGTCGCCCTACCACGGGAGACGAACATGCCGAGACGATTGGGTGACGATGCCCAGATCAAGGAAGCCTTCCGCGCCTTCGAGGCTGCGAGACGGTTGGTCAATCTCGTCTGCGACCACCAGGGCGATGTGCCCACAGAATTTCAACCGATTGTCGAGCTGGCGCTGCAAGCGTTCGGCCTGCCTCCCGACTTTCCGGAACGTGTTCTCGTCAACGAACTCAACGCAGACCAGGAGCAGCACCATGACTGAGCCCAGAAAATCCATCCGCATCGTCAGCGAAGAAGAGTTTGCCTCCCAGCTGCGTATCGTCCTGCAGCAGCATCAGCTCGACGACATCGGCGCAGTCACAGGCCCAGGCCGGTCCGGCTCGGTCGCCGCGGTCTACACCTCGCACATGCTGCACATCCCGTACATCCCGTACGGTCAGCACTGCCCCTCGAAATTCCGGCTTCTGATCATCGACACTGCTCGCGAAAGCGGGCGGACCCTGCGCAAGGCGGCCCGCCTCTATCACACGGTCAACCCGATCGTGATCTCCGTCTTCGAGGAGCCGCCCCGGGTGGCGTTCTGGTACGAGGCTCCGAAACCTCAGTTCTACCGTCACGAGGTCCTCTACAAGGTGGCAGCATGACCGGGCCGGCGTTCAACAACGACCCGGCTGCCGATGAGGGCTGGTGTATTTCCGAATGCCACGGCAGCGAGAACGGTCCGTGGCAGTTGCAGAAGTGCGACGAGCAGGACGTCTTCAAGACCGACATCGAGGCATGGCGGTTCGTCGTCGACGTCGCCGAAGCCGGTAGCGAATACCACCAGAGCGCGCTGCAGTTCCTCAAGGATCACAATCCGATCGAGTACGACTGCATCGTCGACACGATGAAGCGGAAGGCTATCGCATGAAGCGGCTCCGGCGCCGGAGGTGGCGGCACCCTTGCGATAAGGGGTCGCCGGCACAGCGCAAGCTGGGTGCTGCGTTCCGCTTCCTCATGGAAGCCAGCACCTGGAAGCGCCACCATGAACCATTCGCAAAGACGTGGCGAGGACTGGAGCGTCGCAGCGAGCGGCGCTTCATCGACGCCAACAAGCGAGCATTTGCGTGAGCGAGCGTGACAACTATGAAGAACACATCATCGGTTCTCTCCGAACCCACTTCGACTGCCCCTACTGCAACTTCCACTTCGACGAAGAGGGAGACAAGTCAGTCGAGGCCATCGAGTGTCCGGACTGCCTCCAGAAGTTCTGGTGCCGAGAAGTTCGATAGCACCTTCTTTGTCAGGAATGGCAACGCCTGGACATCCGGCGAGCTGGACATCATTCGGCGCAATCGACACCTGAAGACGGCACAGCTGCAACAATTGTTGCCGCCTGACAGATCGAGAAACTCTCTCCAGAACAAGCGCGACACGACACCAGGGCTAGGCTTTCGCCGCCTGCCATGGACCGCCGGAGAGGACGAGGAACTCAGACGGGCTGCGCCAACCATGGGCGTGAACCGCATCCATCACATCCTACCGCATCGAACATGCCACGAGATCAAGCAGCACGCCAAGGCACTCGGGATCGAGCTGTTTCGATACCACGAAAAGCCGCTTGCCATCATCGGTGAGCCGCTGGCGGACGCCATCAGAACACGGGCAAGGGAAGACGGATTCTCCATCCGCGGTCTCGACTGCGAGCTGGGAACATCCGCATACTTCACCAACGTGGCCGCCCATCGCGCAAGGCGCGGGACAGGCCCTTACATGCCCGCCATTCGCAAGGCCGTCGAGTTCTTCGAGGCCGAGCTTGTAACCGGTCCCGATGGGACCATCACCATCGACTGGAAGGACGAGTGATCATGGCCGATGACTCTGACGAACAAGCCGGCAAGCCTGTGCTCTGCGCCAGGCTGAACGGGACCACACTCCGGGCGAAGTGGCCCGGAAAACGCTGGCACGGCCAGTACAAGAACATCGACGCGGTCTGCGATGCAGCTCACGAGGATGGCCTTGCATCTTTCATCATCGACTACGTGGACAAGGAGGACTGAACCAGGAGAGCTGGCCGACGCGGTAGAGCCGGCGACTGCATCTGAAATGACTGACTGAAAGCATCACATTGCAAAGACCTCTTTTGGCTATGACGGGGCGGACAGAACCCCAAAAGAGTAACAGTAAGGGCGTCAAAAATGATCGTTCTCAAATGCGGCGAGGCTGTCATCTGGCTTCGCCTTTTTAATTCGCGAGATAGACCTGCACTAAATGCCCAATTGGGGGCTGAAATTTCACTTGCTCTTCTGCTTGCTTGAATGCAAATAAGAGCTGTCGCGGTTCGCGGGACCAATTCAGGTTCCGCGGGCCATCCAAGGGAAAGCCATGCCTGCCGGCATGCTTGAATGCAAACGGAGCAAATATGTTCTACCTGGTCAGGTTGGACCGCGACGCAGACGGCAATCTCGTTGAGACGCCTCTGCCGGACTGCGGAACGTTCGACAAGGGAGCCGATGCAGCAAAGGCTTCCAAAACAGTAGCTGCTTCGAGCGGCCTCAAGGTCCAGTGCCGACGCATTGCTCAGGCAGGCGACTGGCGAGCTGCGATGCAGAAGCGCCTGGATTCGGGCGAGCTGACACTGCTGCCAAAGAAGTGGGACCTGGAACCGATCAAAGATCACTTCGCCCATCTGTGGGCTCCCGACATCAGCAAGATCGCGTTCATCGAGAGCGAGGATCACGGGATCATCCAGAAGCTGACCGCCCTCACTCCGGGCCGCTACATCAGCCGGTTCTACGAGACCGACGACAGGAAGATGGTCGACAAGCGCCGTCGCGAGCTGATCGCTGCCATCGATCCGAGCGGCGAGGTCTTCTATGCGACGACGCCGGAGGAGATCGTCTACGTCTACAAGCACGGCCCGTCGTCGTGCATGGATGGCGCTCACGACTTCCACGATCTCCCGGAATGGCCGGTCGCTCCTTACGGCGCTGGCGACCTGGCAGTCGCCTACACCAAGAACAGCAAGGGCCGCATCCAGTCACGCGCGCTCTGCTGGCCGGAGAAGAAGCTTCATGGCCGATGCTATGGCGCGGTCGAAGCGATGCGGTCTGCCCTCGCCAACGAAGGCTACGACGATCTCCGCAAGGGGACAGGCAACAAGCAGGACACGTTCGTCGGTGCTCGACTCCTGAAGATCCCGACCGAAGACGACGAACACGAGTTCGTCATGCCTTACTTCGACGACATCGGCGTCGGCATCGACATGGGCGACCACTTCGTGACGGCTGCTGCCGCTCCGACAGAGGCTGGCCCGAAGTACGTCACCAGCTCGTCGTCCGGCCATTCGGTCCTACAGGCTCGCTGCCCAAAGATCGGCTCCGCCTATCCGGTCAGCAACATGCGGTACGTCCACGGCGCCGATCAACTGTGGTCTACCCATGCGATCGACCAGTACGCCTTCACCTGCGCTGGCAGCGGAAAGCTTTGGGACCGCGATTGCAGGGTGCTCCTGGGTCACGGCTCTCAGAACCGCCAAGTGCAGTGGTCCAAGGAGTGGTTCGCAGAGCATGGCGAGCACTGCATCTTCACGGGACGGAACTGGCCCAAGAGCGAGATGGTCCAGAAGGGCGACAAGCGGATGCATCGTAGCGTCGCCGATCTCTACGACGAGGACGGCAACGAGTTCACGGAGATCCAGCCCCAGAAGAAGCCTCGCGGTCGTCGCAAGGCTTTCACCGGCTTCGACGTCGGCTCGGACGACATGACCGTCCTCTCAAAGATCAGCGGCAAGAGTGCAGACATGTTCATCGTCGATGACATCGATCGCCCTGGTCACCCCAACATCAACGAACTCATCCTCACTCGCCACCGCCGGGTTGCTTAAGGAAACCTCATGTCTGATCTCGAAACCATCATCTCGATGCTCTCTTATCGCCGTCCGGCTGGCTCGGCCAGTGAGATGGAGTTCATCAAGAGGTTCATCATCCCGCTCGGCGCGAAGATGGACAAGCACGGCAACTGGCGACTGAAGATCGGGGAAGCTCCTGCTGTCCTGTGGTCGTCGCACACCGACAGCGTCCACTCCAAGGAGGGCTACCAGAAGGTCGACTATGACGGGAAGTACATCTCCCTGCCCGTCAATTCGAAGTCGAACTGCCTCGGCGCGGACTGCGCTGCAGGCGTCTGGATCATGGCGGAAATGATCAAGGCGAAGGTGCCTGGCCTCTACTTGTTCCACTTCGCCGAGGAGATCGGTTGCGTGGGATCGCGGGCCATCGTCGAGAAGGAGCCCGAGCTGCTCGCCGGCATTCAGGCTGCCATCGCATTCGATCGCAAGGGCACCGGCTCTGTCATCACCCACCAGGGGCAGCGCACCTGCTCCGACACGTTCGGCAACTCAATGGTGGCTCAGCTGCCGTCACGCTTCAAGCTGGACGACACCGGGGTGCTGACCGACACCAAACAGTACCGAAACCTGGTTGCGGAATGCACCAACATTTCGGTCGGCTACTACAACGAGCATCGCCCCCAGGAGGCGCTCGATGTCGGCCACCTGATCGAGCTGCGCAACTGGATGGTCAAGATCGACCAGTCAAAGCTGGTGATCGAACGCGACCCTTTTGCCAAGCCGAAGTTCAAGGCGACGAAGGGTTCTGGAGCTTCGTTCGGCGGCCTTCGCTACCGTCGCGAGGAGACCCTTCGTGACATCGTCTGGCACCACGCCGACAAGGTTGCCGCCTTCCTGGAGAATAGCGGCGTCACCTTCGACCAGCTCCACGACGCAGTCCACGGCAAAGCCGAGTCGCAGAAGCAACCCAACCGGCCCAGCATCTTCGATGACATCGACGATCTGTTCAGCGCCGCCTCCTGATCACAACCAACACAGACATTCAAGAAGGAACTGACAATGCAGCTCGGAATGAAGGACCACGTTGACGTCGCAACCGGCGTGCAGGACGAGATCAAGATCGCCTTCGAGGCGAACAGTGTGGCGTTCTACGCCCAGATCTCCGGTCTCGCCAAGGACAAGATCAAGTATCCGATCCGGGAGCTGTCCACCAACGCCTGGGACGCTTCCCGCGGCGACTTCGAGGTCCATCTTCCGACCCGACTCAACCCGGTGTTCCGGGTTCGCGACTACGGCTCCGGCATGAGCCACGACCAGATGGTCAACGTCTATGCTCGTCTCTACGCCTCGACCAAGCGCGGCACCAACGAGCAGGTCGGCGGCTGGGGCCTCGGCTCCAAGAGCCCGTTCGCCTATCTGATCGGGGACAGCGGCGCCGGCTCCTACTACGTGACGTCCTACCATGACGGCGTGATGCGCTCCTATGTGCTCTCGCTGGCTCAGGACGGCGCTCCGGTCATGCGCCTGATGGCCACCGTCCCAACCGAGGAGCGGAACGGGCTGGACGTCTCGTTCGCCGTCCGCCGCGAAGACATTGACCACTTCGTCGGTGGCGCTCGCTCCATCCTGTGGTCCTTCCATCCGCGCCCGAAGATTTTCCCCCGGGACGCGATCACCTGGAAGGAGCCGGTCGTCGAAAGCGAGGGCGATAACTGGACCAAGTTCAAGACCGGCACCGTGCCGTTCCAAGGTCCGCGCGTTCGCATGGGCTGCGTCATGTATCCCTTCGACCTGCGCCAGATCGAGAACAGCGGCTTCCTCGATGTCAGCGACGAGGTTCTGTTCGACGCTCCCATCGGCTCGCTCAAGGTCACGCTGTCCCGCGAGGAACTGGCCTATGATGACACGACCCGGACCACGCTGAAGAACCTGGTCAAGCAGTACGAGGACAGCTTCCTCGACCAGCTCCGCGACAAGCTGGATGCCGCCGAGACCCTGTTCGAAGCCGCCGAAATCTTCGACGACGAGACCGACATGCTGGGCGCCACCCGGCAAGGCCGGCTTCGCGACGTGGTGAGGTGGCGCGACGCCTACATCCCGGCGATGCTGGTCAAGGCAAACTTCAAGACGGACATGCTCCAGGAAGGCTGGCAACAGTTCGAGAAGTTCGAGGACAAGGGCGTCCGCACGAAGTGGGCCGCCGACGCCAAGATCGTGATCGAGCACAATCCGAGCTACTCGCTCAGCCGCTTCCACATGGCTGAGCTGGTCGGTCAGAAGGTGCTCTGGGTGCGCTGCAAGCGTGTGTTTCGCGACGAAGTGCTCAATGCGCTCGGCAATCCCGAGGTCATCGATCTCGACACCTTCAAGGTGCCAGTCGCCAAACGGGTCAGCAAGACGATCCGCAAGCGCAAGACCTTGGTCGTCACCAACCACGGTCTGCAACGTCTCACCCAAGACGTTGACCTGGCCGAGGGCGGCGTGATGGTCGAGAGCATGCCGGGGACGTACCGTCGCCGTCGCGGCGGGAGTGACTGGTACCGGCTACACGATGCCCAGGCCGGCTCGATGGACTTCAACTCAACCGAGAGCTTCATCAGGTCGATGGTGGAGTTCGAGCTGATCGAGGTCGGCACCGTCATCCTCGTCAAGTCGAGCGACCAGGACGTTCCGGGCGACTGGACCATGCTGGCCAACGACATGGTCGAGGAACTGAAGGGGCGAGTGAACGTCGCTGAGTTCACGGGTCTGCACAAGAAGACGATCCACAACCTGAACTCCAACCTTCAGCAAGTGGCGACGATCCGGATCCGTCAGGCTCCGGAGGACGTTCTCGCATTCATGCGTGATCTCAAGACCCTCTATCGCTCGTTGCAAAACAACTCGACCGCAGCAACCGAGAGCGACAAGGCCTATTCGGCACTGAAAAAGATCGGCGTTCAGATCGACACGCCGGAAGTGACGTGTCCGATCCAGGCGATCGAAGCGCGCTTCAATCTTCTCTGCAATGAATACCTGCTGCTGAAGACGATCGTCGAAGCGTACGAGTACAGCCACCGTGGTCAGGAGAAGGCGGCGAAGCTGAAGCACTACTTCTCGCTTCTCGCCCGACCCGAAGCCGCGAACGACAACGACGAGGACGGCTGCGTCGAAGACCTCGTCGAAGACTTCGACCTCGCCGCCTGATCCAACCGGAGCTCAACATGATCGCCAGCGTCATCACCGACACGTCAATCTTCTTCATCGCCAAGGGCCGTCCCTGGACCTTGGCGGTGGATCACCCGGCTTTCGACCTGGTGAAAACTCGCCTTGCTGCTGGGTGCGAGGATGAAGATGAGGTCGTCCGCCTCACGGACGTTCGCGTGGCGGTGAACGACGCCACCGATGGGCGGGCCGTCCTCAGCGAGGATGGCCTGTTCCTGGACGGCGAGCAGCTGTCTTCGGTCTGGCACGACAAGGCTGCATCAACTCCCGATGCGATGCGGGTTCTTGTCGTCAATCCCGGCGACAAGGTCCGTGTCGAGGGAGACGAGGACGCTCCGGACGGCATCTATGTGGTCGGCGACTCCGACCGTGAGGATACCGACAAGACGATCATGGTCGAGTCCGAGGAAGGCTTCTTCGGCTTCGTCGCCAACACCTCCATCAAAGAAATCATCAAGGATTAAAGCCACCATGGACTTCTGTCTGTTCAAGAACGCCGTCGCGAAGCAGTTCGCCAAGATGAGCAAGGGTGCGCTGTTCTGCACCACCGTCGAGAAGGATGACCTCTATGCCGCCTACCTCGGCAGCTTTCCCGAAGGCACCAACCAGACCTACCGCGAGCGCGCCGAGCATGATTGCAGCTGCTGCCGCCAGTTCATCCGCGCGGTCGGCAACGTCGTGTCGATCGTCGAGGGCAAGATCGTAACGATCTGGGACGGCAAGGTCGGCGACCCGAACTACCAGATCGTGTCCGATGCCATGGCCGCGCTGGTCAAATCGAAGCCGATCGACAACGAGTTCCTCTACACCGAGGCCACCGCAGGCACCGACAAGAACTTCGAGGACGTCCTCGGCCAGGTCAAGACCTGGGACCACTTCTTCGTCCGCATCCCGCCCGCCAGTGTCCTCGCTGGCGACAAGATCGGGCCTCGTCATGGCGACACCCGTGCGCTCCACGACGTTCTGCTGCGCAGCTGCAACGAGCTGGCGATGGATGCTGTCGATACGGTCCTGGACCTGATCGCTCAGAACTCGCTGTACCGCGGCACCGAGCAGAAGTTCGCAGTCGACACCTTCCGTAAGGTCAAGGCGGCCTTCGACGAGCTGCCGGTCGCCGACCGCGATGCGTTCGTGTGGTCTCAGATCAAGACGCTGCCGGGCGCCGTCTCCAAGATCCGCAACACCGCGATCGGCACCCTGCTGGTCGACCTGTCGGAGGGCATGGAACTCGAGAAGGCTGTCGGCAAGTTCGAGGCTGTCGTTGCCCCGGAGAACTACAAGCGCAGCACCGCCCTGGTCACGCCGGCCATGGTCGCCAAGGCCAAGGAGACCATCGTCGAGCTGGGGCTGACGTCCGCCCTGGAGCGCCGGTACGCAGCGAAGACGGACATCTCGGTCGAGAACATCCTGTTCGTCGATGGCGCAGTCCGCAAGGTCATGACCGGCGACGTGTTCGATACGATCCCGACCAAGAAGCCCTCGACCCGCAAGCTCGACAAGGTCGAGGAAGTGCCGATCGAGAAGTTCATCTCGCAGATCGTTCCGAACGCCGAGTCGATCGAGGTGATGCTGGAGAACCAGCACATCAACAACCTGGTCAGCCTGGTTGCTCCGGTCGATCCGACAGCAGCTCCGCTGTTCAAGTGGGACAACAACTTCTCGTGGTCCTACAACGGCGACATCGCGGACTCGATGCGGCAGAAGGTGCAGCAGCGTGGTGGCCGCGTCGATGGCGTGCTGCGGTTCACCCACATGTGGAACCACATCGGCCGCAACGCCAGCCTGATGGACCTGCATGTGTTCATGCCGGGCTCGTCAGAGCATGCCGGCGGATGCAGCGACCGCTATCCGGCCGGACGCCGAGTGGGATGGAATAACCGCAAGGACCATATCTCTGGCGGCATCCAGGACGTCGACTACGTCGATGCGGCGCCGGCGGGCTATGTCCCGGTCGAGAACATCACGTTCCCGAGCCTGAGCAAAATGCCTGAGGGTGTCTACACCTTCAAGATCCACAACTGGTCGCGGCGCCCTCCCACGGATTCCGGGTTCAGCGCCGAGATCGAGTGCGGCGGTAACCTCTACGAGTTCGAGTACCCCGCCGCGCTCAAGCAAAAGGAGTGGGTCACGGTCGCGAAGATCGAGCTGAAGAAGGGCCAGTTCAAGGTCCTGGAGATGCTCCCGACTTCGCAGACAACCAAGACCAGCTGGGGTCTGCAGACGCAGGCATTCCACAAGGTCGACATGATGATGCTGTCCCCGAACTTCTGGAACGGGCACGGCGTCGGCAACAAGCACTACTTCTTCATGCTGGACGGCTGCCTCAACGACGGGCAGGCGCGCGGGTTCTACAATGAGTTTCTCAGGGCAGAACTCGACAAGCATCGGAAGGTCATCGAGCTGGTCGGCTCGAAGATGAAGGCCGAGTCGTCGGCCGACCAGATCAGCGGTCTCGGGTTCTCCAGCACACAGCGGAACGAACTCCTGGTCAAAGTGAAGGGCAGTTTCAACCGGACCGTCAAGGTCATCTTCTAAGCGAAAGGACTAAAATGTCAGACTTGTTCGAGAAGGCCGCGCGCCTCAAGATCCGTTTCCCGGCGGCGGTCGGCGGCATCACGGCGGAGCAGCTGTGGGATCTGCCCATCACCACCAAGGCGAAGGCCGGCAATGATCTTGCCAGCATCGCGCGTGAGCTGAACCGCCGGCTGAAGGACAGCAGCGACGACGATCTGCCGTTCCTCAGCTCCGGCCGCAAAGCCGACAACGAGACGCAGCTCGCCTTCGACATCGTCAAGTACGTCGTCGAGACGAAGCAGGGCGAGGCCGAGAAGGCTGCCGAGACCGCGTCGAACCGCGAGAAGAAGCAGCAGATCCTGGCGCTGATCGCCGCCAAGGAGGCCGAGAAGCTGGGCGGGTCGTCCCTGGAGGAACTCCGCAAGCTCGCCGCCGAGCTGTAATCGCATCTGGCCGGGTGGCTCACGCTGCCCGGCCACTTGCATGCATGCAAAGACAAGGAGGATTGAAATGGCCAAGACCCTCACTAAGCTGCAAGAGCGCATCATCGCTCGTGTGATCGCCGAGCCAATGAACACGCTGTATCTGTCCAAGGGCTACGTCAATTCGGCGAAAAGCCTGATCAACAAAGGGCTGCTCGACAAGCACTGCTATGCGTCGATGGTCCAGTCGCAGTACCTCACTCCGGAGATCAAGACCATCTTCTTCGGCGAGAACGACGAGGTGTTCGCGATCCAGGACATCTACGACAACTGCTGGCTGATCTTCGAGGGCCGCGAGCTGATCGCCAAGCCTCGCTCCGAGGAGAAGGCCAACCGCATCGTCAAGGCTCTGAAGGCTCTCCGGGCGATCGAGATGCCCGGCATGGTCGCCAGCCTGTCGCCGGCACAGCTAGACGTCGCCCTGACCAATGAGACCGTCGACGTTTGATTTTTTGTTTGCTTGAATGCAAACGCAATGCTAACCGTCCCCCACCAAAGACCGAGACGAGGACCATGCAAGCTCCATCAATTTGGGTTCCATCCCCGCAGCAGGCGGCGTTCCAGCACGAAGCCTGGAACGGTACCAGCTCCCTGGTGCTGATCGCCGTGGCCGGCGCCGGCAAGACCACCACCATCATCAAGACGGTGGAGCGCATGCGGGGCTCCTCCATCATCCTGTCCTTCAACAAGAAGATTGCCGAGGAGATCAAGGGCAAGCTTCAGCAGGCCGGCATCGACTGGAAGAAGGCCGAGGCCGCAACCGTACACTCCATCGGCTTCCGGAACTACCGCAAGGCGTTCCCCAAGGTCCGCACGGTGAAGGAGAAGGTCGCCAACATCACCGAGGGCTGGATCGAGTCCGGCAAGATCGGCTCCGACCTGGCGTTCCACGCTTCCGTCGTCTGCCATCTGGTCTCGCTCGCCAAGCAGAGCGGCGTCGGTATCCAGGGTTACGGCCACATCGACGACACCTCCATCTGGGAGGACATCGTCGAGCACTTCGATCTGTTCGACAGCGAGGAGCTGGCAAAGAAGGCCGACGCTCTCATCGACCTGTCGATCGAGGTGTTGAAGGCATCGAACTCCGAGCCGGAGATCATCGACTTCGACGACATGATCTACTTGCCCCTGATCTACCAGATCAGGTTCTTCCAATACGACAACGTCTGGATCGACGAGGCGCAGGACACCAACACGGTGCGCCGGCTGCTGGCGAAGGCCCTGATGAAGCCCCGCGCTCGACTGTTCGCGGTCGGTGATCCCCATCAGGCCATCTACGGCTTCACGGGCGCCGACAACGACAGCATCGAGATCATCAAGCAGGACTTCAATGCCAAGGAGATGCCGCTGACGGTCACCTACCGGTGCCCCAAGGCGGTGGTCAAGATGGCTCAGACGTGGGTCAACCACATCCAGGCTCACGAGTCCGCGCCGGAGGGGTCAGTCACTCTGGAGGGCTTCGAGCAGATGATGCTCAATCCGGCCCGCCTGGACGGCGACTCCTCGATCCTCTGCCGTAACACTCGACCGTTGGTCACCGCGGCATTCGCACTGATCCGCGCCAAGATCCCCTGCCGGATCGAAGGCCGGGACATCGGCGAGCAGCTGAAGAAGCTGGCTACCCGATGGAAGTCGATCGCCAACATCTCGGCCCTCGAAGAAAAACTCGAGGAATGGCTGGAGAAAGAGCGGGCGAAGTGGCTGCCCAAGAAGAAAATGTCCAAGGTCCAGGAGGCCGAGGACAAGGTCGAGACGCTCAAGGTCGTGATGGATGCCTGCCGTGAGGCCAAGCTCCACAGGATCACGGATGTCGTCGCCTACATCGACAACATCTTCGCCGACAACGTGACCGGCATCCTGACGCTGTCGACCATCCATCGAGCCAAGGGACGTGAATGGAAGCGGGTCTTCTGGCTCGATCGGTTCAACACCTGCCCTTCGAAGTATGCCTCGATGGACTGGGAAATGGAGCAGGAGAAGCACCTTCAGTATGTCGCAGCCACCCGCTCCATGGGCGAGCTGATCGACCTGCTGCCGCCGATGCCGAAGCAGAAGGCTGTCAACGACAACGTGAAGCAGCCGAAGGAGAAGGCAGCGTGAGGCTGCACCATCCGCACGGCAAACCGCCAGAGGGAGTCGACGCTCTCTGGCGGTGCGAGGCCCAGAGCTACTCCTACATCATCGATGCCGATCGCGAGCAGTACGGGTTCACCGCCCCGCGCCTGGAGTTGCGGTGGTACCCCGTCGATCGCCGGACGCCGAAAGGCGCCTGGGTGTGCGGTGAGTTCCAACTGCTCACCGCATTCAAGAAAAAGTTTTCGGAGACCGAAGAAGACGCGATCAACGACTTCAAGGCCCGCAAGCGCAAGCAAATCCGCATCGTCACCAACCAGCTCCGCCGAGCGCAGATTGAGCTGTCGCTCACTGAGCCGCATCCGCTGGATCGGCTTGTCCCGAGCTTTGCATGAATACAAACGAGGAGAGACCCATGAACGGTTTCGTTCTTTACCGTGGCCCATCAGTGATCGACGAGCAGCCGATCATCGTGATCGCAACCGGCCTGATGACCGGTGGCAACAATTCCAAAACCGGCCACATGATCCAGGTCTACATCATGCGGGCTGACCAGAGCCCGCTCAAGGCGGTGCAGACTGGCGACGATGTGTCGATCTGCGGCGGCTGCGGCCATCGCGGCAAGATCGTCACCGACCTGAAGACTGGCGAGCGCAAGAACGTCGGCCGGTCCTGCTACGTGACCCTATTCCAGGGCCCGCGCGTGGTCTGGGATGCGTTCTCCCGTGGCATCTATCCCGATGTCCCCCTGGCCAAGGCACGCAAGCTGCTGGCTCACAGGCGGGTTCGGCTGGGCGCCTATGGCGATCCCGGCGCTGTCCCCTTCCACGTCTGGGAGCAGTCCCTCGATCTCGTGACCGAGCTGTCTGGCTACACGCATCTGTGGCGCCAGTATCCGACGCTGTCGGCATTCTGCATGGCGTCCTGCGACAGCGAGCAGGATCGCGAAGAAGCCAAGGCTCTCGGCTTCCGGACCTTTCGTGTCCGCGGCAAGGACGAACCGAAGCTGAGCGGCGAAGGCCACTGCCCGGCGAGCAAGGAGATGGGCAAGGCGACGCAGTGCGCGCAGTGCCTCCTCTGCGGGGGCGCTCGGACCAAGGCCAAATCGGACATCACCATCATCGCACACGGCGTCGGCGCGAAGAACTTCGAGCGCGCCAAGGAGGCAGCATGAAAAACCCCCGACGCCCAGGCGACTTCAGCTGGGACACCGTCACGCTCCTCGACGAGGAGTTCGACGAGGCGAGTGTCTCCGAGGTCATCACCACCAGCAGAGGTGAGCGGAGATCTTCGCCCCGACGATCCGGGGAGCACCGACGATCCAACCGTTTCACAGAAGATGGATACGGCGAACTCGACTTCGCCTGAGAGGTACACATGACTGACACAACGACAATCCCGCTGACCATCAACGGGCTCACCTGGCGCAAGATCACCGACCAGATCGTGACGGCGATCGAGGGCGGCTCCGGCTACTGGTGCGGTAGCTTCAAGCCAGCGGACGGAAGGAAGATCAAGACCAAGGTCAGCCCCTGGTACGACGACGAGACGATCTGGGCTGGCGACTTCAGGATCGAGGTCGCTGATGCAGAGGACGGCACGAAGCTCTTCTTCACGCCGGAGTCTCTGCAGAAGGGCTTGCAGTGGCTCGCCGACAATCACCTCGATCGCATCGAGGAGATCGTCAAGGAGACCGGCGACGCCGAGACAGCAGACGTCTTCCTCCAGGCCTGCGTGCTCGGGGACATCGTCTATGGATAGGCAGCTCGACCACCGCCATGGTCTGCCGGAAGCCGAGGGCTTCAAGGTCGGCCAGCGTGTGACGATGCTCGGTGCCTGCACAGGCGCCGATCACGATGACAACGAGCAGACCACCCTCCCCGGTGCTGACGGACTCATCGAGTGCATCGAGCACGTAGCCCCGCCTCAGGGCCTCACCTTCACGATGTGGATTCCCATCAACGAGTTGGAGGGTCGCGGCATCGTCAATGTGTTCGACGAGGGCGACGGCCCAATCACCAACTTCATCAAAATAAAGGAGGCAACATGAAGCCGAAGCCGATGCCCGCGCTGTACGTCGTCTGGGCGCTCACAAGTCCTGGCCCGCGGTGGCGAGCGGTATCTGAGCCAGCACCTCGGTCCGAACTGGTCCTAATTGTTCGCGATCAGTGGAAATTGAAGCATCTGGCGCGGATCAGGCCTGCGCCAAAGGCAGAGACACTGCCCACGCCGACGTTGCGAGAAAGCAAATGAGTGTCTATCTACTGCACTTCGATCCCAGCTATCAGCATGCTGGACACTACATCGGATTCTGCGAGGATGAAACGCCTGAACGAAGACTTCAGCAGCATCTCGCGGGGCGCGGCTCGCCGCTGGTAAAGGCTGCTGTAGCAGCTGGCAGCCGCGTGCATGTCGCCACATTTTTCCCGGGAGCGTCGAGAACCTTCGAACGAAAGCTGAAAAACAGGGGAAGCGCCAGGAGATGGTGTCCCGCCTGCGGAGTAGGCATTCGGCCGCTGCCAGTGTGTGTGGAGTGAGTACCCGGCCTGTCCGGTAGGAATGCAATTTTGTCGTGCCTTTTAGGAAGAGGTCAGCAATGGCGCTCAGTCGCAACGCATCGAAGAAGTACCTCACTGGCGAGGAAGTAAAAGCGTTCCGGATTTCGCGAAGTCTCACGCAATCAGACCTGGCTGACTGGCTTGGTCTGACGACTCAGGCGGTCGGCATGTACGAGCAACGTGGCGTAACGAAAGCCACGGCGCTCGCGCTGTCGGCAATCGATCGAGGATTGCAGCCGTTCAAGCCGACGAAGTCTGACCTCAATGCTGTCGAGGGCCGGGAGCGTCGCAAAAAACTGCGTAATAAGGTGGACGCATGACGATGAAGAACAGTGTTGCGGCGATGCCGGAAACGGTGCCGCGTCCAATTAACCCAAAGTTCAAGGATCGCCTTCCTGGCATCATGTCGGACATCTGCGAGTCCTTGATGGTGATAGAGCCGGCGGTTGAACGACTGACTGTTCAGCTGCGAGAGTTTCTCGACTATCTGGACTTCGAAATCCAGAAGACAGCGCTTGAGATCCAGAGGCTGCGGTGGGAGCCGCAGGTCGATCTCCCCGCTGTTCGGGAAGCTGAAGAATGGCTGAAGCAGCTCACTCAGCTGGAAGAAGACTTCAATGTCGATGTTATGACATCGCCACCGCAGACGATCCGGATGATGCTAAAGCGGGTCGAGAAGTTGTTCGAGGTGTGAGGGCCGCCGACAGGCGACCCCCGATTATATCTGCCGAACCGTCACGATGACGATGGCGATCTCGGCGACCTGGTCAAAGGTCAGGATTTCGTCTTCCTTCTCCGGCATCGACTTCGTCAGTTTCAGGCCGTTCTCTGTGATATCCATCAGCAGACGAACCCGGGTCTTCCCGTTCTTGTCCGTGACCATCACCATGTCGCCAGGCAGAGGATCGCGCCGCTTGGTCGCGTACATCAGGCCGCCGGTCTTGAACCACATGCCGAACGAGTTGTCGGGCATGTGGAAGGCGAAGGCAGTCTCGTCCCCCTCAAGCTGGGGCGGAGCCGGCACGTAGCCCTCACGCTGCGGGTTCGCCGCGGACTGCAGAGCGGCCGGCAGCGACGACACATGGCGCAGCTCGACCGTGGCGGACCGAGCCGTACGAACGTGGAGGCGACGAACGTTATCGGGCTCCATCTCAGCGGACGACGCCATCTCACCCTCAGCTCCGAGCGCGGCCATCACCTTCTTCGGGATCGGGTAACCCGAGCCATCGGCGATCTTCCGCAGGGTAGAGACTGTAGGGATGAAGGGATGCTTCGGGTTGTTGAGGAGACGCAGAATCGTTGACGGAGCCAGCTCGGCGTGCCGCGCGAGGTCGGTTCCAGTCCACTTCTTTCGATCGAGGATGTGATCGATCCATTCGATCACGATCTCCTTCGGGGTCTGCTTCTTCATTTGACTCGCTGCCAATGCCATTTGCGATCCTCCATTATCATGGTTCGCATAACAAGTTCTTAGTGAGCCCCAGGCGGGGCCCTTGTGTGCAATACTGAACAGTCAGCAAATTCTGAAAAGGGGTAAAGTGTTTGCAGTCATCGTTGCCCATGTCCATCCGTTTGCGTGGATGCTAACAACGGCAAATACGATAGGTTTCGCGTGATTGCAAATGTTTTTTTGTTCCGGTTTCGTCCCGGAAGTATCGCGAAATGAAGCAGAAACAATGGCTTACGAGGGGCGCTGGGCCCCTCTATATCAACGATGATTTATTTGGGTCGCCTTCCAGAGTGCAAGCAGTGACTTGAACTCGGGAGTTCGAATGCCGGCGTACGGCACCGCGCAGGCGTCCGCGACGTGCTCATTGTCAACGTGCAAACCCCCTGCCCGGTTGATGATCTCGCCCTTCTTGTTCTTCGTATCGGCCTCGTAGCGCTGCCAGGGAGCCTCAGGGAAGCGCTCGGCGGCCCAGGCGATGATCTCTGGCTTCTCGGCCGTCTTGCTCCCCACGGACGCCAGCTTCGTCTCCAGGGGCATAACCTGGATCAACGGGATCTTGACCGATGCGAGGATGCCAACCGCGGCGCCGAAAGCAAAGGCGGCCCGGGCGCGCTGGGATCCTGACGGGATCTCACCGAAGGCTACCATGCAGCCTTCCAGCTCCTCGTGGAGCGCGTCATGCAGCTCAGTGGCCCGGCGCAGGTCGTCGGAGTTCTGGCGCACAACCTTCTTCTTGCCGGCCAGTTTCTCGGTCCAGATGGTCCGGAACCGGTCGAACGTGAACTCCAGGGTGTTCAGGTCGAGCCAGAATCTGCTGATGCCAAAGGCGGCGAAAGCCGGATCGAGGCCGGCGACGAGGATTTTGCTCATGAGTTCCCTGGTGTGACTCGAAAGTCGCAGCAACCACATCTCGTGGCTTGCATTTTAGTTTGCATTCGTGCAAATACACCGGCCGCGCGACGGTGTCAAACCGGCGGGCAAATTCAACGGAACATCATGAGCATCAGAGCGATCAACTGGGTGATCGAGTCCTTCGTCGACGTCAGTCCGAAGCGGGTCACCCCCACCATGCGGCACATCCTAACGATCCTGGCCAATTTTGCCGGCGACGAGGACAGCGCCTATCCGCGCCAGAACACCATTGCCCGGATCACCGGCTTGAGCAGGGCTTGCGTGAACAAGAACCTCAAGCTGATGGAAGAGATCGGCATCCTCACCGCCGAGGCTCGCGTCCGTCCTGACGGCAGCACCCGGTCATCCGAGTACACGATCCACATGGACGTCCTCAACCTCTACGACGGCCCGGTCCCGGCCGAGGAAGAGGGTGTCAACGAGGATGACACGGGGGGTGTCAACCAGGATGACAGGGGTGGCAACCAGGACGACGCTGGTGAGACCCTGGACGACACCGGGCGTCAACCGAAGCGACATAGGGGTGTCAACCAGGATGACACCTTAAACCATCACTTAAAACCATCACCTGAACCGAAAGCTAGAACCAGCAAGCCCCGCAAGACGAAGGCTTGGCCGGATGATTACCGGAAGCAGTTCTGGGCCCTCTATCCGAAGAAGCCGGGTGACAGCCGCAAGGCAGCCTACACCAAGCTGGAGAAGCTGGAGCGCGACGACGAGGTCGAGTTCGAGGACATCCTGAAAGGTCTTGGCTTCTACGCCGAGCGCATGAACGCCGACGTGAAGGCTGATCCGAGGAACGTCAAGTTCATCGCGGCAGCCAGCGTCTGGATCAACAACGCCAGGTGGGAGACCGAGGAGGCGCCGATCAAGCCCCGAGGCATGCCGGGAAAGATGAAGGTGGCGATCTGACATGGCCAGTGTGGATATCGAGAAGGTCCTGTCCGAAGAGGGGATCAAGCTGCGGTCCATCAAATTCGGAAATCAGTATTCGACCTGTCCGCAGTGTTCGCACAAGCGGAAGGGCGCTCACAAGAAAATCCGCTGCCTATCGGTGAAGATCGATGTCAGCGGGGTCGTCTGGAATTGCAAGAACTGTGGATGGGTTGGATCAGAGAATGCTAAACGAGAAGCACGCACGGGGGATCGAGGACCGCGGCCTGAGCGTCGAAACGGCGGCGGCTATGGGGCTCTACAGCGGGCGTCGCTCGCACGATGGGTCAATCGAAGCTGACGAGCGTGGCAACATCCTCTGCTTCCCCTACTTCGAGCATGGCGTCGAGGTGAACACCAAATACCGGTGGTCGCAGGACGGACAGCGCCGCTTCATGCAGCGCAAGGACGCGGTCAAGACGCTGTACAATGCGGAAGTGCTATTCCACCCGGCACTGATGGACGCACTTCGCCAGGGCGATGAGTCGCTGATCTGGGTCGAGGGCGAGTTCGACGTGCTCGCCGGCAAGGAGTGCAGCTACGAGACCATCGTCTCGGTCCCCGATGGTGCGCCGCCAGCCCGCGACGCCAAGGGTCGGCTGATCGATGTGCCCGACGACGACAGCGATATCGACCCCGAGGACGACGACAAGTTCGCGTTCATGGGCCGGCTGATGCACCAGATCATGGAGGTCAAGCACCACATCATCTGCACCGACGCTGACGAGCCAGGCCAGCGCCTGGCCAAGGAGTTGGTCAGACGTCTCGGTGCGGCCAAGTGTTTCTGGGTCGAGTACCCCACGGACGAGGTCGTTCCGGACAAGAAGAACAGGAACAAACTCAGAGCCCCCAAGGATCTCAACGAGGTCAGGCAATATCTCGGCGCCAAGGCGGTGACGGATATGATCCAGGCGGCCAAGCCATGGCCGGTCAAGGGTCTGTTCCGCCTCTCCGACTATCCGGAGCTGGAAGTGCCGGCTATGTGCGAGATCGGTCTGTCCGCGGAGCTGGACGGCCTGATGAAGTTCTACCCCGGCCAGTTCGTGGTCTGCACCGGCACGCCCAACGTCGGCAAGTCGACGCTGATCAACCAGGTCGCAGTGCTGCTGGCGAAGAAGCACAAGTGGCCGATCGCCATCTTCTCGGGTGAGAAGGACGTCAAGCCGTTCCTCGCACACGAGCTGATGACCGCCTTCCTGGAAAAGGAGCGCAAGACATGGACGTTCGAGGAGAAGAAGAAAGCCGAGGCGTTCGTCCAGAGATACTTCCAGTTCATCGACTACGATGAAGGCAAAGACTTTGAGATCGACGTCAAGTTCCTGATCGACACGGCAATGGTCGCGGTGTTCCGCGATGGCGTGAAGTGCATGGTCGTCGACCCCTGGAACGAGCTGGAGCACAACCGTCCGGCCAACATGTCGCTGACGGAGTACGTTGGAAAGGCGATCAAGATGCTCAAGCGGTTCGCGAAGCAGTTTGGTGTCTGCGTCATCGTGGTGGCTCACCCGACGAAGCTGGATGCTGGGCAGAAGCCGGGGCTCTACAACATCTCGGACTCCGCGCACTGGGCGAACAAGGCCGACCTCGGCATTCTGGTTCACGGCGGCAATGAAGACAGCCCCAACGATCGCGAGATCAACATCGCAAAGGTCCGCCTCAAGCGGCTCGCCGGCAACACCGGCATCTCGATCCTGTCCTTCGACGAGCGGACCGGACTATTTGTTGCGCCTTTCACGTAACTTTTCGCTTGCTTGAATGCAAACGAAATGCTAATGCAAACACAGAAGGAGAGACCAATGGCATCAAGTCTGAACAAAGTTGAGCTGATCGGGCGGCTCGGTAAAGACCCCGAAGTGAAATCCCTGTCCAACGGTTCCAAGGTCGCGAACTTCAGCGTCGCTACCAGTGAGACCTGGAAGGACAAGCGCTCCGGCGAGAAGCAGGAGAAGACCGAGTGGCACAATATCGTCGTCTGGAACGAGAACACGATCAAGTTCGTCGAGGACTACGTCCATAAGGGCGACTTGGTCCGTCTGGAAGGCAAGATCCAGACCCGCAAGTGGGAAGACAAGGACGGCGTCGATCGCTACTCGACCGAGATCGTCATCCCCGCCTTCGCTCCGATCGATGCGCTGATGAAGCTGTCGTTCGACAACGACAACAAGAACGACCGTGGCAGCGATAGCCGTGGCAGCTCCCGCAGCAGCGGCAACAGCCGCGACCGTGACGATCGCGGTGGCAACGATGACCGCGGAAGCCGTAGCTCGTCGAGCCGTGGAAACTCTCGCGACGACGACCGCGGCGGCGATGATCGTGGCGCAAGCCGTGGTGGCAACCGTGGCCGTGACGATCGCGATGACCGTGGTGGCAATGACCGTGGCAGCAGCCGCGGCGGCAACGCCAACAACGGCGGCGGTCGCAACAACGACATGGATGACGACATTCCGTTTTGATCGTCCGACTGACGTCCTCACCCGCATGAGGTGCGGTGAGTTTATCTGAGCTTCCCCGTTGAGCGGGGAAATCGAGGGGCGCTCCATTGGTTGTGCGTGCTGGGGCGCCCCTTTTCACATCTTATCATTTGCACGATTGCAAACGGAGCTAGAATGACATCCAAAGTTTCCCTGGACGATCGCGAGATCGGCGAGGCCCTGATGCAGACCGGGCTGCCGATCGACCTGATCGCCATGCTGACTGTACTGGGCTCCATCGGCGAGCCGCCGGCTGCGCTCTGCGACTGCCCGCCCGGCATCTGCCTCGGTCCGCAGGACGAGTTCTCCAAGGCGCTCGGCGAGTACAACTCCCTCGACGCCCTCGTGAACGCCGTCTTCGGTCTCGACCTCGCCAGCGACGGCGGTGACGAGAATGATCCGGACGAAGAGGACGAGGACGACAACGACGACGACTTCGAGGTCGTGTTCGATCCGGATTTCGAACTGTCCGACGAGCTGCCCATGGAAGACAAGGTCGAGGCTGTCGCTCAACTCGGTCGCATCATCGAGGGTCTCACGACCGTCGTTGAGATCCATGCGAAGCTTCTGCAGGATCTGGTGGCCTAATATGGCAAGAACCGTCCTGGAGATCGGCCCGGGCGCTATCGCTGAGTACTACGACTGGATCAAGGATGCCGCCAATGGCGACGTCCTGGTCTACTGGCAGGGTGACCTCCAGTACGACCGCCAGATCAAAGTGCCGGTCGATGACGTGCTCCGGTCGTCCGAGCGCTCTCGCATCGAAGCGCTTAACTTCGTCGCCAGCCGTGTCCTTCAGGACACCAAGCACGGACTGCTTCACCTGACGCAGCTCCGTATCGGCGAGAACCTCTTCGAATACCGCGCAACCCGTCGCCGGATCTCCGGCGGCCAACCCACGGTCTCAGGTATCCGGAATGACAATCTCGTCACCGCTTGAGGACCGTACGAAGGCTCTCGGCTGGCTCGCCCATGGTGGCGAGCTGGCCGTGGCCCTCCGAGGCAATCAGGCCCGCCACTCAGATGTTATCTGGCAGCTGCTCGTCGAGGCCGTCGAGGTCATCGAAAAGACACCTGACCAGGAGCGCCGCTGGCTCACGTCCGGTCATAGATCCGGCGGCTGGAACATGGTCGGCATGACCCGCGCCGAGCTGGTTGTGATCGAGAAGATCCGCCTGCTCAGCGCCATGAAGCCATTCGACGGCAACACCAAGGTCATGCCCCAACGGGATGACGTCGATCGCGCTCTCGGTGTCCTGGCGTGGATGCGGTTTTGCGTGAGCGCTCGCATTCCAGATCGGCTGACCAAGGCAGCAGTCGCACTCGCACGCGGCGGTGACTCCGAACTGGTTCACAAAATTTACCTGCCCACCTCCCCGCGCAGCCGGGATCGGCAGGTCGCTTACGACATCCGAACGAGGACGGTCGGCTTCATCTCGACCGGTCTCAAGCGAACCCTGGGCATCATCCCGGGAGACGGCATCACCTTCAAAGAGGTTTACACCCAATGAATAGCCTTCCGCTGCCGGCCAGACTCGACATCGACCAGATCGTTGAGCACTCGTTCAAGGACATGCACGTCAAGGGTTTCCATTATCTCTGCCTGAAGCGCTCGGAGACGGAGACGGTTCGGCTGCACTTCTTCGACGGCGACGTCAACAAGCTGCCCGAGGTCGTTGCGCCTCACGACCACCGCTACGACTTCGAGACCTTCGTCGCAGCCGGCGCTGTCGAGAACGTCTGGTTCCGTCGCACCATGAATGACGAGCTGGGCAAGATCTACAACTGGTTCGAGTATCGGACGCCGATGAACGGCGGCGACGGTTTCACTTTCGCTGGTGAGGAGATGCTGTTCGAGGCGAACCGCAGTCGGTTCACCAATGGCGAGTCCTACTACATGCAGGCTGACGACCTGCACACCATCCGCATCGCTGGCAACGAGACCGTCCTGATGCTGCAGCAGTTCGAGGACATCTACCCGATCGAGAAGCCGACTTCGACCTTCTTCAAGGACGCCGCGCCGTCGCTCGATGGTCTCTACACCAAGTTCAATGCCGACGAAGTGGTCGCCTTGCTGCGCCGGTTCGAGGAACGCACCGGCATCACCTTCCGGAAGACCTGGCTCCGTGACGCGGCGTAGCCAAGAAGGGGCTGAGGCTCACCTGAACATGCACTCAGCCCTGCATGTTCAGCTCTCGACGCTGGAGCGGTTTCGGGCGGCAATCCTTTCGGGGGCATCGCCGCACGAAATCGATCTCGCGAGGTCCGCCTACCACTCTGCGTCCGAGGCCGTCCTGGACCGGGCGCACGAACAACTCAACATCCAGATCCGTGAAGACGGCATCGACCCATTTACCAGGAGACCGATACGGCGATGAACGAGCAGCACGAACTACCGATCAATCAGACCGAGGACTGGAAAGATATCCAGGGCTTCAACGGTGACTACCAGATCTCGAGCTTGCGCAGAATCAAGGGCGTCGAGCGCTTCGTCCCGCGAATGGGGAGCCGAGGCGATATGACGACAGTCCCCGAGCGCATCAAGCAGAAGAGGATCACCGCGTCAGGTGAAGAGCGCGTCACGCTTTTCCGGCTTCGCGAGGAGATGTGCTTCACTGTCGATGACCTGATGGAGCAGGAGTTCGGGGGCGGCGCGATGGCGATCCCTCTCTGGAAGAATGAGCGCAACCCGGCGAAAACGGAAAAGGTTGAGAGCGACGCTCGGGGCGAGGTCGTGAAGTGGAAGCCAATCCGTCTATATCGAGGCTTCTACGAGATTTCCTCGGATCGTCGGGTGCGCAGTCTCGATCGTGTGGTGGAACGCAAGGACACGGAGGAAGGCCGCCGGCAAGCAGGTCAGGAGCTGAAGGTCAACACGAACGGGCCGTATCCGTACGTCTCGCTGTTCAAGGATAGCGTGCGTGGTGACTGGAAGTTGGACGATCTGTGGGAACAGGCGTTCGGATCAGGCGAAAACGCGAAGTGCTTGCGCAAGTGGAAGCCCAAGCCGGGCCGTAGGAAGCCGTATATCGCGGCGACCAAGCCAGCCCCGGCTCCCGTTGCGACCGCTCCGGCCCCCGTTGCCACCAAGCGTATCGACGTCGATACGGCAATCACGATGACGCCGGCAGCATCCACGTCCAAGCCCTCAGCACCTGATTATGTGCCAGGCGTGTTCAAGCGCTACTGGAAGCTGAGCCGTGGTTGGAAAGACTTCATCCCGGACGATGGTCTGCGCAACATCGCAGCCGAGTTCGAGATCTCCGTCGATGAGGTCAAGGCAATCACCCGGATGCAGCGGTACCAGACGGTGACCGAGCCACTTATGGAAGAACTGACGAATGCGTGAGATCATTCTCGACACGGAGACGACCGGGCTCGATCGCAAAGTCGATCGGATCTGTGAGATCGGCTGTGTCGAGATGATCGACATGATCCCCACAGGGAACACGTACCATCAGTACTGCAACCCGCTGCATCCTGTTCACAGGGAAGCCTACAAGGTCCACGGTCTGAGCGACGTGTTTCTCCGCACGAAGCCGACGTTCAAGCGGATTCATAACCGGTTCCTGAACTTCATCGAAGGAGCCCGTCTGGTCATCCACAACGCAGCTTTCGATATGGGCATGATCAATGAGGAGCTGGACCGGCTCGGCATCAACCCGCTTGAGAACGAAGTGGTCGACACCCTGGAGCTGGCGAAGGCGGTCCATCCGCGTCGCCGGCACACCCTGGATGCACTCTGCTCGCTCTACGACATCGACTCGTCGAGACGAATAACGCACGGAGCCCTTCTCGACTCCGAGCTTCTGGCTCAGGTCTACGTGGAGCTGTGCGGCGGCCGGCAGTTCGGCATGTCGCTGGCCTCCGAGGCCGTGCAGGAAGTCTTCGACGCACCAAAGACTCTGCAGCGGCCAACGCCGCTGCCGAGCCCCATCACCAATGAGGATCGTGCGGCCCACAGAGCCTTCGTCGAGACCCTCGGCGACAAGGCCATCTGGCGTCAGTACGTCTAACCATTTGTTTGAATGCAAGGATTTGCACAATGAGGAAGCGAACTGGACACATTGGCATGAGCGAAGAGGCTCGTGCCGCCCGCATGAAGTCTATCGGCGGATCTGACGCCAAGATCATCATGTCCGGCGATCAAGAGGCGATCGAGCGCCTGTGGTTGGAGAAGCGTGGCGAGGCTGTTCCGGAGAACCTCGACGAGGTGATCCTGATCAATCTCGGCAACCTGACCGAACCTCTGAACGCAGACCTGTTCGAGGACGAGATGGATCTGGTCGTCACCGACGAGCAGAAGAAGGTCCACTACTACGCCTGGGAGCTGGCTCACACCACACTCGACGGTCTGGTGCGCAGGACACCGGAGTCGGACCCGATCGCGATCGTCGAGTTCAAGTTCATGTTCCCCTTCGGCTTCAACAAGCAGGAGGCGTACGAGAAGTATTACCCGCAGGTCCAGCACAACATGATGGTGACGGATTTGCCGAAGGGCTACCTGTCGATTCTGACTGGTGCAGCTCAGCACGTCATCCTCGATGTCGAGGCGGACCTGTTCTACCAGATCGCCCTGCTCGAAGCGGAGAAGGACTTCTGGGACTGCGTCGAGACCGGCCGCGTGCCTGGTGCTCCGAAGATCGACATCCCGATCGCAGAGCGCATCAAGATCCACGACATGAGCACCAACAACGAGTGGTGCGATCTGGCCTTCACGCTGCTCAGCACCAAGCCGGCTGTCGAGAAGCACGACAAGGCCAAGAAGGCGATCAAGAAGCTGTTCCCCGCGGATGCCAAATCCGCTGCCGGCAAGGGTATCGCCATCAACCTGTCGAAGGACGGCAAGCAGCTGATCAAGTTCGACGAGGAGGCCATCAAGGAGGCTGTCGCAGAGGCAGCCAACCGGCCGCCGGCACCGGCAGAGGAACCGGCAAAAGAAGCGGCAACGAAGACCCGGGCGCCGCGCAAGAAACCCGCGAATAGCAACGACAAACCCGCCGCTGAAGAAGCGGCATAATCGGAGGCAAAAATGGCTCGCCAGAACAACAACGGCAACAATCGCGCCCGGCTCGACAAGATCTACGACGTCTTCGACAAGCACAAGGTCGACATCGACAAAGATGCGATCTGGGAGGTCCAAGGGACTCCAGTCGTCAAGCACAAGGACGTCGAGCGTCTCGGTGCTGCTATGGGCATCCGCTACGACAAGCCCCAGATCATCCGCGCTGAGGCGGATGAGGCCGTGATCATCGTGTTCGGCAGCGTCGGCGACAAAATGGAGTGGTCGATCGGCGAAGCCAAGATCACTCAGCTGGTCGGCACCGGCAAGAAGAACAACTGGGGCAAGGAGATCAAGGAGCCGAAGGATGGCTGCTTCGGCAACTACATCGTCAGCGGCTCCCAGGCTGCCTACCCGTACGCCATGGCTGAGAAGCGCGCCAAGGATCGCGTGATCCTCAAGCTCGCCGACCTGCACGGCGATGCCTACTCGTCCGAGGAGGCCGACGACTTCAAGACCGCACCCCGGAGCGACGACCGTGACAACCGTGGCGATGATCGCCGTGACGATAGTCGCGATCAGGCCAGCAACGACAACCGCCAGGATAACGACAACCGTCGTGACAATGACGGTGGCGACAAGCGCGGCGGCAACCGGCACGACGACATGATCATCAAGGCAGAGACGGACCTCCGGAACTGCAAGTCGATCAAGGAAGTCACGGAGTTCATGAACAGCAAGGACGTGAAGGAGATGATGGGCGAGATGTCGAAAGACGCGGTCGCCGACCTCCGCGGCTTTGCCACGGATTGCCTGAAGAAGCTGGGCTGGAGCAAGCCGGCCAGGCAGGACAAGGAGGCCGCGAGTGGCTGATACGACGTTCAACCCCGAGGCGGTGGAGCTGGCGAAAAAGCTCCATCGCAACTTCCTGAAGGCCAACCAGAACACGACGTTCAAGGGTGACTGGATGGAGTTTTACGAGGGTGCCGCCAGATTCCTCGGCAAGTGGCATGACCCCAGCTGAGGCGTACTGCGAGCTGGCGCTGTTTGGGATCAAAATCGCAGGCAGCGCCGGCAGTCTCCGTGCCTGGTGGGTGGAGGAATCCGCCCACCGGGAACAGTACGAGCTGTCTCAGGAGCAGATCGACATGCTGGCTAACGCCTGCCGCGATCACGTCCGGAGCCTCGGCGAACTTGCCAAGGAAGCTCCCCAGCAGCCGCAGCCGAAGAAGAAGCCGCCGCGGCAATTAGCCCTGATCTGAGGTGTCATGAGCAAGACCAACAAGTCCAAGAGCCAGTGGATTCTCGTCAGAAAGGTCGAGGGCTCGCTGATCCCTCACGCACCGTTCGACGTCGAGATGTTCGAGCGCTACCCGGAGAACGTCCCCCTCCGGATCCAGCTCGCCCAGCCACGCAGCGGCCCGCGGCATCGCCTGTATCGGGTGACGCTGCGGATCATCGTCAACAACACCGACAAGTTCTCGACCGAGGACGCGCTCCACAAAACGCTGCTGCTGGCCTGCAACGTGACTGAGCCCATCCTCACGACCGAGGGCGAGTTCATCTACGTCCCCTCCTCCACCGCGTTCGACGCGATGCCGGAGGAGGAGTTCAAGATCTACTTCGATCGGGCGATGGAAATCGTCGCGTCGGTCATCATCCCCGGGCTCGATCTCGACGAGCTGCTCAAGGAAGCCCGGGCCCAGTCCAACTACAAGGACGCCGCCAACGACAACGACGAGCGGCAGAACAAAGAGGTAGCGTGATGGTATTGGCCACCCTTCTGAAGCTCTCGAACCTGATGCGGGGTCTCGGGAAGAAAGAAAAACCGCAGAAAGAGCCGTGGTTCGGCTCGTACCTCGACGAGGACGGCATCGTTGCCGACGTGCTCAAGCGCGTCACAGCCGATCCAGTCGCCGTGAGGAACTGGCTCGATCCGTGGAGCTGGCGCTTCCCGCCGATCGGGGATCGCCAGATGCCGTTCGCGCCGAAGGTCGATGTTCCAGAGAACGCCGGATGTCTGCTGTTCTCCCCGATGTCGATCCGGAACTACTACGGCATGTGGCATGCGAACAATCCGCACACCGAGGCTGAGGATGCCGAGCTGACGGATGGCTTCATCACCGATCCGCGCCATCCCGACAACTTCTCCGGCCGCGTCATCGACCGGGTCAAGGCGGAGCTGGCGGTGCGCTTTCCAAAGCAGGACGCGGCATGAACCCCGCTGATCTCGCCAAGCAGTGCGCCGACAACATCAACTTCTACACCACCAACAAGATGCCGGCTAAGGAGGCTGGCATCTTGCTCACCACGCCGAAGGGCTGGAAGCCGCCTCCCCGATTTCCGCGAGGCAGGCTCAACGTCGTCAAGCCAGACGGCACCAGGGTCTGGCACTTCAATGCCATGAACGTCCTTGCTTGGCTCGCCGGCAACGGACTCGTCGACATCGAAATGAAGGAACTGAAATGACCGTTGCACTGAAACTTGATGCCGGCGCCGTCTCTGCGCTGTTCGCCTCCGAGGAAGCCAAGCTGGACCTGCAGCAGGCTGTCATTGCGGAGATCTGCCGTCGCCTGTTCGAGAATTACATCAACAAGGACGTGCTGAAGGTCATTCAGGCCGTCTTCGGCGGCGAGGCCAACACCCTGATCGACCTGGTCAAGGAGAACGAGGCCTTCAAGGCTCGCTTCGAGAAGATGTTCGAGAACGCCCTGGTCAACGTCAAGAAAGACGCCTGGCGCGGCGACTCCTACACCCTCAAGCCCGAGGCAAAGAAGAAACTGGACGAAGCTCTGAGCGCGCAGACCAGTGCCCTCATGAAGGAATATGCCATCACGGGCGAGCAGATGGTAGCAGCGGCAGCACAGGCCGCCTTCGAGCGCATCCAAGAGAAAGCTCTGGCCAACATCGACGAGCGTATCAACCGCAAGATCAACTCCATCACCAACGACGAGATCGACCGGCGCGTCCATGTGGCGCTCGAAACCGCACTGAAGGTGGCACGGGCATGAACTGGAAATTGCTATGGCATCGAGCCACACACCACCTGTTCTATGGAGATGGCTGGGTCGTGATCATCGGTCCAGACATCAGCCATCGGGATTGGGGGGTGACGTGGAATTGGGGTGAGTGCAAGCCGCTCGGCGATTGGCGCTGCTGGCGCCACGAATGGCGGATCAATGTTCGCTGGCCGATCTCTGTTCGCATTAAGGAAAGGAAAGTCCGTTGAACCCGCACCTCCTACCCACCACGCCTCAAGGCAAGGTCGACCGCCTCGGTGAAGAAGCCGGCGAGGTTGTCGAGGTCATCGGCAGAGTCCTGAGAGCCAAGGGTAAGGTCGACCGCTTCGGCTTCCTGAGTGCCCATCCCAATGGTGGCGCGAACAATGCGGCTCTGCTCCTGTCGGAGATTGCAGACTTGCGTCACGCGATCTCGCAGGTCGAGAACAGCCTGACCGACATGGCCAGGATCAAGGTCGGTAACGCTGAGCTGGAATGGACCAGCGACCTGGTTCCGGCCAAGGAGCTGCGCGAGCTGTACGAATACGACGATATGACCGACGAGGATTTCCTCGCTGCCAACAAGGTCATCGCCGTGTGCGACGGCCAGTGGCACCGCGAAGGTCTGGAGTACCGGCTCTATATCGATCCGGAGCGCCGCGATGGCTGAGGCAGATGATTGGACCATATGGCTCTGCCACAGGGACGGCAGCAAGCACTGCCCTCCCGAGGGCTGCCCGAAAAGCTACGGCTGTGCTCGCGAGAAAGGCTGGGAGCAAGATCAGCCGACGCCGGACGGCTGCCTCGGCAGAGTTCCGCTCCCCCTGCCCGAGCCGTTTGAGACAGCGGTGAAGGTCGCCAGGCGGAACGGGGCGAAAGTCCATCCTCGGATAGCCGCACTGAAGAAGGGCTAAACATTTGCTTGACCTTTTGCTCGAATGCAAATAGGAAAAGCAAATGCCCAGCGTCCTCGACCTTGCCCCTCCTACAGGCTTCCGGAAGGCCATCCCGGTCACCGTGAAGCTTGAGGTGGTGATCAGACAGCACAGCCTCTGCACCCAATGCGGTCAGCGACTGGGCAAGCTCGACGACACCCAATTCGACCACGTCCCCGCAATCCAGCTGAGGTGCTGGGACGCTGAAGCCAAGGACGTCACTCCGCGGTCCAACGATCCGGAGTTCATCTTTGCCAAGCACACAGATTGTCACGCGAAGAAAACGTTCGGCTCCCGCGAGGAGCTGACGCGCGGTGACGTGCAGGAGATCGCCCGCACCAAGCGGATAGCGAGAGACACCGAAGATTTTCGACGTCGAATGCTGGCCAAAGGTGACCCCGAAGCGGAGGCGCCTGAGCAGCCTCGGCGCAAGAAGAAGTGGCAATCAAGGCCATTTCCAAAGCGGGGCAAGCAAGATGCGAAATCACGTTCGAGAGGTGAAGAAGGTAGCTGAGGAGCTGAAGGATGCGGGGGAGATCGACGCCTTCACATTCGGCCGCGACAAAAAGCACCACCTCATAGAGTTTCGAGTCAGGGGAATTTGGATGTCGGTGCCAGTCGCCGTGTCCCCACGGACCCCGTACTCGTCCAACTACGCACGACAACAGATTAGACGCCGCATTCGAGACATGTCGTGAAGCTTGCTTGAATGCAAACCGGAGAAGATAGGACCATGGAAGTCAGAAGCACCGAGGACGGGATTTTGCGAGCGTTCGGCTTGCTCGTGCAGCAGCAGTCGAAGGGCAGTCAGGTCAAGCGGAAGCGGACCTACAGCTCGATCGGCAACGCTATCCACACCAGTCGCTGCCTGCGCAAGGCCGAGGCGGCTGCCGTCGACACCATCGTTGGCAAGCTCAATGCGATCGACCCCCGCGACGAGAACAACAAGGTCGAGATCGAAGCCCTCTTCAAGGAGCTGGCCAAGCATCCGATCAAGTTCGTCCCGAGGAAGCGCGAGCAGCGCGTCGAGTACTCGAAGACCTATCCCTACCGATCCAAGAAGCGGGGCGGGTAAATGCAGGTCCGCGGCACGCTGAAGAAGGCCCAGCGCGTCTCCATTCCGGGCGGCGGCTTCTCGCTGCGCGGCACGATCTGGGGCGACATCAAGAGCCAGTATAGCGACGGCTGGTTCATCTACACCGCGAAGGTGGTGGAGGAGATCGAGCCGAACGTCTTCCGGACCGCGACCGGCAACATCTACCGCATCAATGATTGGGCGCCGCCTTCACGGCCGACGTCCGAGTACGACCCGATCCCGGCTGACTGGCCGTACTGTGTTTTCCTCCCGAAAGACGAGTGACGAATGAGAATTGACCGACGATACACCAAGGCCGGCGTCTCGCCGTACAGCCTGATTGGCTGGCGCAATGCCATCAGCGAGATCAAGAACACGGACGGCTCGGTCGTTTTCCGCTTGGAAGGCATCGAAGTCCCCGAGTCCTGGTCGCAGGTTGCGGTCGACGTGCTGGCGCAGAAGTATTTCCGCAAGGCCGGCATTCCGAAGAACCTGATGAAGGCTGACGAGGACGGCGTCCCGGCGTGGCTGCAGCGCAGCTTCGGCGCGCCCTACCCGACCTCCGAGGCAGATCAGCACCTGACCAGTGAGACCTCAGCTAAGCAGGTGTTCGACCGCCTCGCCGGCTGCTGGACCTATTGGGGCTGGAAGAACGGCTACTTCAAGCCGGGCTCCATGAGCCAGTACCTCACCATCGCCGATCTCAATGAGGACGCCGAGTCGAACGCTCTCGCCTTCTTCGACGAGATGCGCTTCATGCTCGCCGCCCAGATGTTCGCGCCCAACTCTCCGCAGTGGTTCAACACCGGTCTTCACTGGGCATACGGCATCGACGGTCCGGCACAGGGTCACTACTACGTCAGCGACACCGACGAAGCTCTGCTGCCGCAGGTGTTGGCTTCGACCTCCGCCTATGAGCGTCCGCAGCCGCACGCCTGCTTCATCCAGGCGATCGACGACAGTCTGATCGGCGACGGTGGCATCATGGACCTGTGGCTCCGTGAGGCGCGCCTGTTCAAGTACGGCTCCGGCACCGGCACCAACTTCTCGAACCTGCGCGGCAAGGGCGAGAAACTGTCGGGCGGCGGCACGTCGTCAGGCATGATGTCGTTCCTCAAGATCGGCGACCGGGCAGCCGGCGCGATCAAGTCCGGCGGCACGACTCGGCGCGCGGCCAAGATGGTCGTAGTCGACGTCGATCACCCGGATGTCGAGGAATACGTCGGCTGGAAGGTCGAGGAGGAAAAGAAGGTCGCCGCTCTGGTGGCTGGCTCCAAGGCCACGAAGCGCGCACTCCACGAGGTCTATCTCGCCAAGACCGACCCGAAGTCCGAAGGTCACCTGAAGCAGGCCATCCGGTCCGCCAAGGGCGCCTTTGTGCCCGAGTCCTACATCAAGCGGGTCATCGATCTCGCCGAGCAGGGTGAGGAGTTCAGCTTCCCGGAGTTCGACGTCGATTGGCAGTCGGCCGCCTACGAGACCGTGTCTGGTCAGAACTCGAACAACACGGTGTCGGTCACCGACGACTTCCTCCAGGCCGTTCAGCTCGGCATGGATTGGGAGCTGAAGGCGCGCAAAGACGGCAAGGTCATGAAGACCATCAAGGCTCGTGACCTCTGGGATCAGATCTGTCGTGCTGCCTGGGAGTCGGCTGACCCCGGTCTGCACTTCAATACGACCATGAACGACTGGCACACCTGCCCGGCCGGCGGTCGCATCCGCGCGTCCAACCCGTGCTCGGAGTACATGTTCCTCGACGACACGGCGTGCAACCTGGCCTCGGCCAACCTGATGAAGTTCACCTCCCGACACGGCAATGGTCCGCTCGTGTTCGACGAGGACAGCTTCATCCACGCCTGCCGCCTGATCCAGATCATGCTCGACATCTCGATAACGATGGCTCAGTTCCCGTCAAAGGAGATCGCTCTGCTCTCCTACGAGTATCGCACCACCGGTCTCGGTTTCGCGAACCTCGGTGGCATGCTGATGTCGGCTGGCATCGCTTACGACTCGGTCGAGGCTCGCGCCTTCGCCGGGGCGATCTCGGCAATCATGACTGGCGTGGCCTATCGCACGTCGGCTGAGATGGCTGAGGCTCTGGGCGCGTTCCCCAAGTACGAGGAGAACGCCGCTTCGATGATGCGTGTGATGCACAACCATCACGCCGCTGCCGAGAAGAGCGGCTCGATCGCCTATGCTGGCCTCTCCATCCGACCGGAAGGTCTGGACACGGAGCACCAGTATCAGGACGGTCTGGCGGAGACGGCCAGCGACATCTGGGACGAAGTCCTGCGGATGGGTGGAAACCACGGTTTCCGCAACGCCCAGACGACGGTCATCGCTCCGACCGGGACGATCGGCCTGGTGATGGACTGCGACACGACGGGCATCGAGCCGGATTACGCTCTGGTGAAGTTCAAGAAGCTGGCCGGCGGCGGCTACTTCAAGATCATCAACCAGTCGGTTCCGGCAGCGCTCTACGCTCTCGGCTACAGCGTTAAGGAGGTTGACGAGATCATCCACTACGCAACGGGCCGCGGCCAGTTGCCCCTCGCGTTTGAGCAAGCGGCGAAGGCTGCTGGCCTCACGATCACGGAGCAAGCTGTGCGCTCCACCTTCACCATCCGCTTCCTGGCGGAGTGGGAGAAGTTGGGCTTCAGCGAGCCGGAGATCGAGCAGGCCAACCTCTACGCTTGCGGGACCATGACGCTGGAAGGTGCTCCGCATCTGGCAGTCGAGGACTATCCGGTCTTCGATTGCGCCACGCCCTGCGGCAAGGACGGCACGCGATCGATCCACTGGAAGGGTCACATCAAGATGATGGCTGCTGTTCAGCCGTTCATCTCGGGTGCCATCTCCAAGACGATCAACATGCCGAACGATGCCAAGGTCGAGGACATCAGCAAGGCTTACATGATGTCGTGGAAGCTGGGGCTGAAGGCCAACGCGATCTATCGCGACGGCTCGAAGCTTTCCCAGCCGCTCAGCTCCGCTCTGATCGATGATCAGGACGAAGTTGACGAGCCCACCATCGTCGAGGTCAAGCAGGACGTCGTCAAGGTCGTCGAGAAGCTGGTTCGGAAGCGTGAGCGGATGCCCGACAAGCGTCGCGGCTACACGCAGAAGTCCATCGTGGCGGGCCATAAGGTCTACCTGCGAACGGGCGAGTACGAGGATGGTCGCATCGGCGAGATCTTCATCGACATGCACAAGGAGGGCGCAGCCTTCCGGTCGATGATGAATGCCTATGCCATCGCCGTCAGCATCGGTCTCCAGTATGGCGTGCCGGTCGAGGAGTATGTCGACGCCTTCACGTTCTTCAAGTTCGAGCCGGCTGGCTTCGTCCAGTCGCACGAGCGGATCAAGAGCGCATCGTCGATCATCGACTTCGTCTGGCGCGACATCGGCATCAACTATATCGGCCGCGACGATCTGGCTCACGTCACCCCCGACGAGAGCGAGAACACCTCGGTTGGTGTGGCCCAGGTGCCGGTTGTCAACGTCAGCAATCAGATCACGGTCAACGTGGCTGATGCATCTGACGCTGTGCTTGAAAAAGTCGTCGCCCAGGTCAAGGCGGCGCTACCCGACCGGCGCACCATTGCTAAGCAGTCAGGCTACACGGGTGACTCCTGTGGCAACTGCGCGAGCTTCACGATGGTGCGGAACGGCACCTGCTTGAAGTGCGAGTCGTGCGGCGAGACCACGGGCTGCTCATGAGGTGGCTCAGGCGTTTGCTCTGCATCGTCTTTGATCACAAGCGGATCGGCGACGACAGCTGGGGCGGGTATGGCTGGACCTGCCCGCGCTGCGGCAAGAACGACTACGGCATCCACGACATGTGATCGTCGCAGTCAACGAGACAGCCGGATCTACGGGTCCGGCCGACTACCCATGCGCTGTGCGGCGCATGAATGCAAACCGTGCAGGCCGGAAGCCTGCAAATCGAAAGGAAATCAGATGAGCTTTTTCAAGAACTTCATGGCGAGCGCGCAGAAGACCATCACCAGCTATGCCGGCGACAAGGCGTTCCTCAATGGCGTGGCTTCGGCTGCCGCCAACGTGACCGCTGCGGATGGCTCGATCGACGACAACGAGATCGATGCCGCTCTGTCCGGCATGCAGGCCAACCCGATTGTCTCGGCGTCCTACAACTCCTCGCAGATCGAGGAGGCTCTCACCGCCGCGCTCAGCCGCGCCAAGACCCGCGCCGGCCGCCTGGAGAACAAGCGCTTCATCGAGGCGCTCGTGACCCGCGACGTGTCCGTCCGCCAGGACATCTTCATGATCGCTGCTGACACGGCGGATCAGGGTGGCATCGGCGACCAGGAGAAGGTCGTACTCGCCGACATCGGCAAGCTGCTCAGCCTCGACAGCGAGAAACTGCTCGCCGCCTAAGCGAACGAGAACTACGGGCGGTCTTCGGGCCGCCCGCCCCTTTCCCAATTCGGAGTTTTCAATGGACAGCCTCTTCTGGGCCGCACTCGCCGGCATCGTTTGGATCGACCTTCTCCTCTCCGGCGACAACGCAGTCGTCATCGCCCTCGTCAGTAACCAGCTTCCGCAGAACCAACGGAAGTGGGGCATCATCGGCGGCACCGCGGCGGCCATTGGCCTGCGCGTCATCATGTCGTTCTTCGCTTCCTTCCTCCTCGGCGTTCCGGGATTGAGCATCGCGGGCGGCATCTTCCTGCTCTGGGTGGCTGCCAAGCTGCTCATGGGCGGTGACGACGAAGCCGGCCCGGCCAAGAAGGTCATCAGCCTCGCTGCTGCGATCTGGACCATCTCGGTGGCAGACGCGAGCATGAGCCTCGACAACGTCATGGCAATCGCCGCGCTCTCTCACGGCCAGACGCTCCTGATGGCCCTCGGTGTCCTGCTCTCGATCCCGCTTGTGATCGCTGGCAGCGCCATCATCTCGACGGTCATCGGCCGCTTCCCGATCCTCACCTGGGCTGGTGCAGCCCTGCTGGGTTGGGTTGCTGGTGGCATCATCGCCGCGGACCCGTTGTCCTTCGGTCACCACTACTCGACATCGCTGGCTGGCATGGTGCTGGTGCTGTTCGTAGGCCTGTTCTGGCGCTGGAAACAGGCTGTAGTTGCTGATGCGGCTGCCTGACGCCGATCAACTGAAATGGACTGCGGTGCTGCTCGTTTGGATTCTATGTTTCTACGGGATAGCCCGCGGTCTGGCAGGTCATTGATGTTCACCGAGCTGGAGGTCATTGAGCGCTGTCTCCTGATGTTCTCCAAGCCCGGTCGCTGGACTCAGAAGACACTTGCGAGGGATCGGCAAGGCAAGCCGGTCCCGGTATTCAGCCGCCAAGCCAAGGCCTTCGACATCGAGGGCTGCATCAGAAGAGCAGCTGGCGAAGAAGATCGAGGCGCGTATGCGCGCTTCGTCCCCCTGATCAAAGGTCAGCTGGGCAAGCACCCATTCGATTGGAACGATCAGACCGGGCGCAACCAGAAAGAGGTCGTCCGGATGTTCGAGGACCTTGCTGACGAGTTCCGTTTTAAGGAGGCGTCATGACGACCGTAGCGAACGACAACTTTACAGAGGCCGACCTGATCGAACTGGAGAGATCGGTCAACGCCCTTGTGGCTATCTGCCACAAGATGAACAAGCACTGGTGGATCGATCCGATCACCGGAGAAGACCTCCGCGGCAAGGATCTGATCGTTCCGACCAAGCTGATGCTGACCGTCAGCGAGCTTTGCGAGGCGATGGAAGCCGACCGCAAGGACGAGATGGACGACAAGCTGCCCCACCGCAAGGGGATAGAGGTGGAGCTGGCGGACGCGCTGATCCGGATCGGTGACCTCGGCGGAGCCCTGACGCTCAGTCTCGGCGCCGCAGCCCGTGAGAAGTCTGCCTTCAACCTGGTGCGGCCCGACCACAAGGCCGAGAACCGCGTCAAAAAAGGCGGAAAGAAGTACTGAGCCGCAAGTTTTCGCTTGCTTTCTTACGCGCTTGAATGCAAATAACAACTGCAAAGGAGACTGACTTTGAACGCAAATGAAGCTGAGAAGAAGGCCCTCGAACTCGTCATGGGTGAGCTGGGTCTGCAGAACGGGATGTGGGGCGACGCCTCCAACAGAACCGACATCCAGAACGGCCAACTCTTCGCTGGCGGTTTCGCACAGCTCGAAGCCACCTTCGATCGGCGCTTCGAATATCCGGGCGCCTTCAACGAGGTCCCGGACTGCTATCCGCAGGACTGGAGCGGTTTCCGCAGCTACGGAGGCGATATCCCCAACATCGTTGTCGGCGTGACCTTCCTGATCCAGGAGATCAAGCGGCTTCTGATGAACGGTGAGGACCCGACCCGCCTCGCGCGTCGCCCCGACCAGACCTACAACGAGGCAACGGGTCTGCCCAAGACCATCGAGTCCTGATCATGATCGTCGCACTTCTCTTGAACCACGCCCTCGGCGGCCTGGGAGTGATCTACTTCGGCACCATCGTCTTCAAGGCGGCCCGTAGGTACCCCCTCCTCCGCTGGTTTTTTTAGTCCCCTCGCGTTTGTTTGAATGCAACTGACCCTGCAAACGGGTTTTCAAGGAGCACTACATGAAGAAGCTTTTCCTGATCGCAGCTCTCGCTCTCGGTGCGATGACCGCACCCACCATCGCTGCTGATGCGCCGACCAAGTTCCGCCTTTGCACCGGCAACCAGAAGCTCAACTACTTCGCTGCCGGCCAGCACCTGAAGCGCCACGCCACCGCGGTCGAGGTCATCGAGACCAAGGGTTCGCTGGACAACCTCGACAAGGTCACGGCGGGCGAATGCGACGGCGCGTTCGTTCAGTCCGACGCCCTGCTCGTCTACTCGGGTCGCAACGCCAAGGCGATCTCGGCGCTGCAGCGTGCCGGCGTGCTCTACCAGGAGCAAGCGAACCTGATCTGCAACCGCAAGGCATACACCTCCGCCCGCATGGTCGACCTGAACTCCAACTTCACGGTCGCCATCGGTCCCGAAGGTTCGGGCGCCAACACGACCTGGGCCGCATTCGTCGCGGCGGACAAGGCTCGCTACGGCAAGGTTCGCACCTCTGACCTCGCCGGCACCCTCGCGCTCAGTGCCGTCAACGACGGTTCGGAAGTGCAGTGTGCCCTGATCGTCACGGCTTTGAACGCCCCGTTCCTCAAGAACGAAGCGCCGAAGTATGCAGACAGCGTTGGCTTGGTTGCCACCGACGACCGCGACATGACCAAGAACGCCAAGGATAGCCGCGGTCAGCCCGTCTACACCTACGGCGAGATCCCGGCCAACACCTACAAGGGCATCCAGCCCACCGGCATGTTCGGTGGTTCGAAGGCGGTCGACACGATCCAGGTCGATGCCGTGTTCGTTGCCAACCGCGACTGGATCTCAGCTCACAGTAACGACTTCGAGAAGATCGTCGACGGTTTCGCCAACGCCAAGCCCGACATCGCGAAGCTCGTTCAGCCGAAGTAACGACCTCCGCGACAACACAACGGATTGCATGGATTGCCTCCATGCAAAGCCCCGGCACTCGATTGGGTGACCGGGGCGGTTCCGATAGACGTCTTTTCTATTTGTCAATTTTTGGAGTGACCATGTCAGACAAGCAGAACACAGATCAAGAGCTGCTCTCGTTCGTTCGAGAGGCGAGGAAATTCCTTCGGTTCGTCGAAGACCCGGAGTGGGTCGGTTCAGCCGAGCTGACCGATGACGAACAGATCGGCGAGATGCAGGTCCATCTCTCGAAGACGCGCGATCGGACCTTGCTTCCCGAGAAGACGGTCATGCACTCAGTGCGTAACGGCAAGACCGGCCTTGTGCTGGCCATGACAGGCAACACGCCTGATGCGGCCGAGCGCGCCCGTTTCCTGACCGGGTTGATGCGTTCAATGCCGCGCCTGCTCGAAGCGATCGAAGAGTCGTTCGTCCGCGAGGCGTTCGCGGAGGACCGCATCAAGGAGTTGATCTCGTCCAACAACGAGAAGCTTTTTGAAAACCGGGCTCAGCGCGATGTGATCCGCCAGCTCAAGGCTCAGGTCGATCTGCTCCTGAAGGCAGTGCCGATCCCGCCTGAGGACTCGTGACATGTCGGTAGAGCTATCCAGAACCATCGTGAAGTTCCTCCCGCCGGAGGATGTCGGTGAAGATCAGTCTGGCTGGTGGATCTTGTGCATGGAGCCGCGTGACGACGGCGACATGGGGCCAGACGGCGAAGGCTACAGCTGGGACGCCATTGGCCCATACGACAGCAAAGAAGAAGCTAACCGCAACCTTGAAGGGAATGCAAGCCTATGACGGTCTCTGCAACTAAAGTTTTGCATTCGGTTTCACCTCAGCAAATCGAACTGAAGACGGTGCTCGCGCGTTACCCGCGCTTCATCCACGCTGAAGAGCTGACCCATCGCGTCCTCAGCTCGACGCCCGACATGATCATCGAGATCAACGATGGCCTGATGTACGACCGCAATTTGTCTCGGAACGCTTCCAGTTCCCGCGCGATCCCGGTTCAGCGTCTGATCGACGACATCATCCGCGACACGGCCATGCCGATCCACTGGGGCAAAAACCAGAAGGGCATGCAGGCCGACATCGAGCTGACCGACTACATCAAGAATCCCTTCGCGAACGACAACGTCCTCATGGGATCGCTGCTGTCGCCGCAGCAGATGTGGTGCGAGGCTCGTGACCACGCCATCGCATTCGCACGAGCCTACGACCAGGCCGGCTATCACAAACAGGTCGTCAACCGCATTCTCGAGCCCTACGCCCACATCAACGTCCTGATCACAGCGACCGATTGGGACAACTTCTTCGAGCTGCGTGACCACAAGGATGCGCAGCCGGAGATCCAGGCGCTGGCTATCGCGATCAAGGCAGCGTTTGCCGACAGCAAGCCACAGCTGTTGCAGCCGGGCCAATGGCATTTGCCGTTCGTCTCGGAGTTCGAGCAGGAGTGGCTCGACCTGGATACGCAGAAGAAAATCTCCGTCGCCCGTTGCGCTCGCACCTCCTACCTGACCCACGAAGGCAAGCAGCCGCAGGTCCACAAGGATCTCGCGCTGTTCAACGACCTCGTCGGTGCCCGGCCGCTTCACGCCTCACCGGCTGAGCATCAGGCCACGCCAGACGTCCGAGTGCCGGGTCAGATCGGGCCGTATGGCGAGTTCCGCGTCGGATACTGGCAGCAGTCGCACCTTCACGGAAATTTCCGCGGCTGGAGCCAGAACCGCAAATTCATCGAGCTAGACGTCTTAAGGAAAGCTGCATGACCAAGATTGCCAACTCCTACTATTCGGCAGTTGTACCCCACAAGGAAATCGATGGTCTCTACCACGCGACCTACGGCATCCCGGGATCTTCGCCAGAGTGGGTGAATGGCAAGGACGGGAAGCCGGAGACATTTCGAGATCACGATCAAGCGATGCTCGCCGGCTTCCGTGTCATGGTTTCAAAACTGAACCGAGCCCGACACGAGCAGGACTTTCACGTCAAGGGCAACAATCACGGCAACCGACAGACGAGGGTCTGGATAGCCCCCAGCGATGAGCGGGCGCCGACCGTCGACAGCGTCTTTGGGAAAAAGCAATGAGCAGACAGCACTTCGTCAACTACACCGTCATGGGCAAGGACTACCAGGCTGGTCCGTATCAGTCTCAGGCCGAGGCCGAGCTGCATCACAAGGACATCAAGAGCTACACCGGCATCACGAACTGCTGGATCGGCAACACCCGCGACGAGAGCCGCATCCTGATTGGAGCAGCGGCATGAGACCGGACACGATGATGATCCTCCGCCGACCCGCGCCGAGTCGAGACTTCGATGACGACAGGGAGTGGATCGACGTGACCACGGTCCACGACAGCTGGGATGTGGAACTGGATGTTCGCGGCGACATGAGTAAGGAAAGCTCGTACCGCCACCGCCCCCTCAGCATGATGGGCCTGACTGCGGCCTGGAGGCCGGGACGACCGCCGAACGGTCCGCACCGGACGAATATCTGGAAGACTGATTTCTATCCCAATCACCCGAGGCTGGGCGATCCCGAGGATGGCGACATCGTCATCTATGGACGGAAGGGATCGGGCGCCGGCTGCGGCGATCCGTCGTTCAGCATCTGGATGATCCCGGGGACCGGCCGTGAATCTGACTGATCAACTGGAGACAGCCCGGGCGCATGTCGCCCACCTGGAGAGGATCGCGGCCACCGCTACCTGCCGAGAGCTGGGCTGCGACATGAAGTCCATCGGCGGGTGTAGCGCCAGCTGCGATGGCGAGCGCGGCCTCTGCAGCTGCTCCATCCCGGTCAACACATGCACCCGCTGCGGCGACTGCGACTATGGCGAAAATGACGAGGCTGAGGAGGTCCGGCGGACCTGCAAGCTGACCCGAGACCCACTCTTTGAGGACGACCAGAATGACCACCGAGACGACGACCCAGGACAACGAGCTGAGACAGATGATCAGCATCAAGGAGGTGCTGGGGAAGGTCCCGTTCAGCAAAGCCACCCTGCTGCGTAAGGCGGGCGACGGCTCCTTCCCCAAGGCCAAGAAGATTACCGATGGGAGGATCGCCTGGTACCTGGACGAGGTGATCGAATGGCAGAAGCAGCTCAGTGATGCTGCTTAGAACTGAAGGATCGTCGGCCTCAGAGCCGGCGATTTTTCGTTGAGGCAGGAGCAGACGATGTCAGGCGTTCTCACCTGGGTCTTGAGATTTCCTTACCTATACCTTACCTTTGATCGGCTTGGGAGAAGATTGGGTTTCTGACCGAGTTGCCAAGTATCTGTTATTACTTGGTTATTTTGGTCGGAGCGAGAGGATTTGAACCTCCGACCCCTAGTCTCCCAGGCTGATTTGCATTTGCTTTATGGTGCAAGTGGACCGCATGAGTGAGGTCAAGTCATTGATCTTTCTACTTGCACGCTTGCACGGATGCAAATATGGTCCACCAAGCATCAGGCTTTCCTTCACTGTAGGTAAGGCAAACTGCTGGATTTTCGAAGTTGGAGACTAGGGTGCCAAGGCTCACTGACAAGCATATCACAGGGCTCAAATGCCCCCAAGAAAAAGAGCAGATCGACGTCGCGGACGATGCCTGCCCCGGGCTCAAGGTCCGGGTGTTCAAGTCCGGCGCCAAGTCCTTCGCGCTCACCTATTGGTCGCCCCTGCTCTCGCGGGCGGTCCGGATATCGCTCGGTCGGTATCCGGACATTTCCCTCGCGTTGGCCCGAGAGAAGGCCGCCGAGCAGCGCAAGAAGATCGGCGACGACAAGGACCCCCGATCCGAACAGCGGCGCGAGCGGCGCGCTGCGGCCCGTGCAGAGGATCTCTCGTTCGAAGCTCTCTGCGACGCCTACATGGAGGAGTACGCAAAGCCGAACAAGTCCTCCTGGAAGAACGACGAGGGCTACCTGAAACGCCCCAAGGTCGCCCTGGGGCACATGCCAGCGCACACGGTGACGGACGACGACATTGCCGATGTCCTTGACGAGATCGCCGAGGATGCCCCGATCAGCGCCAACCGGACGCAGTCGGTTATCCACAAGATGTTCGAATGGGCCAGGCAGCCCGGCCGGAAATACGTGCCCTCCAATCCGATCACCGGCATGGAGCGCCGCGGCGGATCGGAGAAGGCTCGGAACAGGGTCCTATCCGACGACGAGATTAGGACGCTCTGGTGGGGTCTGGAGCATCCGGACGTGCCCTGTGATCGCCAGGTGGCGCTCGCGCTGAAGATGGTTCTGGCCACCATGGTCCGACCATACCAGGCGGCCGGCGCCCTCCTGTCGGAGATCAGCGGGCTCGGCACGGAGCATGCCCAGTACCAGATGCCTCCTATCAGGGTGAAGGGCCGGCGCGAGGTGATCGTGCCTGTCTCGCCGCTGGCAACGGAGGTCATCAAGGCCGCCATCAAGGACGAGAAGCAGGTCTGTCTTTTCCCATCCAAGTACGGGGAGAAGGTCGAGATCAAGCGCAGCTCTTTGTCTCAGGCTTTGAACGACAAGGAGCGCTCGAACCGGGTCGGCATTCGGTCATTCCTCAAGATGGAACACTTCACCCCGCACGACCTCCGGCGCACCGCGGCCACTCTTGCCCGGCGCTGCGGCGCCCCGCGACCGGACGTCAAGGCAATGCTCGACCACATCGATGGCGACGTCACCGCCGTCTACGACAAATACGACATGCTGCCCGAGAAGCGGGCGGTTTCAATACTGCTCAGTCAGGAACTGAAAAAGATCATTGGAGATCAGCCATGAAGAAGATCATCGCCCTCGTCTTGCTTACCCTGGCAGCCCCTGCGCTCGCCGAGACCAAATATCCCACACCGACTCCAGATGGCAGGGAGCGCATCCAGCGCACTGGAACGTGCCCCACGGGTTACGTCGGACTCGGCGACAAGTGCGAGGCGCTCCACAAGGACACCCCGCGCGCATACCCGTACATCCCCGGCACGGCCTGCCCCTCCGGCACATTCCGGAGCGGCGACGCATGCAAGGCGTTCCGATGAGCGAGTGGGAGGCGATCGACAGCGCGCCGACAGATGGGTCAGTGGTGGATCTCTGGATCGAGAGCGCCGGCCCGGACGTCGACCACAGCATGGTCAAGTTCTACTGCCCCGGTGCCTACCAGGTGAAGCGTGGTCAGCCGATGCTCCAGGGCCGGGTGACAGACGTGCGGTGGCGGCACTTCCCGCCGAACCGACCGGGCTGGTACCCGTCCGGAGGTCTGCCTCCCGGCTACGCGCTATCCCCAGAGGTTAAGGCGACGCACTGGATGCGCCGGCCGGCACCGCCGAAGAGGTCACAATGAGCGAGACGCTGGATCTGTTTGCCGGCCTGCCGCCCGCGAAGGAGGCTGGGCCATCGCTCGACCTCTGTGCTCGGCAGATCGTCGTCGCGTCCCTGCTCTACTATCGCCACGACCAGTCGTTCATGACCGACGAAACCTTCGACCTGATGTGCAGCCGTGTTGCAGGCGCCTGGAGCGGGCTCTCGCCTCTGCGGAAGTTCATGTTGGGCTCGCCGGGCGAGATCAGGTCGAGCGGCTACCATGTGAAGGTCACGCACGCGGCCGAGAACGGCGCCTACGCCTGGATGCGTCAGAACCGCGCGTCGCCATCGCAGGTCGGCCGCATCTCCGGCTGGATCTTCGACGACACCCATCAACTTCACTGGGCAGGATTGGCATCATGACCCGAGTCGCATTCGTATCCTGCGTGAAGACCAAGGCGGACCGACCGCTTCCGGCGCAGGACCTCTACATCTCCCCGTGGTTCCAGATGGCGAAGGAGTACGCCCGCCGCAACGCCGACCGGTGGTTCATCCTGTCGGCCAGCGCTGGCCTACTCCATCCGTACCGTGTCACGGACCCGTACGATCTCACACTCAATGGCCTCGGCGTCAAACTCCGAAAGGACTGGACGGCCATGGTCCAGGAACAACTGGAGCGCCAACGCATCATGGGCACGAAGGCGATCGTGCTCGCAGGCGTCAGCTATCGCGAGTTCCTGATGCCGACCTTCAGACTCTTGTTCGGGGATGTCGAGGTGCCTATGGAAGGTCTGATGATGGGCCAGCAGCTGAGCTGGATGAAAGGAAAGACGACATGAACGATGATGATCTGATCGGCCGGATTGCCGGCATTGCGATGACCCAGTTCAACGGGGTGGGGTTTGCTCACGGGGTGTACTTCAAGATCACCTCCGTCGAAGGTCCAGGCCAACTGAAGGCAGTCTGCACCAATCCAGGCATGGCAAGCCTGACCCGCACCATCCCGGCGGAGCAGCTTTTGCAACAGATCAAGCCCGAGACTATTCAGGGGCAGCTCGAACCGTTGCGTGACGAGAAGCTGAACTATGCCGCGAAGTGCTACCTCACGGAGCGGCAGGATGGCGAGACCGATGAGCAGCTCAAGGCAAGGCTGACCGCGATCGGGATCGGACCAAAGGGTATGAACTGATGCCGGCGCCACGAGTCTACAACGTCCACCACCAGGACGCCCCAGCAGACGCGGTCTACATCGGCCGCGGCTCGCCCTATGGCAACCGGTTCGTCATCGGGGCGCACGGCGACCGCGACCAGGTCTGCAATATGTTCGACTGCGAGCAGCTGCCGGACATGGATGTCTCGGCGCTGACCGGCAGTAACCTGAAGTGCTACTGCGCGCCGCACCGCTGCCACGGTGACTCGATCCTGCTGAAGGCGAACTTCCGCGTGGTCGTGTTCGGTGGCCGCAACTACGCCGACAGAGATACGCTGTATCGCGGTCTGGACGCGCTCGATGCGCGTAGGCGGATCACATGCATCGTTGAGGGGGAGGCGTCTGGAGCTGACAGGCTGGCTCGCAAATGGGCTGAGGATCGTGGTGTCGCGTTTGATCCCTACCCGGCCGACTGGGATAACATCGATCGGCCGGGCGCCGTGGTGAAAAAGAACAAATATGGCAAGCTCTACGATGTGCTTGCCGGCCACGTACGAAATGAACAAATGCTGCGCGAAGGTCGCCCGCAGCTTGCTGTCGCGTGTCCTGGCGGGACAGGGACACAAGACATGATGATCAGATGCGCCGAGTTCGGCCTTTCCCTTGTGCGGCCTGAAGACATCGCAGTTTGAGCAACTCGGGAATGCCGAGAGCGGCGATGAGATTGAACGCCATCAGGACAATCTCACTCGTCGTAGGAACCGTGAACGCCAATAGAGGCTCCACGGCGCAAAAGTTGAATACGACTGCTGCGATCCCGGCCGCGATCAGTGCGTAGCGCCTACCGAAGGCCACCGCGACCGCACAAACCCCGAGGGTCAACAGGACGTCGACCCGCATCGGCCAGCACATCGTCTCCATGAAATAGGATACCGGCGCAGACACAGCTACCGCCGTGGCGACGAAGGCGACGTAGCTGATCCTCAGAACCGGCCTCGGCGTCGACTCAGGGGGGTCAGAACTCGACGGCACCGCTTCCGGCCCGAATGTGTCGAGATCGATGGCAGAGCTGCCGGAGAACCACGCAGGCTCGGCCCCCTTCTCCAAAGAATCCCAGAGGTCGTCGATCGCTGCGTGAAGGCGTTGCTGCTGTGATGACACCAGCAGGCATTCATCATCCGGCGACTTAGCAACGAACTTGTCGCCCACACGAGCGACAACGTAGTTCCGGTAGATCGTCGTCATCACGAGCCTCAGGCTGCGGCGCGGGCGGGCATCCCAGCCATGGGCCCTAAAGGGAAGTAGGTCACCGACTTCGGACGGTCAACGATCAGCATAGCCTCCGAGGCCGCATCGAGATCGACGGAACTGGTCTCTTCAAACAGCCAGGCCGGGGCGGCAACGGTTCCTTCGAGGGCATTCCAAAGGGTATCGATCGCCCGAGTGACGCGAAGCATGTTCTTCGATCTGAGCTGGAAGGGTTCCCCGTCCTGGGGTTCGGCGGTGAAAGCGACGCCGTCGTGGCTGACTTGATAGGACCGATACTCGAAGGACGTGTTCATTATTGTTCTCATTCCCTGCAGCCTGCCGCCAGGCGCCTCTTGACCGTGAGCTAACGCTATTTGCATCAAAATGCAAGCCCGATTTCGGTTCCGTAGAAATACGGCAATTGGATTAACCAGATAGCAAAACCTTCTATTCCGCGCAGGGTTGGCGCCTGAACAACCGTTCAAAATGGAACGGAGTTGGCTCCCCTCCTACTTCTTGCTTTTCCTCTCTATTTGCTTTAATGCAAATACAGAATGCAAACGAGGAAGGGATTTCCGAACGTGCTTGGATCGAGCCTGAGAGCTTTTTTTAAGAGGGTTTTGCCTGTTTTTCCGGCAAAGGATACCGCTGCGCCGATCGCCATGACGGCCCCGGTCGTGACAACCCAAGTTGTTAACGAACTCGCAACGATCATTGCTCCGCAGGCCGCCACGAAGCGGTTCAAGCGGAACATGCAGGAGATCGAACTCGGCCTCACCATCGAGCAGGCCATGGCAGCTCGTGCCAGCTTGCCACAGAAGGTGAAGAGGGCCCGCGGTCGGCCGAGGACCGTGAAAGCGGAGAAACCCGTCGAGATTAAGGCGAAGCGGTTCCGTCGCACGCCTGCGGAGATCGAGGCCGGTCTCTCCATCGAGCAGGCAGCGGCAGCCCGTGGCGTCGCAGTCTCCGCGCCGCAGCAGCCCAAGAAGATCTACGTCGAGCGCAAGGTCGAGGTTCAGCCCGTCAAGACCGACAACCTGATCGAGACGCTCTCGCCCCGCATCCAGCTCCGGGCTCGTGCTGTTTCGAGCTACCGCGCCAAGGGGCATCAGGGCGTGGTCACCTCCGAGATGCTCGATCTGGTCGAGCGCGCGGTGAAGGAGGGCAAGGTCACCAAGTGCGAGCCCTTCGTCGGCGCTGATGGCTTCAACCACTTTACGCAGGAGGACGCCAAGTAATGGCGGTCCACCGCAAGAAGTCCTGGACCCATTTCTTCCAGGCGATCAAGGCCGGCCGCAAGCTCCACGACGTGCGCGAGGATGAAGGCTTCCAGATCGGCGACGTCCTGGTGCTCCAGGAATACGACAACATCAACGGCCTCTACACGGGCGAGGAGATCAACGTGGAAGTCACCTACATCACCAATCGCACCGTGCCGTGCGCGTTCTCCAGCGCAGTCCTGTCGCCCGGCTACTGCATCCTCAGCCTGAAGGTGATCGCATGACGAAGCGTTCTCAGCTCTGGTGGGACCAGTATTTCCTGGGTCTGGCGAAGTCGACCGCAGCGGCCTCCAAGGACCCGAGCACCAAGGTCGGCGCCGTCATCACCCGGCCGGACCGCACAGTGGCGTCGCTCGGCTACAACGGCTTTCCCCGCGGCATTGCGGACACGGAGCACCGCCTGACGACCCGCGAGATCAAGTACGACCTCGTGATCCACGGCGAGATCAACGCGATCCTGACCGCTCGCGAGCCCCTGCATGGCTACACGCTCTACACCTGGCCGTTCCTGACCTGCAAGCGCTGCTCTCTCCACGTCATCCAGACCGGCATCACCCGCGTGGTCGCGCCGGAGCTGCCCGAGGAGCTGAAGGAGAGATGGAAGGACTCGCTTGCTGAGGCTCAGGCTGTCTACGCCGAGGTTGGCGTGACCTGCGACCTGATCGATACGACCAAGCCGGCCGAGGTCTGATGCGGCTCGCTGAATGGCCCCTGCCCTATGTGCGCGTGAAGTGCGGCAACTGTGATCGAGAGGGCCGTCTGAAGATCGACGGCCTGATTGAGCGCTTCGGCGCCGATCGCGAGATGTTCGTCGTCCGCGAGAAGCTGACCGAGACCTCGTGCAAGCGGCCGGACAAGAAGCAGCCGTGCATGTCCATCCTGCCTGACGCCCTGCTGGTGCAGGCGATCATGGAGACGGACGAGACCAAGGTGATCGACCAACGACTGCTGGCTGAGGCCCGCGAGTGGAAAGAGAAATCGGGGAAGTGATGAAGAAGAGAGAGATCGACGCGCTGAGAGATGCGGCAACCCGCCCCGGTGGTTGGGGCCTCTTCATGCGCAAGACGACCGAGAAGCTGGCGGAGCAAGGCCTCTTCGTGAAGGAGAAGCACCCCTCCTACGGCGACCAATTCAAGATCACCGAGTCCGGCATGGCCGCTTACCTCGAAGCCACGAAGGACGAGGTGAAGTCGAGTCGTACCCGGAGGCTTGCTTGAATGCAAATGCTCGTCAGCCCCATGCCGATCATCCCGGCACCGACATTCAATCTCGCTCCGCTGAAGGAGAACCATTACGGCCTCGCGAAGATCGACCCGCCGTGGACCTTCAAGACCTACTCCGACGCCGGCAAGGGCAAGTCGGCTGAGCAGCACTACGACTGCATGACGCTCGACGACATCTTCGCGCTCGACGTTGATCGCCTCGCCCATCGCGATGGCATGTGGGTTTGGCTCTACGCCACCGCGCCGATGTACGACGCCGCTCGCGAGTGCTTCCGCCAGTGGAACGTCACCTACGTGACCCAGGGCGTGTGGGTGAAGATGGTCAAGGATATGAGCCGGCCGACCTTCGGCACGGGCTACGTCCTGCGCAACTGCCATGAGCCTTTCCTGATCGGGAAGATCGGCAAGCCCCGCATTCACTCTCGCAACATCCGCTCCGCGATCCTTGAGACGCGCCGCGAGCACTCGCGCAAGCCCGAGCAAGGCTACGTCGATGCCGCGAAGATGGCTGGGCCATATCCGAAGGCCGACATCTTCGCCCGCGTGCAGCGCCCCGGCTGGGACGCCTGGGGCAACGAGATAAGCAAGTTCGACAACGACAACGTCCAAGCCACGGAGATCGCAGCATGACCCAGAAGATTACGAACCTCACCGTCGTCCGCGCGGGTCCGATCGCCTTCGCCGCCACGAAGATCGAGAACGAGGGCGAGCAGACCAACATCAAATTCCGAATGGTCTTCGGGGACACCGTCCTCGCTGACATGGGTGAAGAAGCCGCGCGCTTCTTTGCCTCCCAGGTCCAGCAGACCCTCGCTCGCGAATACGACGACGAGTGGACCCGTCTGCCGACCTACGCAGCCGTCGAGGCTGATCGTCGCGCCGTCGCTGCACGGCGCCAATCCAACGAGGCGGCATCGCAGGCCGGCTGGCCCGACCACCTCGCATAACAGGAGAAGTATCTTGAAGAACCTGAACACGGCGCTCATTGGCGCCGCGATCCTCGCTTTGTCCTTTTCGGCTGCTGAGGCCCGACCGAGGCACCACCATCATCACCACCACGCCCGCGTGGCCAAGATCAACGTCACCGAGCCCCAGGAGCAGTCGTTCTTCGGCAGCTTCCGGAGCGCCAGCAGCGACGTCGTCGGTCGCGCTCGCCAATTCGTTGGAGAGTCGGCGCACCAGGTCGGTGTGCGTTCGACCCTGTGGTGCTCCGCATTCCTGCGCAAGGTCACAGGTGCTCAGGACGTCGATGACCGTGCCCTCTCCTGGGAGAAGCATCAGCACATTGCTCCGCAGGTCGGCGCAGTTGTGACCATGGGTCGTCGCGGTGGCGGACATGTCGGCGTCGTCTCTGGCTTCACCGCCAAGGGCGACCCGATCGTGATCAGCGGCAACCACGGTCACCGTGTGGCCGAGAGCGTCTATCCGCGCTCCCGCATTCGCGCCTGGCTGTCGCCGACGTGACGGACTCGCGAGAAGCACGCTTGCGGATCGTGTCACAGGGCAAAGTTCGCTCTGTGGCACGCAGCTTCGAGGGGCGGACAAAGTTCCTGCCCTCGATCGGCGGGATGATCTGCCAACTCTCGGAAGAAGAAGAGCACTGCTACCGCACCAGCAGAGAGGCGCTGTCGGCAGCAGAGGCTTTCCGGGACGTGGCCAGAGAGAAACTCAAAGACGAATTTGGAGGGTGATGATGGCGAGCTGGGATCACGATGACCTGCGGGACAAGTCGGGATACGGGCTGACCGGGGAAGTCCGCAAGGACAGCCTCGAAGAGGGCACAGCAATGTGCAAGGGCGACATGAGCATCGGCAGCGGCTGCGGCAAGTGTCGGCGTTGCAAGGAGCAGCTTCTGACGATGGACGCTCAGGCGCGACAGCGCGGCGAAAATCTCGATGGATCGGCCCGACGCGAGACCGTTCAGGTCGACCAGTGGGACGAAAAGACCCGCGGCAAGAAGATGTCCGACGCAACGGGCCGCGTGATCTTCAAATACCAGATGCCGGTGCTGGAGAGCTTCACGATGAAGCTGCCGAAGGGCGCCGAGATCCTCCGCGTGCAGGACCAGGGCGGCATGTTCTGGATGTGGGCCATGGTGCGGACCGACGTGCCGGACGAGGAGCGCAAGTTCTATGCCTTCAAGTGCGGCGGCAAGATTCCCGACGACCTGAACCTCACGTACGTCGGCTTCTGCGCCGTGTTCGTCCAGCAGGAGCTGGGCCTCTACATCTTCGAGGAGATCGTCCGATGACGCTTTACGGCACCCCACCCGTCGATCTCGGACTCGTCGACCTGTCTCCGAAGGAGATGATGTTCTGGATGTACTGCCCGATCAAGGAGCCGGGACAGTACGGAGAGAGGATCCCGAGCAACCTCCGGCAGTTTCAGCCGATTGTCGAGGCTGTGTTCCGCGACCTGCAGAACATTGCTGGCAACGTCTCGCTGTGGCTGGACAGCTACGTCTACGTCACGGCCAAGACGCTGTGGGTCTGCAAGGAGAGCCCCGGCAATCGCCCGGGCTGGCACTCTGATGGCTTCATGACCGAAGACCTCAACTACGTCTGGTCTGACCGCAACGGCACCGAGTTCTGGCAGCCGGCTGATCTGATCGAGTTCACGCAGGACCATCACGCTTCCCTGGCTGAGATGGAAGTCGCATCCAGCGGGCCGATCGTGACCTACCCCGACAAGCACCTGCTGCGCCTGGACGAGGCTGTCATCCATCGCGTCGCCGAGCAGACGCCGGGTGTCCGCACCTTCGTGAAGATCTCGATTTCCGAGTCCCGCTACAACCTCGAAGGCAACTCGATCAATCACGCCTTCCCGAGTTGGAAGTACGTGCCCCGCAGCGTCGAGCGCAACCACACGACAGCGGAGGCGTGATGGGCATTCGTTACCAGAAGTTCATCCGCAGGCAGGACCTGCGCAACAACCGCGATCAATTCTACGTCTTCGGCGACAACATGCAGCGCGTCGGCTACGGCGGCCAGGCTCGAGAAATGCGGGGGGAGCCGAACGCGATCGGCGTCGTGACCAAATGGGCGCCGAGCAATGACAACAGCGCCTTCTTTCTCGACGACGAGCCCGACTGTTGGGCTCATGTCGGATTCGATCTGGGGAAGATCGACCTGCTTCTCGCAGTTGGCCACACCGTCGTGGTCCCGGAAGACGGGATAGGGACCGGCCTGGCTCAGCTGCCGCGCCGGGCTCCGAAGCTCGATGCCTTCATCAAGGCCTGGTTCAAGGAGCGCGCAGCTTGATCGGCTGGGAGTCGGACAAATGCCACATCGTCCCGATCGACGACCTGAAACCGCACAGCACGGACTCCGACAAGCCGTGCTGGTGCCATCCGACCGATTGGATTGACGTTCTGGTCCACAACAGCATGGACCGTCGCGAGCTTTACGAGATGGGGATTTTGAAACTGTCATGAGCAGCTGGACCCAATACGACGACCGCAACGTCATGAGACCCGAGGAGGTCCTGCACCGGTTTGGTCAGAAGATCAAATGGTGTCCGTTCTGCAAAACGTCCCACGTCGGACTCTACATGGGGCCGCACCCGCACGTCACCTGTCTGGCCTGCGGCGCCGATGGTCCGCTCTCAAGGACGCGGGGGCCCGACGACTATTACCACCGACACATCACCGCAATCGAAAAATGGAACCTAGCAGCATGAGCACCGAGCGAAACGGAGAGCACCGCAAGACCGTCTACGGTTACCCGCTGGTCGACGTGATCAAGATCCTGGGGGATCACGGCTACGAGGTCTCGCGAACCCGGCACGGCGGACTCCGCTGGTGGGTCGAGACCGTGGTCAAGACCTTCAAGGACAGCGAGGCGAGCGGCGCTCACACCCGCGACCGGAAATATGCCATCGAGATGCTGGAAAAGGGCCTTGAAGTGACAGCGCTTTAGGTTGCGCCGCGGCAAACGCTAGGGGGTCTAGTCGAAATAGTTGGAGGACCCCCTTTTACGCATCTTGAAAAGGGGTATGTGAGCGTCCCCGCCACAAGGAATCCCCCATGAAGTCTCTGCAAATTCGCGCCTTCCTCCATGAGACCGCTTGCCTCACGATCATCGAGGCATCTCGCCGGCAGAATCGCTCGCCGTTGCGTGAACTTGACCTCTTGATCACCGACCGTTTCGGTGTTCTCTCGCACGGCATGCGCCGCCTGTTCGGCAAGGAGGTGCGTGCTGTCGTTGAAGAAATCGGCGGCCGGCATGTCCGGACCGGGGTGCGGACGACCGTGAAGCCGCAGGTCACCGCCCCCTCCATCTACGCCTGATCTTCCTACAGGTCCTTCAACAGCTCCCGCACGTTGACCTGGGGCCGGTTGGTCCTGACCGGACCGGTGGGCTTCAGCTCTCCGGTCGCGCGCTGCACGAAGATCTTGCCGATCTCCGCCCATACCTGCTCCGGGGTGATGACCTCTGCGTCACCCCGGGTCAGCTTCATGTTGATCAGCCTCATTTCCCCTCCTGGTGCTTTTCCAGCTCGATCTCCAGCTCCCTGATGCGCCGGAGCATGTCCCTGACCTTCGCGCGCATGGTCACCTCGAATGGCGGCTCCGGCTCCGGGTCCGGCAGCGCGTAGGCACAGTCGGCGCAGATGACCGCCCGCTTGTCGCCGATGAAGGTCTTGTCTTCCAGCTCCTTGCACCCCGCGCCGTGACAGTGGTTCAGATATCCCCCTGGCGCCCAGCCGAAGCGCTGGGGCCGCTTGTCGTCCTTCCAGCGAAGCTCCATCAGCGGCCGAGCCCCACCGCCAGCGCCAGCCCCGTGGCCGCTGCGACGGCCTTCTTGGAGTTGGCGAAGCTCGTCTGCTGGACGCGGCTGAAATGCGCGGCCATGGCCTTGTCCAGGTCAGCGTAGAGCGTCTCCACGTCCGCATCGTTGTGGATGATGAAGTCCGGCTTGATCAGGTCGATGCGCTCGCTCGGATGCACCCCCCACATGATGCCGAACTTGTCGAACAGGAACTCGCCCAGCTTGTTCTTGAACTTCGCCGGCCGCGTGCCTGGGCGCTTGATCATGATGACCACGCCGCCGAGACCGCGGATCGCAGCCGCCTCGTTCGGGAAGCGCACGGAGTCGTTCATAACGGACTCGCCGTCCTTGACGCCGCGAGCCCAGGTATTGGACCACAGATCCTCGCCGATCAACTCACGACCCCACTCGGTGCCGATGGTGATCTGCGCGTAGCGCGAGGTGACGCCCAGCTCGGGGATCACGGACTCCTTCAGATCGCCTTCCAGGTACCGGCTGATCATGTCCGACGACATGCCGTTCGCCTGGAGCAGCACCGCGAGCATGGCCCGCAGCGGCTCGGCGATGTGCTTGCGCCGCACGCCATACTTCTTCTCCAGGTACAGCGCCGCCGTCGTCTTGCCCGACTGTGCGAAACCCGCGAGACCGATAACCGTCATTTGCAATTCCTTCCTTTGCATTCAAACAAGCGTTCAGGCAGCAAGCAGCTGCCGCGTCAGATCGATGGCGTCCCACAGCGTGGTGACGCGGTAGCCGATGATGTGGTTGACCATCGCGTGCTCGTGCGGGTTCGACCCGTCGTCCTCCATGGCCACCACGATCGGGATGCCCTGGGAGTCGGCCCATGCCAGCTCCAGCACCGTGCCGATCGAGACCTTCGTGGCACCCAGCAGGTTGACCAGCAGCACGTTGCAGCGCATCGCGTCCCAGCGGTCACGGACCGTGAGGCCCTTCGGCGTGGACATGGGCGACTTCAGCCGCTCGGTCTCCTTTGCGGCGTCGGTGAACACACCGATCGCCTTCATGTGCTCCTGCTCGCGCAGCGGCGAGAGCCCCTTGATCCCGAACTGCGAGAGTTCCGCTTTCGCGTACTCCCTCCAGTCGGTGGCGCCCTCGAAGTTAAGGCCTGAGATCGGGCCTGCGAGATAGACGAGCATCGAAACTTCCTTTTGCATTCGTGCAAGCGATCAGGCAGCCAAAGACGGGGCCGGCACGCGGATGACCCGCCGTCCCGGACGCCACTTGCCCTTCTGCAGGGTCAACAGCGAGCGCTTCCCGTCCGGATACTGGATGATCACGGTGACCGCCCAACCCGACAGGCCCTTGTTGTAGCCGTGGCGCAGGTTGATAACGCCGGCCACGTACACACCCTCCATGATCTCGGGGCTGTGCTTGTCGCCGATCGACATCTTGCGCCCTGCCCGCGCGAAGCCCGCCACCGTTCCCTTGGCGCCGTTCGCGCCGCGGAAGCCGTGGTTTCCGACCTCGATGCCGTCGAGCAGGTGGCTGTAGCCGTCATGGCACCAGACCACCTTGTCGCCGAGCTGCGGATATTTCATCCGGATAGCGTGCTCCAGCAGCGAGAAACGCGGCACCGGCAGCTCGTTGTCGATCGCGAATGAGCGACGCTCGACGTGATCCAGGTATGCGTCTTCGAGCTGCAGACCGAAGCGGACGTTCCGGCCGTCGTTCCGGTACCGGCCTTCTCGGGCGTACTTCTCAAGCGCGATATCGTGGTTGCCCTCCGCAACGATGAAGGTGCGGTCGCCGACCGTGACCATCGGCAGAAGGTCGCTCAGACCGACAGCCGTCAGCAGGAATCGGCCGCACTGGTCGACTTCCTCCTCCACGCTGTCGCGGCCACGGATGGCCATCTCGTAGCTGTAGGCGTTGTCGTGGACGTGATGGTGGTTCCGCGCTTCGTTGTCGAAGATGTCGTGACCGATGACGTTCTCGGGATCGAGGACATCCATGATGCTGTTGCGGTACTGCGCCCGGCCGCCCCGCATATCCCACCCGAAGATGGCCATGCAGTTGGTCTGGTCCATCTTGCGGACGTGGAGGTCCGGCATGGTGATCGCCTTGACGCGGTGACCGGTTGTGACCTCAGCGTTCGCCACATAGGCGTCGAGGTCGTAGAACGAGCCGTCGTCGTCGTTGGCCGTGATCTGCCGACAGAAGATGTCGCCATCCTCGTCGAACTGCACCACGGTGGCGCCGATGATCTGATGGAAGATCGACTTCACGCCCGCCTTGCGGGGGATGATCTTCGGCCGCGTGCAGGCGCCCGACGTCATGACCTGGTGGGCCTGGATGTTGGGATCGGTCGAGGGGACGGACTTCAGCTGGCGCTTGGCGTGCGGGAACACGGCCCAGCGGCCCCGGCTGTAGGTCACCAGGTCCGAGATCGGCTGCGACGCGGTCGGCAGCGTGTTCATCTCGCCGCAGAACATGAAGTTGGTGCCGATCTTCATCTGGCCGAAGCACAGGTGCTCAGCCAGCTCAGGGGCATACTCGCGCGCCTGCGGGTCGTTCTCGGACCACCACTGGGTCTCGTAGGTCCAGGGGCCGACGATGATCTCGGCGTCGATATAGGCGGCATAGGCCTGGAGATTGACCCAGAACTCCTCGTGCAGGAGCGCATCGTTCTGCGCGCCCGTGAAGATGAAGTTCCGATTCCGCGAGTCCTTAATGGCCTCGACCTTCAGGGTGTCGACCATCCAGGTCCGCGGCTTGCCTTCGGTCTCCTCGTAGCGACGATGCTTCGTGGACCAGCGTCGCAGCATCGGCGTGTCGACGATGACGGCTTCCGGGTTGATGACGGGGTATTTCGATCGGGTGATGAGTTGGGTAACCTCGGCCGAGAGCGTCTTCGCCCGGATCAACGGGTCGACTTCTTCGGCGGACAGTTCTTCGCCACCTGAGGTGACGGTAGCCTGCGGGACAGGCGGAACGTACAGCGACCAGTCGATCGCGAAGTTCTCTTTGCGCTTGCGCTTCAGCGCCTCTTCGGCGCGGACCCAGTTCGGATAGTTCAGGCCTTCGACGCGCTCCGCAGTCTTGGTCGCGGAGGCAATGCCTCCACGCGAGCCCTGCGGATGATAGCCCTGCTTCAGCAGATCTTCGATGACCTGCTTTCTGCGAGCGCGTTCTTCGGTGGCGAGCGGTTGAAAAGTCATTTTGCCCTGTGGTTGGTTGGGAACCCGGAACCACGAGGGAGTGCCTACCCCCGAGATTTCGGCCTCGGGGATAGCACAACTTTTGCATTCATGCAAATATCAGAATGCAAACGAGACGGTCAAGCCTTATTTGTTGGAGAGCTTGATCATGTCCACCATTCGGTTGACGATCTGGTCGGGCATCTTCATCACCTGCTCCGAGAGATTGTCCATGCGCTCGGTCAACCTGGACTCGATCGCCTTGACGGTGTCCCAGGAGGCGTACTCTCGCACGACTTCCAGCTTGAAGCTGGAGAGAGCCTTGTCAGCCTCCTCTGCCCGCTTCTGAGCAGCGAGGCCTGCGGCCTTGGCGTCAGCGACGCCAGCGTTGATCTTGCCCTCGACCCGGTACCAGATGCCCGAGATGAGGCCGAATAGACCCACGAAGGGCATCACGTAAGGGAGTGCTTGCGTGAAGTCCATTAGAAGTAGCCTTCCTGTTCCGCTCGATCGAGCATGGCCATGCAGGCCTTCGTGTCGTCGATGTTTGTGTTTGCGTTGATGAGCGCCTGTCGATACCGGGCGAGCACAGCGCGGGAGTCCATGCCGGCCTTGATGGGTGGCATGGGGACCGTCTGTGCGACCCTCAGACAGGGCGTGACGTCCATCCGGCTCTCGATGGGAGCTTTGTTACCGGATGTTTGACAGGCTGCGAGCGTCAGCGGGAGACAGCTTATGAGAGCCGCCCTTCGCAGGCCGGTGAGCCAGCTGCGTTTCATAGTCCTTGACCTTTTTTTCGAGATTGGCTTTCGCCTCTTCGGACTCAGCGAGCTGGGTTTTCAGCTCGACTGCGCGCTGATCGGCTGCGCTGTCGTCCGGACACTTCGGGTGGCGGGTCTCTTTCGGACCATTGCACTGCCAGTACGGGATCTCGGGCTGCGGGGCCGGTTTGGCCGCCCTCTCGTCAGCTTGAGCGAGATCTTCTTTGAGCTGCCTGACCTGAGCCTTCAGGTCGGCCTTGCCGGCGGCGCCCAGATGGTGAGCGTAGCCAGCGACGATGACCAGAACGAGCGAGGCCGCGATGGCCTTGCCCTTCCAGCCGATGAACAGTCCCTGGGCTTTTGCCCAATAGAACCCGACCGCTGCCCTGAGGGCTGCGGCTTTCTCCATTACGTTATCCAAGATGAACTCCGGTTTGGTGGTCTTGCAGGCGATGCTTGATGACGTCGCCGTAGAGCTTCCAGGTGACGAAGCCGACCACGATCACTCCGACCCACCAGTAGGGAGCCAGCGCAGTTGCTAGGTTGTGGACGCTGTCCATGATCCCCTGGAACTGCTGGACCTTGTCGACCACACCCTGCGCCTTATCGAGCAGGCCGCTTTGCGACGCGCCGCCGAGTGCGCCCGCGCCGACCATGATCTTCGACATCAGCGAACCCTTGTCGGCCGTGGCGACCGTCTGCGAGCCCGCAGAGCGCAGGTCATCGACAGTGGCCGAGGATCGCTCGGGGGAGACCTCACGCTTGTCCTCGGTCTTGTCGAGGACAGCAGTGGTCTCGTCGTTCGGATGGCCCGTGATCTTCAGGCCCTCACGCCGCTGGAAGGCGGAGCAAGCACCCGTGGTCAGGTCACCCCAATCGCCATCGACCTTGCCGATGCTGAACCCCAGCTCCTTCAGTTTGGTCTGGTAGACCAGCGTGATGGTCTTGCCGGGCTTGGGATAGAACTCGCCGCCCGCGATCTGCTCCAGGCGCCGCTGCCAGCGCTCATCTGCAGTCTTCATGCGGGTGTCGTAGTTGTTCTGCTTGTAGCCGGCGCCATTGTAGCCGCGAGCAAACGAGGCGAAGTTCTTGGCCACCAGGAACTTGTCCAGGTGGTTCACCGAGATCTCCCGGACCAGCGCGTCGACCTGCTCGGCGATGCCTTTCGACAGCTCGTCGACCATTTCGGTCGCGTTGGGATAGTGCAGACTCTCGGCGTTGAAGCCCATGGTCTGACCGAGGCCCCAGGATGCCGCGCGGTTGGCGACCTCCTCGTCGATCGCTCGCGCTTTGGCGATGACGTTCAGGCGGCCAGCCGACGTGCCCTGGTCCTTGTACTGGGTGTTGCGACTCCACTTCGGGATCGCGAGACCTGCCATGATGGCGGCCTTCAGCTTGCTGGGCTGATGCTTCGTGAGTTCCGAATAGAACTTATGGCGCTCGAACAGCAGCGAGGGCGTGTGATTGTCCTGCTCGAACGGCTTGCCGGACGTCTCGCATTCCACGACCGCAAGCAGCGCAGAAGCAGGCCAACCCTTGGCCTTCGCCGCCTGCACGATGGCGTCGATGATCTCTTGACTGAACATGTGATACTCGTTGGTTTATCGGGCGAACCCGCCCTGGCTGATCGCATCGATGTCGCTCTGCGACAGATCGCCGGGGTTGATGTTGGGGTGGGTGCGGAGGTATTCGCCGAGCAACTCGCCCGGACCTGGCCGCATGAACTCCTTGGACGCTTCCTCGTAATTCGAGCCGTCACCCGGCGCCTTGCATTCCATCTGGGATTTAATGCCGGTGCTCTTGATGTAGGTGTGGGTGACTTTGTCGATGACGTACGATCCGTCGATGCCGTCGCGCATTCCGGTCACCAGCAGCGTCTGCTGATCCCTGATCCAAGGGTCTCCCTTGGCGAGATCAAAGGTCGCCTGAACTTCTGCACGCTTGAAATTCTCTGCCTGTGATCCAGCAGCAGCCTTCGCCTCCGCTTCAGAGTTGAAGAGCTGGCCAATGTTGAATGCGCCGCCGAATTTCTTAGCCAGACCGACGCCACCATCGCCGCTGCTCACGGCCGAGCCGACCCATTTCCGGACCATCTCGTCTTTGTCGAACCACGCGGCCTTGACCTCTCCGTAACCAGGCTTGCTGGTGTAGCGGACCTGCCAGGTGCCGAAGTGTTCCGGGTGCAGGACGAGCGTGGGCATGGCCACTCCGCTTGCCGACTCGGCACCGTCGCGCTTGACGAACATCAGCTTGCCATCCACGACCTTGGCTACCGCGCCCGTGAGGCGCTCCAGCTCGTGGATCATGTGCAGGTTGCTGGTGATCTGGTTCTTGAACGGGATTTGGATGTCTCCGAGCCCGCCAGAGATCGCCGTGCCGAGTCCGGTCTGCCCAGCCATGTGACCAAGGATCTGGCTAACCGTCGCGTTGGCAAACTCCCGGATCGCGGGAGCCTTCTGGATGTTGCTGGACCCGGTCGATTTGCCGACCAGCTTGATATTCCTGGGCGGCCCAAGGAACGTGACGTCGTCAATCTCGAACGTCCCCATATAAGCGAGCCCGACCTCGGTGTAGCCGAGCCAGATCTGAAGATCCTCACCAACCAGCGGCCGAGCGATGCGCCAGTCGCGATCGTCGAGGAGGATGGTGCATTGGTCGTCGTTGCCATTGCCGGACTGGAGGTCGACCTTGATCTGGAGCGTCCGGTCATTGAGTCGACCAGTGATATCCTCTCCGCCCTTGAAGACCCGGAAGATCGGGGTGTAGCCGGTGGTCACGCATGCCTCCTAAAAAGCAAAAGGCCGCCCCGAAGGACGGCCCTGTCTGACTCTCTCGGAGCCAGGGGGAATTATTTCCAGAGGAAGAGCTGTGGGACGACCGGAGCCTGCGTCAGCTGTCGCGGCGCTTCCGGCAGATTGATCGTGATGCCAATTGGCAGCAGGACCCCACGCAGTTCGATGCCGTAATTCTGCTCGATGACCCACTCGACAATGTCGTTGTCGGTGGAACCGTATCGGGCGTAGCAGATCTTATCGAGCCGATCGTAGAGCTTGGTGATGTACGTCGACATTAGCTGTTCACCACTTCCTGGAGCAGATCGGTTGTCGAGGAGAGATCATCGCCATAGCGCTGAAGCTCGACGGTGAACTCGACTTTGTGAGCGATACCGATCCTGCCGATCTTCGACTCCACGGTGCGGACCCGCTTGATCGCGTAGTTGCCGATGACCTCGGAGCCGTACCCGTCCGGATTGGTCAGCGGATAGAAGCGCACCAGGAGCATCGGCTTGCCGGCGCGGCCGGCCGCACGCAGTCGCTCCAGCGTGGAGAGGCCACCGAAGTGGTAGGGGAACATGCGGCCATCGATGACCACGTTATCTTCGCCCGGGCCGGTGAACTGCATCGCAGGATCGCGCGAGAGGCGATCGGCCGAGGTCCAGGTGTATTGCGCGTCGCGCTGAATTGACTCGAAGTTTGGGGTGTCGATGCCCTTCGCTGGCACGTAGAAGAGGATCAGACCGGTCTCGTCAGTCGCATTGGGGTCTTGCGAGCCAAGCCCGAGTAGAACGTCAGCCATTGATTTCCTCTGATGTTGGGGAAAGAAGCCCCGGCCCCGTAGGGCCAGGGTTGAGTTTGTTAGGTGTATTCGCTGCTGGTGTCGTGAGTGCGCCAGTTCATGCTCTCGTCGATCCGACGCTGCACCAGGGTTGCCAGTGCTTCCGGATCGTGGCTGCTTCCATTGATGTGGATCGCCACCGGTCCCGAGGAGGACCTGACGTCGCCCGCCCCTGCTCCAGCACCTGACGAAGGCAATGGAACGTTCTGGATGGACTGACTCGGCGTCGGAACGTTGCCGATCGGGCTGCTGTTACTTCCAGCAATGCCCTGCTCGATGAACTTGCGATAGTTCATCGCACCGTTGCGTCCGCGACCGAATTTCGATCCGGGACCAACCCAGTCCGTGAACTCGTTGCCATCCTTCGGGCTGATCTTGAAGCCCGCGATGCCGGTCCTTGCCGATCCGTTGGGATCGGTGGGCAAGCCTTGGTCGGTATAGCCACCGATGACGTGACCGCCAGCAAGAGCCCTCTGAGTGAGCGCGTTGTACTTCGCGAACTCTTTCGGGTTGTTCTGCAGTCTGCGGATCGCAGCCGGCAGTTCTTGACGACGAATGGGACCGTAGAAGCTGTTCTGCCGGCCCCTGCTGTCCGTGCTGCTTACGCCATCAGCGCTGTAGCCGAGCATTTGCCGGAGAGACTTGCCCTGCATGTCTGCACGGTTCATCAGACTCTCGATCGTCCCACCCTTGCTCGCGCCCTCAGTCGCCTGCATGGCAGCAAGGTGCATCGCCAAGGTCGGATCGTTCTTGATCTCCTCAGCAAACTTGGCACGACGCGCAGCGAGGAACGCATTTCCAGCGAGTCCTTGCCCAACGCTCATGTCGGCAACACCGCCAGGAGAGGCTCCGAAGGACGGGGACTTGTTCGCGCCCGTGAGAGCGCCGACCTTGTCGCGACCGATGATGCTGCCGCTTCGACCCACCCCGAAATCGGGGAGAGCCGAACCCGGCGTGCTCTTGAGCAAACTCGGGACACCACCGAGAAGGCCACCGCTGAAGCCGCCGCCTCCAGAGGAGGACAGACCGCGTCCTGAGCCGCCGCCGACCGCCGCGTATTGCAGCCCGCCGCTTCCGTTGCGGAAAGCAGCAAGCTCGACCTTGCCGGTGAACTTGTTCAGGCTGTCAGACAGATCGCCCGTGCGGCGCCGACCCGAGAAGTCAGTCGCCCCGGTGTAGTTCGACGGGTGATACAGCTGCTTGAGCGTATAATCGTCGATCCTTTTCTGCATGGAGGGAGGAGTGCTCCCCATATGGCGCTCGCCGGGCTTGCGCTCCGGAGCGGAGCCGCCGCCATCCACGTACTCACGGGCCTTCTTGCCGAGGTAGGCTCCGAGAGTGCCGCCAGAGATGGCAGCAAAGAACTCCGGAGCAACCATGACAGCAGAAACGAGACCCTTTACGAAGGTCACGATGCCTGCAAGCGAGTCGGCCAACGTGCCGATCGCCTTCATTGCCACAGCCAGCTCGACCATCTTGCCGGTGAAACGGCCGATCGACTCCGGGTCGCCAGGCACAACGCCCGCGACCTTCATCATACCCTCCCAGATCATCTTGAAGGTGGTCCACATGTCCTTCATTGAGGTCATGAAACCCTTCGTGAAGCCTCCGACCTCCTTGGCAGCACCCTTAACTGTCGAGGGGTCACCGAAGGCTGCCTTGAGCATCTCTGTCCAATTGTTGAAGCCGAGACCTTCCACCAGGCCGTCCGTGAACGCCTCGACGGTGTCGCTGATCTTTTTGGTGTCAAGCCTGCCGAGATAGTCGGTGAAGAAGTCGGTGATCTGACCGAACGCCTTCTCGAAGCCGGCGCCGACCGACTCCCACACGATGGTGAGAGCTGCAACGAGCGACTTCCAACGGCCAGACAGCGACTTCAGCTTCGAGTCGCTGATATCGTCGAGCCTATTCGCATTCTTCGGGTCTTGGATCTCCGTCAGCGTGCGACGCACGTCGTCGCGGACCTGAACGAAGGTTTGCAACTCGTCGCGCCACTCCCTCATACCGAGCAACGTCGCAACCTGAGACCTCTTCTCCTCAGACATGCCGCCCATCTTTTCGAAGATTTGGAGCAGCGTTTCGGTCGGGTTGGATGCCATCTTGGAAGACATCGCCTGACGACCACCGAGGCCGAGCATGTTCGAAGCCTTGCCAAGGTCTTGGGCTCGCTGGCCGCGGGCAAACTTGCCGCCGACCAATTCGTTGACGAGGAAGCCTATGAAGGTGCCGGTTTTGGACGAAGGCAAACCGGCCGAGATGCCGGCGCCAGTGAACGCAGACAGGTCATTCGGGTTCATCTTGGAAGATGAGAATGCGCCCGATGCGCGCCGGTTGGCGGCGATGATTTCGTTCGGGTCGGCAGCGGTCGCGATACCAGCGATGGCAACCGAGTTGAGCATCGACTTCAGCTTTGCAGGATCGAGGTTGGTCATATCCTGCGTCAGGGTCGCCAATCTGGTGGCGAAGCGGGTCGTCTCCTTGAGATCCAGATCGAGGCCAGCACCGGCCTTCATAATCGTGTCAGTGACGCTCTGGGCGTACTTCTCCGGGATGCCTGCCTTCCGGGTTTCCGTGTAGGCGTCGAGCGTCTCAGCCGGACCCATGCCGTACCTGATGGCGGCCTTGTTGCCCCAGTTCTTGCGCAGGTCTTTGACCTGGTCCTGAGACATTTCCGCGAACATCCGCATGTTCGTCTCGGCCGTGTCGACCTTCATACGAGCCTTGAAGGCGCTGACTCCGGCGTATCCGGTCGCAGCAGCTGTGGCAGCCGCGTATGGACCGGCTCGACTGCCGATGTTGGACATCATGCCAAAGCTGCGCATCGCATCGCGGCGCATCTTGGCGACATTTCCAAGGTAGCGCTGGTGCCGGCGCTCCTGGTTGCGCAGGTGGGCCGCTTCGAGGTTGCCCTCTTGCTCGGTCACGCGGCGGGCAATGTCGAGGCGCTGGTCGCCGACCTTGTTGTAGAGATACTTGAACGCGACCGCGTTCTTGTACTGGAGCTTCAGCTCCTTCTCGGCGTTCGCCGCTCGCGCCTTGGCGCCCTTCGCCGAAGAGTTGGTGAATTTCTCGTGCTCGCCCTTCAGGCGGATGATTTCGTTGGTGAGCTTGCCCCAGGACAGGGCGGCATCCTTGTTGCCGACGCCGTTCGCCTTGGCCCACTCCATGTGCTTTTTCGTCAGACCATTCAGCTCGGTCCCGGCCTTGGTGAGCTTCTTGACGTAGCCTTCCATAGGGATGTCGGTGATCGAGGCCCGCGCCTTGTCACCAAACCGCTTCATCTGGTCTTCGAGGCTCTTGATCTTGGCCATGAGCTTCACGACGGTCGGGGACAGCCGATCTTCGCCAGTAAGGCGGGCCCTGATGTCGAGATTGTTGTCGGACATTGCCGCTCCCCGGAGTCACAAAAAAAGAAGGCCCAGGGCTATTTGCCCTGAGCCGCGCGTAGCCGCGCTATTTCGTCAGCGTCTCGCTGGTTGAGCGCCTTGACGCCTTCAGCGATGAGGACGAAGTCGTCCCATTCTAACTGCTCCACGTCTTCGAGCGTCCAGTGGAAGCGCTCGAAGATCGGGAAGCTGTCGATTAGGATTCGTCCGATCCGTTCGTCATTTTCTCCAAAAAACTTTCGAACCAGATCTTCATCGGGCCGAAGTCTTCGGAGTCGATCTCGGCGATGATGACGTTGTCGACCTCGAACAGGTCGGCCAGCGCCTTCTCCATCGCGCCCATGCCGTCTTTCTCGACGTTCTTGATGAAGTTGCGGATGTCGCGGACCTTCGGACGACGAGCATTGAACTCGACGTAGGTCGCGCCGCGGTATTCGAAGGGGAACTTGAGGTCGAACTTCTTTTTCTCGGTAGCCATTTTGGTTTGCACGCCTTGTATCTTGCACAGAAAGAAAAAGGCCCCGCCGGTTAGGGCGAGGCCAGTGGGTAGAATGATCTCTCCGGCTACGCCTTAGTAGGTGAAGCCGAGGATCCGCCGAGCGTTTGCGCTCTGGTCCGTACCGCCGATGATCGTGATCTTGTTGAACACGTCGATCTCGGTGACGACGGTGCCGTCGATGGTATGCTTGTAATAGTTCGCCACCAGGCTGACCGTGACGTCAGCCTTCTTGCCGGCTTCGACTTTGCTCGGCTTGATGGCCTTGATCAGGCAGTGGGTGTCGATGACGACGCCCTTCTCGGCGCCGCTCGCGGTGAGCAGATAGCCGCGGAAAGTGATCGGCACATCGAGCGAGCCCGGGCCGTAGCCGAGGTTCTGCCAGATCTGCTCGTCCCAGGTGTGAAGGCTGAAGTCGAACTCGATCTTGTCGATCCCCATCGGGATCTCAGCCGTGCCGTCCATACCACCACCGCGGAACTCTTCCGTCTGGATGTTGATTTCGGGCGGCTGGAAGTTCGGCGCTTCGCCGATCTTGCCGATGTCGTCGATCCAGACCGTGAAGTCCTGGAAAATGTTGCTGTCGCGAAGGTTTGCCATGTAGGTCTCCGGCCAAGCCAGAGCGCGCCCGACCCATATGGACCGGGCGGCTCATGACTAGCTTTGTTGTTGTGGATGCCGTGGAGCGCCGCGGCCTTAGCCGTTGTTGGCGATCGTGCGGTTGAACTCCTCGATGAAGTCCGTGTAGTAGTTCGGATTTCGCGAGGCGCGGAACTGGAGGTGCTCCAAGCACGCCGGGGGCTCGAGATCGAAGTCCACGGTCAACTCGCCCGCAGCGAACGTCGCCGGGGTGTTGATGGTCGGGTCGATCCAGGCCTTGCCACCGATCAGAGCGCCGCGAGCGCGGAGCAAGCGGAGGTACTTGTTGACGTCGCCCTCGATGCCCGACAGCAGCTGAAGGCTGAACGGCTTGTCGAGGCGCGAACGCTCAGCGCGCTCCAAGCTCTCGTAGACCATGTCCGCCGTGCGGCGCACGGAGAGCTGGGCCCAGAGCGGATCGGTACCGGTGCCACGCAGACCCCAGAACCGGAAACCGTCATCGTGGATGATGGTCGTGATCTGCTGGCTGTTCAGCTGGTTGGCTTCGCAGTCGCGATCGTTCGGCATGAAGTCCACCGGGCGGCCGGGGCCACCGATGTTCTGGATCAGCTCGTTCGAGAACGAGTACCAGAAGCCCTTCTCCTCATCGATCCGAGCCTGGATGCCGGCCGCGTAAGCGGAGGCGGGCTTGGTCGTGTAGATGGAGTTCTCGGTATCCCAGCTCAGAACGCCGGGGTCGACGATCGAGATACGCTGGCTGCCGTAGTCCTGGCGGTACTCGACCGCGTCCTCATACGAGGTGCCGGGGCCGTCGAGGAACGCCACCGCGCGGAGGCGGTCGACGATCGAGGCGAAGGCGACGCCAACGGGGTTGGCAACGTGGCCGAGGGTTGCGGTCGCCGCAGCGCCCGTGCCCGCGCCCGTGATGGTGATCGCCGGAACGGTGTCGTAGCCGTAACCCGGGTCGGTGAGGATGATGCCGGTCAGCTTGCCGCCGACAACCTGGGGCACAGCCGTTGCCTGACGACCACCGGTCGGGGGAGCAGCGATGGTCACGCTCGTGGTGGAGAGCACGTAGCCGGCGCCCTGGGTACCGATGACGAAGCCCTTCACGCCGTTGGTCGGGCGGCCGGAGGTGAGGCCGGGGGCGACCAGAAGCTTCGGCACGAGGCCGAGCATCGGACGGGACTTGAGCAGGGACCAGATGCCGGTCTTGCCGCTGGGCGAGCCCACGGCATTGGACCAGGTCTCTTCCTGGCTCTCGCCTTCGGCGACGCGGACCACGACCACGACAGCCGACTTCTGGCTGTAGATCGCGTCGACGCCGTCCAGCAGCGTGCCGGTCGACTTCAGCTGACCCGCCTTCAGTGCGTCGGCGAACACCGGCACCGGAGTGTTGAGCGGGAAGATATCCGGGTCAGCATCCGGCGCCGTGCCGACGAGGCCGATCACGTTGGACTTGACGGTCTCGACCGGGCCGGAGGGGCTATCGAGCTCGATCGTCTCGATGCCGTGGAGATATTGAACAGTCACGTAGGGTTCTCCCAAA